CCCGTCGAATCATTCGTTTCCCTCGGCCTCGTATGCCTTGAGCGATTCGTATACCTTGTCTGGGTAATGGGCGCCCACGCACTTCGGCCAATGGTAGTCGTCGTCTGGGAGGCCCTGGCCAATCCTAACGACCTCTCCCACGTGCCTGAACCCGAATAGAATCGGGGGCATGTGCGTAACGATGTCCTTCTTGTTGCGGAACACCCTGAACGAAGCCCAGCGCTCCCTCAGTTCCTTTTTGACGTGCCATCCGAAGAAGACCCTCGGTGCCTCGAATCCGTAGCCCTCGAGACCGCCTTCAAACTTCTTTTGTTTTTATTTTCTGACATCTGTATCCTGTTTGAATGCTAAGTATCTTCCTGGCTCAATTTCCTTTCTTTTCTTTATTCTCCAAGAAACGGCACAATTCGTTATGTTGAAATATCTAGCAGCATCTTTGATGGATATAAAATTATGTATCACATTCCCGTCATCGTCTATCATTACAACTTCTTGTCTCTTTTGGCCCAAGGCAATTTTGCGTCGTGTTTCTTCTGATATAACACGAGATTTGTTGTATTCTATGAGGGCTTTAATTCTTTCGGGATGAGTTTCCCAGTATCTCTTTGAATTTTCTGACATTTTCTTTGAATGCGCCTCTGGGTCCTTTGGCATATAATATTTACCTTTGTGCGCTTCAGATAGTTTGCGTTTTGCTTCGTCCGATAACTTTCTCCCTTTTGCTGGCGCTACATGAGTTTTGAAGTATTCTTTTATTGCTTTACTTAGATTTTTATTATGCTCTTTAGAAAAGTTACGAGGTTTAGAGTATTTTGCAACACGAGCATCTGTCGATTTTGTAAGACCTTTGTTCCAAGAAGATTTCCCCAATTTAAGTGAACTATTTAGACTTTTCCACTCCTCATATATTTCTTGAAATTGTTCAAATTCATCCACCTCATAATTTTCAATGCGTTTTTTGTTGTTGGCATCGCCTGATACAAGATGAAGAAATGAATTCTCCAACTTGTATTTTAATTGTTTATTGGTGCTATCTGAACACAAACACAAATAATAGTGAGCAAGGATATGTTTTGAATACAGGAGATTGACTTTGTTTTCTGATGAATCGTCTATCGGCAACTTTAGGCAAGAAAAACAGCATTTCGGTATTATGTGGTGGCTTTGCGTTTTGAACTTTTCCCTTTTTGTGGCTCTGTTATCGTTTATCAAAGAACAATAAAGGTCTAGGTATTCGTTGTCAACGAAACACCCTAGACCCAACAATTTTTGCTTTAATTCGTCCCTGAAGATTCCTCCCCTGAAGGTGTGTCGGATTTCTCCAACAGACGCGTCACCATCAGAGGAGCAATCTATACAATTTAGCAGTCTTTGTCTTTTTCGTACTTTTTAAGGCCATCCTCAACTACTTGTGGATAATGGTACTTGATGCATTTCGGTAGCCTTCCTTCTACCAAAGAAACATCTCCTTTTATATGCACTATGTGTCCTGCGTGACAAAATCCAAATATCCGAGGCGGACAATGGGTTACTATGTCACTTCCGTTGACGAACACAGTCATGTTGTTCCAACGCTCCCTTAATTTTTTTGGAATCCAAAACCCAGCAAACACTCTAGGTGATTCAAAGGCGTATGTCTCAAACCCTCCGTCCCTCAAATCTTCTCTGTGATACCATATGCACTCTGTTGCAAAGAATGCCAAACTGGAACCGTGGGAATAGCCGATGACGACGACGTGGTCATATTTGTACTTCCACTCGCCATACGGGACGCGTTCCGTCACCTTGGCGATGACTACGTCCTCGAGTTCCTTCCACGCCTCCAAGAACCCGCGGTGGACGAGATACGGGATGCCCATGTCCTTGTACGGGCGGGCTGGGAACGTGAAATTCCGTCGCCAATCGACGTCACTCGAACTTCCTTGCAGGAACAGGTACAACGTGCTACCATCCTCGATGAACGCGTAGTTCACGTCGTTGCCCACGGTCTCGTATTTGACCTCGAAGGCGCATTTGTAGAACAATTCCGATGGTTTCATCTATCGTGCCTCACTCTATCGCGAGAACGGTGCGCGCGCCTTAGATTCCCCTCCACGTGATTTCCATCCACGTGTTGGCGGATGCGTCGAACATGTACCACTTCGAGGTGTCCATCTCGAAGAACAGGGAGCCGTTCCCGACGTTCTCGGTCGGCTTCGTGTCGGTGCTGAGTCCCCTGAATTCGTATGTGCTTTGGTCAACGGATGTAATCATGTCAAAAATATCTCCTTGTGTTCTAGGAATTTAGCAAAAGCGGTATGGGGCCGACCGTATAATAACGTCGGGGGCTACCGCTTGTCTTGACTTGGTCGCCATCCCGCGTTACAATGTTTGGGGAGAAGGGTGATAATTGCCATGGTTTTTTGGAAGACGAAGGAAAGGGAATACTGGAAATCGGAGGTTTCCGATGAGTACCTCATGAACATAGCGAGGTTCTTGGAACGCGCGAGTTACCTGCCCCATTGGGTGACCGAGGAGATGGTGGACGGCGTGTTCGAGGAATGCTTCGTTCGCGGTTTGCTGGACGCGGAGACGGCGCATAGGCACGCCACGTCGGGCGCGGACGTCAGGCCGAGCATGGAGCAGAGGAAGGAGCGTCGCGCCATGGAGCGGGCCCTTTTCGAACTTAGGGACGACGACCCGTGCGAGCCAATCGAGTCGGAGCCAGAGGACGGCGATTCGTATTACGGGAGGAACGAGTTATGACGAATCCGAAATACGTCAGGACGGACGAAGGCATACGCGAGGCGCTGGACGCGCGGGACGACTGGAAGGGGGAAGCCGAATACCTCGTGCGCAACGGGTCTGGGTTCCTTTGCGACTTCAACAAGATGTGGGTTCCGTCGGACCGCGTGAAGGCCAAGTCCGACGACCTTCCTCCCCTGTTCGACGGGTTCACCGTGGTCGGCACGCTGGACGGCGAGGAGCGCCACAAATACCTGCCGTCAGACTCGTGGGACGCCAAATCGGTGCTTGACACATACGACGGCATGGGTTATTCTATTTACGGCGTCATATGGGAAGGCGGTGGCCTGACCCCAGTCGCCGAATACGATAAGGGGGAGTGGAAACTCCTATGAACGGAGAAAGGGGAAAGACGATGATAAGCAGAATGATTGACGATGACGAAAGGGAGTTGCTCGAGGCGCATGACGGCGATTACGCGCACAACCATTTCCATTACGAGACGGAAAAGCCTGGCCCTGAAGCGGGCGAATTCGTCACGACGTGCGTCCTGACCAAGCCATCGAGCAGGAAGAACTACGGATGGCGTTGTTTCGACGTCTACTACGTCGCGACTGGTAGCGGGGAAATCAAGAAACTCGGGACGGTCAGGTGCGACCTCATATACATGCGAGGCAAATTCTCCCTCGACGTCAGGAACGGCATGACGGCCATGTTCCACGCGAACCCGTACAGTTACAACTGGCTCGTGGTGCAACCGTTCTCGGACGAGGTTCGCGTATACACGTACGAGGAATGGGTTGCCACCAAAGGCGGGAACGACTTCATGTACGATTGCATAAGGGAGGACTGACATGGAAATCAAGACGAAGTTCGATTTGGGCGACACCGCCTATATGGGCATGACGGAGGCTGGAATCCCCGCCATGTTGTCTTATAAGGTCGTCGAGGTATACGTCCGTCGCATAGCCTTGGATGACGGCGGGGAAGTCGTGGACGTCATGTACGGCCTAAGGCGGGACGGGCGCGACGAGGCGTGTTACGAGGAGGCGCTGTACACCGAGGATGAGCGCGACGCTGGCTACCGCATGTTCGTTCGGAAACACGCGCTTGACCTAAGGCGCGAAGTGGAGAAGAAGAAGGCATTGCTGGCCGAGGCCGAGAGGATAGAGGAGTCCGTGTGCGGGAAACGATGAAGGCGAAAGCGATAACGAACATAGAGCCTTGGGACGAATCGGAATGCCCAGAACTGGAAGTGGGCAGGGAATACGAGGTCAGGCAGGTGACGATAGGCGGTTGGTCCACCGAGGTCGAACTGGAAAACGGCAGGAGTTACGACAGCACGATGTTCGACGACGAGTTCCAAGAAAAACTGGACAAGGCGCTTGACTGGTTTGGACGAAACCCAGGATACGACACCTACGGGTGCTTCGTGAAGGACTTCTATTGAGGGGGAAAGATATGAAGAAATCCTATAGATGCACCGAAATAACCGAGTGCGGATGGCACAAGAAATCGAAATATTTCTTGGACAGGTTCGGCTCGGATTCCGAATCAGAACTTATAGAGGAATTCGGCGAGTTGGAAGACTTCATAGACGACGCCGAGACCAAACTCAACATTGGCTTAAGCACGATAATTTCGGTTCTCACCCACGATGTTCTATATGCGAAAGAAGGAACTTTCGCGATAAAGGGCATCAAGAAGAAACATGGTAGATACGCCGTAATCACGAAAGAAAAGAGCGCGGAAACATATTGGTTGGAAGACGAGGGTGTGCGTTGGTTCGTCGAAGAAGATAAGTTCAAGTTCTTCTCGTCTTTAGAGAAGGCCTTCGATAGGGAATTCAACCGCTCGAACGAGGCTAACCGAAATGGCGAAGCCACAAAGTTAAAGTTTAAGAAACACTGGGCAAAAGTGCCAAAACTCAATGTTGGCGCATTTGCTTCTTATAAGTCGAATACCAAGGAGGGAAAGGAATGAAATTGCGCGAATTGGCGATTTCGAGGAACAGGCATTTGACAATCCTCGAGAAGAACGAAATCAAAAAACTCTTCGACGACAAGGCGAAGAGGATGCCTGAGGACCTATTCGACGAACTGTCCGACATGGAGGTCCTCAGCACGGAGGAAAGCGTCGGCCTGACCGTCATCGTGTTGGACGTTGGGAAGACCTTTGAACAGTTGGAAGAGGATGCCAGCAGGTCACGGCAATCGGCGAAGAACGCGATGAGGAGAATCGGGTTGCTGTCGGCCATGATGATGTCTTCGTTGGGTGGCGATTACCGATATTAAAGGAGTATGACGATGAGATACACGATTAAGGATGAGAACGGAATAATAATTGGGTTAAGCGATAGCGCCATGGCCCTCATCAAACTAGGGGAAATCGAGGACGCCGAAGAGGAACTGGGGACCGACATCATGACCGTGATAAAAGGCGGAATGGAAGGCATTTATTCCAATAAGGGATTTCGTAAGTGCATACCGACCATAGACCTCTACCACAAATGCTTCGTAAATCACAATGTGTATTTCGATTGCAGTGGCGAAAGTAATTTTACCAATTACTATTATTTCAACGGAGAGGGCTACACATGGTCCTTGACGGAAAACGGATTCAAGGACGTTGACAAAGACATAACCACGCAATATAATATCCTAGAAGTAAATCGTTTGTGATTGGGAGGAAACACATGGAAACCAAAAAAGCGAAGTTCAAGGTCGGGGACGTCGGATACGTCATCGACACAGACGGGGTCACGTACAGCGTGATGGTCCCAAAGAGGGTAACCCGCATTTCCTTATTTGGGGACAGCAATTACGAGTACGAAGTCAGAAGCATGGACCCGAACTACGCCGAGGACGACGACATCTACTTCGGTTACGACGACGAAGACCTGCTCAGCGAGGACGAGGCGATTCAGGAGAACCTCAGAGCGCTCAGGGTCTGCAGGAAGAACGCGTCCAACAAACTGAAGGCAATCGAAAGCGACATCGAGGACATGGAGGAGAGGGCGCTGACCACTAGGTCGCCCGAATACTCCGTCGGCGATACCGCCTACATCGTCTGCAACGGGGAAATCTACCCCTTGGAGGTCCGCTCCGTGGAGGACTGCGGTGTCTACAAAGGATACCAATACGAATGCGCGCACCTCACCGAGGGGACGTCGTTCGGCCAAAAAAGGCACTGTCTTGAGAGGGAACTCCATGGCGAGGCCGAGGCCAAGCGAATCGCACGCGAGTACTTCGCCAAGAGCAAGGAGGAGTTGCTCGGGAAAATCGAGGACGTCGAGAGGCGGTTGTCCGAATTGGAGGCAAAGTGAATGGACGCTAAGGAAGAATACAAGGCGCTGATGCGGATGCGCGAGAAGGCGTCCAAGGCACTGAAGGCAATCGACTTCCTCGACACCACGAGGCAACTAGGGCTCAAAGGCAGGAGGCTGACGAAGTCCCTCAGGCATTTCTACGAGATTACGGACGTCAAGGCGACGTTCGACGCCATGCATTGGTACGTCGCCGAATTGGACGCGGAACTGGACAGAGTCTTCAAGAAGGCGGAAGCGGGCAACGTTGAGGTGGACGAACAATGAAATTGGAACAAGCGGTCGCCTTCGTAATGTATTTCCAAGACAGCCTACCAGAAAAAGACAAAGGGAAGTGGGACGACGTGATTATGACATTGAAAATCGCGCTCACGAAACTGGATTTCCTGGAGTTTTCGACGAGGAGTCAGATTCGTCGCATCGAAAAAGAGAGAAAACGGAACGACCTCGGCATCGAGAGGGCCGACTACGAAAGCAAGCAAACGGGCGACATGGCCGAATTCCTACGCCTCGTGTGCAAAGACTCCGAACTATCTGGAAGGCTGAACGCCTTTGAAAACGTGCACGATTTTCTAACGAACAACGACATCACGTTCGGGTACGAGGATACAAACATCATGAACGAGGAGGTGGAGGAATGAAAGTTATCCTAAAAACACTCGGTTTGTTCCTCGGTTTGTTCTTGGCGGGATGCGTGCTTGGCGAGATTATTTTGCTATTCATATTTTCGATAACGCTTTATGCAGGAAAACCTGATTACGGATTGATAACATATCTGCAATTAACTTTGCCAGTATTCGGCTTAATTTTCACTTTTGGATATCTTTACCTAGAAGATAAAGAAGAAGAGAAACAAGGAAGGGCTTGCGGACAATGAAAACAGAAGCGCGAATAAAGAGAGATTACGAAGCGGGCTATAGAAGCGCAATCGAGGGAATAAGAGTACGGCTTGAACACAGCGGAAGCGTCGAGGAAGCGGTTGATTGCTTTTTGCATGACATCGGTTGGCGATTCCCATCCCACTCAGCAAACGACAAAATGCGCCGTGCAACGATTGAGAACGCTTGGGTAAGGGGATACGAGCAAGCGTTGCTGGACCTCGAAGACGGAAAGATAAACCTGGAGGAAGCAAGATGATTGACATAAACGTGTTCTTCGCGGAATATGGGATAGACGGAATCGCATATTCCGAGTATGGGAGTCCATACGAGGTTGAAAAATACCTCATAGAACGAGGGTTCGTCATACTCAAACTGGATGGTCGCTATATCCACTTTTACGACCCTTCCAAAGCGAAGGAATATGAAAACGAACTAGAAGGCGTGGAAGGCGCTGACGTCGAGAAGGACGAGGAATGAGAAAGGAAAGAAAACATGGTTAAAGTCAAATTCGTATTATCAGACGGACACAAAAGGGAGGACATCCATCACATATTGGAATGTGGTGTGGATGAGGTTTTTGAAGCGGAGATTTCCTGCGAGAAAACGGGGAAGTCGTTTTCCTGTCCCTTCATTTTCAACAAAGAGAACGAAATGGACTCCGAGGTTCATTTCAAGTATTGCCCGCATTGCGGAAAGAAACTGGTGAAGAAAAAAGAGAAAGTTAATTGCTGACGGAGGGTGTCCATGAGGTATAATAAAAGGACAATCAACGAATACGCCGTCGGAAACTACGTGGACGTCGTCGTGTCGGACGGTGACGGCTACCGCGTGAACCTGAGGGGTTGGCTCCTGAAAAACGACCCCGATTACCACTACGGGAGAAGCCCGTACCTGCTGTTGCAGGACGGCGGTAGGGTGTGGTTGCTCACGGCGCGTTGCATCGAGAAGATAACGTTCGTGTCGAATGGCTACACGATAAAAAAGAACGAAAGCCATCGAAAAGGCTAGGAGGAAGAACGTATGAACAACGAAAGCAAAGAACTCACGAGGGTGCTCGCGTGCTTCCCGAAGGCATTCGTGAACCGTTCCAACGAGATGATAATATACCCGAGGACCAACACATTCTTCATGCTTGATAACGTAGCGACGGAATTGGAACTGGATTGCAAGGTTCTTGAATTCTGTAGCGGAGCGGCCATAAACGGCTCATGGCAGAGCAAGAAATACCATTTCGATGGGATTTGCGCTTATTTCGGATTCACGTTCACCAAAGACGAAATGGAAAGAATCTATGCGCGTTTGGGCAACGGAGTGAACCGCGCCCTGTGCGTCAAGTTCATCGAATCGGGTTTCGATATGGGGGTTTTGGAGGACGGCCGATGAAGAAATACATCATGACGAAACTTGGGTACATTTACGAGGTAATCCGTGAAAACGATTACGAATATATCGTCGATTCCAATTTACGCTTGAGACCTGAAATGCCAATTAGTTTTGACGACGTAGAAAAAGAATCCGACTCGATTCTTGGGCTTTGCGATTACGTCATCTCCTTCATGAAGGAGAACGGAAAAGAACTGCCTTGGACGATAGAAATTCGTTCGGACCCCTCGGACTTCTACGAGTTGTATCATCTTAACAGTCCTTATGAGTACTCGGTATATGGCGCGGTTCATAGTTGGGGGGATTGCATTTCCTTTGTCGCGAAGATGAACGAGAAAGGGGAATTCGAATTGCTATGAAACCGAAATTGGGACAGGAAATATGGCATATCGGCAGTTTCTTGGGTGATAAATATTTGAAGAAGATGACGGTCGAATATATCGGCAAGGAACGCTTCCTTTGCTACGGGCAGGTCGATTATATACACAATAAACCCATTTGTTTTGCTGGTTATGGAAGTTCGTGGTTTCTAACGGAGGAAGAAGCCCTTGAATGGCTGAAACGGAACGGTTACGAGTGGAACGACCATATCCGCGCTTTCACGAAGGAAGAAGAGGAAGGAGAATGACATGGCAAACGATGAGATGAAAGACATTGTCGTCATTTCCATTTACGATACTGGTTACGGTTTCAATGTTATGGTGGACGGCATCGTTTCCTCACCATTCGTTTTCCATGGCGAAAAGGAAACAATCGCCGACGTTTTGTATAGAATTTATATGAAATTTGGTTGGGAAAGCGGAAAAGAATTCAAAAAGATGTTTCCAAACAAGCAGATTATAATTTGCGAGGACGGAGGGATTGAAATTCTATGAGATACACAAGCAAAACAAAAACGGCGCAAGGAAACATGTTATATGTTTTACCTCCTCTAGACGACTTCGACCGTTATTCTTTAGCCCAAAAACTAGGCGCTTTGGAAGACACAGAGGAGAAGTTGGGAATTGACGCAGACATTGTTTTCAAAGCATTGGAGAATGGAATCTACTATGTCCTTTGTGAGGGTTACGGGGGTTATTGCATCCCCACGTTGGATGTCAGAGGTAAATGCTTGGTAAAACACAATGTCGATTTTGACTGTGGTATAGAGAGTCACTGGGATAAGTACTTCCCTCTTGAAGAACACGGTAAAACATGGGCACTGACAAAAGAAGAGTTAGAAAAGTTGGGGGTGAAAAAATGGTGACCACCAAAGAACGCGGAGAATACCAAAAGGAAAAACAACAATGCTGGGAAAAACTAAAGAAAATAGCGGAGGAATACGCCCAAAAATATATGCATCCGCATATGACGATTATCATCGACCAAAGAGGCATTGAGGAATTGGAAGGCGCAAAAGCCGATAGATTCGAGATGCTAGACTGAAGGAGGAATGGCGATGAATAAGAAAGAAATAAAACCAGAAATAGGTCAGACCGTATATCTCAAGTATGGGGACGACTCAATACATTTGGCATTTGTCGGCTTCTTAGGAGAAAAATCCTTCATCGTTGCCGATTATGATGATTTTTATCCAAATCTCTCAATTGAGTTTTTGTATGAAGATTATGGGGTTTGGTGGTTTTTCACTAGAAAAGAAGCGGCTTTGAGGATAATCGCCAATTTTGAGGATACATTAAAACATTGGAAGGAAGCGGCAAAACAAATGGAGGATTGGGAATAATGAAGAAAGCAATCCTAATCAGCATCCGCCCCGAATGGGTGGAGAAAATCCTCAATGAGGAGAAAACCATCGAAATCCGCAAGACCGAGCCAAAGTGCGAGTTGCCGATAGATGTGTATATCTATTGCACGCACGGTTATTCCCTCACGCATTTGACCAACGACGCCACCCGTTTCTGCGTCCATCAATTCAAGGACGATGACAAGAAGATGAAATGCGTCGGGACATCCGAACTGGACGGTCCGTTGAATGGCAAGGTCGTCGCGAAGTTCACGCTTAAGGAAGTGGAAAAATTTGATTTTATAAGCGAGATAAAACACGAAGGCAACGCACCGAAATACAACGAGGAGATAAGAAAGCACAATCGGATATGCAAGGAAGCGTGCATAAGCCCTTTCGAGGTCGTCCGCTATTTAGATACAAAATGCCTCGGCTCCAATAACCCGCTTGGAATGATTGGCTACGCTTGGCACATCTCCGACCTAGAGGTTTTCGATGAGCCGAAGGAACTAAGCGAGTTCTTCTCCCTTCCGAAAACCTATCACCACGATTACGAGTCGATGGTGGATTACTACAGGAACAAGGAGGAGAGGAGGCTCAAACGCGCTCCCCAGAGTTGGTCTTATGTGGAGGTAGAATAAGATGAACTGGATTGAAGAATGGGCGAAGACGAAAGTCATTGGGGCCTGGATTATCTTGGGCATCATAGTCATAGCCTTAATCGCGGTAATAATAATGCTTGTCAAAGAACCGCTAAATCGCTACAGGGTAAACCGCTTTTTCAAAAAAAGATTTGCCAAAATCTTCTCCGATGTGAAAAAAAGAGACACGGTATATGTTATAAGCGATTATTACCAAAGGACGATAGATGAAGTGCACTACCAAAAAGCCACTCGAGACGAAGAGAAAAGTGATAGATGTATCATCTATCTAAAAACTGAACCACCTTGTAAGAAACGACTTGACATGAACGCTTATGGCGTCATGTGGGCATTTACCAAAGAGGAACTGGAGGAAGAAAAATGACGACCGTAGACACAAAATTCGAGGTGGGGAGCGTCTTCTATTACCTGGACGACGGGAATGGCCACTCGGACACCATGATGATGACGATGCAACTCGACAGGGTGGACGTGACGTTCTGCGGTGCGAGCAGGCCGTTAATCACGTATTGGGCGCACCGTTATTACGACTCAAGGCGCGAATCCTACAGCGCCATCCAAAACAACGACATGATGTTCAAGACGAAGGACGAGGCCTACGAGGCGTACTTGAAATTGGAGAAGGCGAAGGCCAAGACCAAGGAAGACGCCGTCAAGGCGCAGATAGCGTATCACGAACGCGAATTGGAAAGGCTAAGGAGGGAAGCGAATGGCTGAGTTCGAATACAAATACGCACCGCCCGACGTCGCCTACGTCGTGTACGGGGACGGCCTGTCCCACTGCAGGGTAAGGTGCGTCGAGGTCCTCAGGGAATGCGACGAGTTGGATGAGCCAGCGTATTTATGCAGGTTCATCGACAAAGGGTCCAAGGTGGCGGTCCGCGACATCCTGGGCGGTAACGTAACCCACAAAATCTTCTATGAGGAGGAACTGATGGGCGAACGCGAGGCTCGGGAGAAGGCGTTGCGCAAACTCAAGGAGTACAGGGACGTGATGCAAGCGGAGATTGAGGACATCAACAGAAGGATGGCCCTGTTCTACGACAAATCGACCGACTGCTGTATAATAGACGTGGAGGCTGGGCCATGGGCGACGGCGCTTGGAGCGTTCTGCTTCGCCACTGTGGTCGCAATCGGCCTCGGGATGCTGTTGGACTGGCGCCGAGAGAGGAAAATCGAGCGAAAGGCCGAGAGTGACCAAGATGCTCAGGGGTAAGGTCAACTACAGGCTGTCCAGGAGGTTGCTCGCGGACAACCGAAGCGACGTGATGCCCATGGTGGACATCCTCGTCGAACTGATGCACGGCATCCCCGAGAACGTCCTCACCGTCGACGATACGTACCAAATCATGAGGTTCGTAAAAGGCGATTTCCTTTACTACGTGCACGTCAGGGGCAGTAGGTGCTTCAAGGTGTGCGTGTATAATAAGACGGAATGAGGAACGGCAGGCGCAAAGCGGATTACAACAACGTTTACCTCAGGGTGGACATCGGGACCGAGGGCGAGAGAATCATATCGTGGGACGTGGTTGACTTCGTGTCAATCGCCTCGAATGACCCCATCAACCTCTGGTTCTTCAAAATGCTTTACGGCAAGTTCGTGGTCGCTGGCAACATCGACGAATTGCTCGACGTGGCCATCGCATGTGGCCCGTTGCCATACGCTGGAACATTCGGGGACCACGCGCATGAACTCTGGGACGCGACGGACAAGGGGCCGTTTACGAAAGACAGGGATTCGCGCGTCGGGTTCTATGGGGCGATATGGACTAAGAACGGCCTAAGGTACGTCGCCAAGGCCGTCAATCAGGAAATGGACGACGACGGATGGGAATGGAGGTTCGAGTTGCTATGAGCGGAGGGAAGCCGATAAAGGAGTACTTCGAGAAGCCACGCGATTGGGTTCTCGTCAAATTCGTGGAGAAGGACACTGGCTGGACGCTGGGCACGCCAATCGTGTGCGAATACAGGAAGGGCGTGACGTTCGGCGATGGGTGGTATCCAAATTGCGAATGCGAGGCAGATTGGAATTGGTTCGCCTATTACAACAAGCAATGCTACGCGGTGGCGTTCCTCGAGTTCGAGGACTGCCCGAAGGCCGAGTTGGTCGAATTCCTGAAGGAAGCGAAGGGGGTGTCCAATGGATAGGAAGTTCAATAGGAGATTGAGGAAGGCGTGCCTGAGGATTTCTGGCACGATTTCCGAGGAACTGGACAGACTGGACGCGCTGTTCGTCGAGGACGACATCCCAGAATCGGCCAAGGAGTTCAAGGACGTGGCAGAAAGGGCATGGAGGGACCTGCTCAGGCTCATACCAGGCGTCATGAAGGACACGGAGGCGAGGCGATGAGCAGGCTGGCCATTGACAACATGCTGGTCGTCGTGGACATGCAGAACGACTTCATCACTGGGTCGTTGGCCAACCCCGACGCGCAGGCAATCGTCAAGCCCCTCTGCGAAATGCTGGAGAAAGGCGGTTACGACATGGTTTTCGTAACGCACGACACGCATTACGGCGATTACCTCGACACGCAGGAGGGCAGGAGGTTGCCCATACCGCATTGCATGTCTGGTACGGAGGGTTGGGAATACCCGTTGGAACTGCAGGACGCGCTGGACATGGCCACGATGGCGCGCGACGGCAAAGCCGTGTGGCACACCGACGTCTGCAAGGACAGGTTCGGGGCCGATTGGGAGGCGTATTACGAATCCATCGACCCGAAGACGATAACGCTCGTCGGGACCTGCACGGACATCTGCGTCATCTCCAACGCGCTGATACTGAAGGAACTGTACCCAGAGGCCAGAATGGTGGTTTACTCCAACCTGTGCGCTGGGACGACCAAGGAGAACCACGAGGCAGCGCTCAAGGTCATGCGCTCGTGCCAGATAGACGTGGAGGAATGGCGTGCATGAAGGGCGAGGAATCGGCCAAGAGGCTGGCCAAATACGTCCTTATGGACGCGGAAATAGGCGCGATGTCGCCAGAGGACGTGATTGAGGCGACGGCCGACAGGGACGCAATCCTGAGGGACCTACGGGACTACAAAGCCCTGAGGAAGGCCGTCAGGAAACTCTGGGCGAACGAACTGTTCGAGGTCCCAGAACTGCCGAAGGAAGGCTTCATGGGGTGTTACTACGTGGAATACCCGATTGACGAGGACGGATGGCCGTCCACCGAAAGGGTCGGCCTCGACAGGGACGAATACGAGGCGCTCGCCAAGGCGCTGGGCATCAGGAAGTGAGGAACCGATGGAAACGAACAAACACGAGGGCGTGACGGTCACGTTGCCCCTGAACAGGTATCTCGAACTCACCGACAAGGAAGCGGAACTCGACGACCGCAAGGAGAGGGAAGAAAAGGCGATTGAGGCCGTGCTCGACGACGTCGACGGACATTATTACTGGGGGAAACCAACGGCGGACCCCGTTCTGGGCGACTACGAATACCTCGACCAAAAGAAAAAATACAATGACAGGACGCGTGAGAAGAACGCGGAGGTCCTGGCCATGGTGATGGCGCTCGAAGGGGCTCGCGACGTCAACATCTCCGAGACGTTGGACGCCGACGGCAAACGGTGCGGTTACTATGTCTCTATGCAGGTTGGCGGGAAAGACGCTCGATGACGAAATGAAAAGACGGCCATGACGGACCGTCTTTTTCTATTTCTTGGAAGAGGGCTTCCACTTGGCGTACATTCGGGACGCGTACTCCAATTCCCGCTTGTGCCTGATGTCGATTGCGCGCACCAGTTCCGTGAAGTCGTCGTCGGTCGGGAAATCGAGGCTGTCGGCGTCGTACACGAACGAGCCGTGCCTATACGCGCGCCCTCCGTCGAACAGGCATTTGGAATCGAATTCCACGAGGGACCTGTCGTCCCTTCCGCGCACGATGACGAACACGTCGCCATCGGCCATGCCCATGAGTTGCTTGCAAGTCATATTAGGAACCTCCCACTACTGGATATTGTATCACGAATCCACGCGTAAGTCAACCTGGCGTCAATCCAGTTCCATGACGGCCTCGACCCAGTAGTTGCCACCGACCATCTCGATTGCCCGAACGTTCACGCCCATGCCCTCGTATTTCTTCTCTAGTTTAGCGACGAGTTCGGCCATATCGTAAGGTGGCACGATTTCCGCGTAAAGCATTTTCCTGCGCGGTTTCGGGCTCTCGGCGTCCATGAAGTTAGAGAGCGCGTCGGCTTCCTTTTCGGTGAGCGCGCGCCAATCGTCGTCCCCCTTGAGCCTAAGGCTCGCTTTTCCTTGCCCATCCCTCACCAACGACACATGGTCCATCAGCACCTTGAGCGCGTCCTGATACGGGGCGATTGCGTTGAAGTAATCGTTTTCGTCCATGGTTATGTCCTCCGAGGGATAGTTTATCACGGATTGGCGGACGCGTCAACTTCGCAATCGGTTCGCAAAAAAGAAAGCGAAGAAAAAGCGCCATTTTACGGCGCTTTCGGGGAACTTCGCAACGGGTTCGCAAACTTCGATTGGCGTCGGTTATTTTATTATTAGCCATATTTATTCTCCTACTAACTTATAACTGAGATTCGAGTTGGTTGATTTCGGCTCGCCAAGCGCGGCGATTTTGTTTAGTGGGTTCGTATTCGTCGCTCGATAATTCGCCTTCTGCGAATTTAATGGCTTGGTAATCAGTATCGGCTAAGAGTTTCTTGAGTTCTGCGATGCGGTTTTCAGCGTGTATTTTGTGAAGTTCCGCTTCGGTATAAGGGATGTAGACGAGGATAGTTTCTTCTCCGTCTAGACCCGCATCTTCAAAAGGAATAGTGTCTAAAACCAAATACCCTTTTGTTAAATCGGGATTAGTAATTATTTGCGTCTTATTTTGATTAAATATTCTCATATATTATTTCTCCTTTACACTGTCATTGAGCCAATAGGCGTGACTGAGCATCCAAAAAGGTTTGACTCACCACCACTACTGGTAGAGGTAAGACTTGTAGAAGAGGCACTGTTATAAGGTTTTAAATAGGTAAAATAGAAAGTACCTGAGGCGGGAGTGGTACTTGTAATTCGACAGGAAAGGACCTGGAGCATAGATGCAAAATAAACCGAGCGTAAAGCACCGCTACAAGGAACGTCAACATTTAATCCAAAGCAACTTCTCCATGCATCTAATACATAAGTGATTGTAGTAGAAGATGAATAAGAGGCAGTACTATATCCTATGGCATGTATCTCTAAGCCGTCATTAGAACTACTATATTTTAGGACAAATTTATACATATACAAAGTAACAGGAGCGCTGGCATTAATATTACTGCGTGCGCGTGATTGTTGGGTAGTAGTAAGGTTTTGAGCAGCAGTATAGTTAACATATTTATCATTAGTTAAGTCACTATCTTTGGTAGGTACACTAACATTAATAGTAGTATCAGTGCTTTGATTAGCATGAAACGAATCAATTAATGTTCCATTCTTTTGAATATTTAAAGTGCCATTATTTACCGTTGGATATGCTGGCAGGCTTACTACGCCACTAGACGGGTCATAACTAGTGGAGCCAACTTTAATTGAGGTGACTGTGCCAGTGTTGGTGGTATAACCACTATCATTGGTAAGTTCACTTACTTTCGTTGGAACCGTAATGTTAGCGGTCGCGTTACCACTTTGATTAGCAGTAAAAGTGGCGACCTGAGTACCATTTTTTTGGATGGTCAACGTGCCGTCATTCACGGTCGGGATTGTTGGCTTGTTGGTTAAGTTATTGTAATTTAGGTAATATGTCGAATCCTGACCATCAAGTTTTTCCGCGTCTGAGGCTTTTGCTGTTTTACCGAGATATTTATCGGCTAGGGAAGTGCCACCCTCCTTCAAAGTCGTGGCGTTGAACGAGCCGTCGGCGGAGAAATCGAACGTCTTCCTGTTGGCCCAGCCGTTCTGCATATTAGTGACTACGTAAACGTCGTTGTCGGATGCCACATAAGTATATTCACTGCCAGCGGCGGACCCGATGCCAGACCAAACGGCGCTGGTCGATTCGCCAGAGCCCACGATGGTGACGCCTCCGCCACCGATTCCGATACCGTTTCCATTGGCATCGACCGTATTGTCGTAGAAGGTAATCATCCCACTGGTGGCCTTCGTGCCAGCGTAACTTATGCCATTTGTGCCGTTTAATTGAAGTCGTTGCGCGTATATGTCACGCCAGTTCCTACCGTTGGCGCCAAGGTCGTAGGTGTTGTTGGCAATCGGGAGCAGATGCGTCATCGCGTTGCTCTTTATGCCCCCCGAGGGTATGGAGAAATACGAATACCCAGACACGGTGGCGTATTCGGAAGAACTCGACGGTATGTAGGTGAGCGTTATGTTGTTGTCGACGTTGCAATACACGTTTATGACGGCCATCGGACCATCCACGTATACGCTGTTGTACCTCCCGAACTTCAGATAGTATATGTCCGTATCGGACGAGGCCTGGTATATGCCGAGCAATTTGTTGCCGTTGTAATCAACCATCTCCGCCAGGAAATTGTTCTGTGAGCGGGCGAAGCCAGTTATCTTTGTCGAACCAGAGGTGTTGTCGTATGTGGGACGCACGTAGAAATGAACGTCTTGGCCCCAGTACTTCTGATGAGTGTTCACTTTCACGTAAATGTAGGGGTCACCGCTCGCCTGCTGGTCTGGCAACGCGGCCGCCTCATTGTATGAACTGGTGCAATCAATCCAACACGAAGCGCCCGTCGCCGACGGATTCGTGGACGAGCGTTTGTAGTATTTGTTCTGGTCGGACGCGCAGTAAAGCGAGCCGTAGGACACGCCAGTCAGCGCTATCAATTCGGCGTACGTGACCGTTCCCTTGAGGACGCTTATGGCGCCCACCTTGAGTTGACGGTATCCTCTGAACTCCATGCCGACGTCGGTGAAATGCTTCCCATCGACGGTGTCCGCGTCTATCGTGACTTCCGAAATGTTGGTCACCTGGCCCAATGAGTTCGTCGTTATCTGCGGGACCTTGGTGGCCGTTCCCTTGGCGCTGTACGCGGTCTGTGAAGAGAGTTTCGCTTGGTACTTGTTGGAAAGTGGGGTGCCGTTTTCGTTTATCGAGACGGCATCCAAAGACGCCCATTTGAAGGAACCAGTTCCCAAATAACCAGTGTTGTTTACCGCTGGCCTGAACGTTTGCTGACTTCCTTTGGCGTCGAATATGAGGTTCCCGTAGATGTTTCCGCCCCTTGACGATATGGCGCCGACGGACTCTGGGACCGTGAAATCTGGACGGTTGTCGCGCAATTGCAAACTTGTTATTTTTATGTAGGCGTATCCATACCCAGTGACAGAACACCCAGTTATCGTGAGCCTGATGCCGAAGCACGCCGTGTATGTTGACGTTTGAAGCGCGTACATCGGGCAGGAGCCAATCTTATCTTCGACCCCGCTCCTTTCGACGACCGTGACCCATGTGTTGTTCGTGTAATCGGTGCATACCTCTATCTTATAATTGGTGAGGGTGCCAGAATAATTGTTCGACGGGTCAACGCCATTGTGCCCAGTTATTATGAGCCTGAGCACGTCTGTGTAGGTCATTTGCGACGAACTCTTGACTTCGATTATCGCGGGCGTTGATGCGGACACCTTTGAAGGCAGTACATGCCAACCAGAATTCAAATTCCAGTCGAAAAGGTTGTACAACGTAACCCCGTCGTCGACTCCTAGGGTGTAGAAGTTGGCGTTGTATGTGTCGGATTCGGCTCCGTTTCCTTTGAATGTGCTACGTATGGTGAACGTGGATTTTTTGTCCGCGTTGAAGAACCAGTCGCCAGTTCCGCTGAACACGGTTAAACCAGACAGAACGCCAGACCTTCTGTCGAAGCCCGCGAATTTCGTGTATTTGGGGGCATCGCCAACATTTCTTGATATAGGTATGCCCTCGCCGACGTAAAGAGGTCCTATCACGGTTGCTGACGAATTCATGGAAACGCTTCCGTCGAATCTCTTGTTGCCACCGAATGATTGCGCCCCAGTGGTCACGATGCCACTTCTTGATGTCGTTGCGTCTGGTATTGCGGGTATCGACACGTTGGACGTACCGCTCATCGTCATCGTGCCAGTCGGGCCAGCGGTGGTGCCGTTGGACCAGGACACGGCCGTGGGATAATAGTTGGAGGACGCTATGGTGACGTCGTTGCCACTGCCAGACACCGTGACGTTTGAGCCGTTCTTGAAGTTGACGGCCCCAGTGGAGATGCCCGTGCCCAAAAGGTCGGTGCCGTTCACCTTGATTCCGCGCCAAGTGTCATCCACGTCGTCGCCAGAGGGAATCAGGGTCCATGCGATACCGTTAGATATGAAGACGTCGCCGACCTTCGCGGATTGGCTGGCGTAGGTCCCAGCGGTGATTACCTTGTAGGTGAACCCCTCGTTCGAAGAGGACGCCGTCGGCAGGGACGTTATCGTCCCGCCCGTGCCGAGCGTTCCCTTGTATACCATCGGCTCGGGGAGGTTGTCTATCGCTGTCCACACGGCGCCAGACGTGACCAAATCGGAACTGCCAGACGTCACCGACGTGGTGAAGTTCTTGGCGGAAGCGGAGCCCAAGGAATCCACGACGGCCTTGTCGGACGCGCTCATCAAGCCGTCCTGCGTCGTGGTGGCCAGTTGGTCTGGCGTCACGTACACGCAGTTCTCGTCGTAGTTTATCGTGACCCCGTTGACGGTCACCGTGCCAGTCGAAACGAGCGTGTCGTACGCCTCGTTCGTCAAGTAGATTACTTCCTTTAGGTTAGCCATATATACTCTCCCTGTAATTTAGTCAGAACACGCGCGTGACGTTCGTCCCTATGACGAACGAGCCAGTCCCAGAGTTGGTGAAGAACGCGCCAGTGACGAGGTCGTACATGCCAGCGACGTTGTCTGATTTCCTGTAGCAGGGCACGAAGTCCCTCCTCAGCGAGTCGTTGACGAATATCCTGGCGCCGTATATGCGCGCCCTCGAGAAATTCTCCGCACTGGTGCCCTGTTCGTTGCTCGCGAACATGTATAGGTTCTGCGTGGCCTCCATCACGTACAGCGACACGGTCTTCTTGAATATGCTCCCGTCAACCACCATCGTTTGTAACGATGGTGAGGAATAGCACATTATATTATACACCTTCCCCGTCGTGAAGCCTGGGCCAGTTATTATGTTGTTCGCGCCGTTGCCCCTACTGAACATCCTGAACGCGGGGACCTCTGGCCTGTATTGTGGCAACCAGTATATCTTGTTCGCCCCGTAGCAGTTCCCTATGAGGCACCTGTCGCCGTTCTGGGCGACGGTTATCTCCACGCGGAGGAACGTGCGCACGCTACTTTCGGTGCCAGCCAACGCGACGCCAGTGTCTATGTATTGCCCGCCAGTGGACTCTAGGAACGTCACCTCCTGATACTCGGATGGCAACCTGACAATCTTCGGCGTGCATGGCATCACGGGCGACGCGGTCATGTCACGGCCTGCCACGAACGCACCCGTGCCTTTGTTCATGTAAAACGAGCCAGATACCTTGTCGAACAATCCCAGGGCCTCGTCCGATTTCCTACGGCACGGAACCAAGTCGCAATACAGCGTTCCGTCCTTCACGATTCTGAAATAGTACAGCCTGTGGGTTTTGTTGAACGTGGAAAACCTTTTCTTCCTGTCCACGAACATGAAGAAATTGACGCCGTTGTTGCCATACAGCGCATTGGACGCCATGCGCTCGACGGACCCGCACGTCGTGCTCATCGTCTTCGCCGTCCTGTCGAAACGCATCACGTATTCGTTAACTTTGTCGTTCACATATCCTTCGTTGACGAAATCTTGGTTGCTGCTGTTGAACAACCTCAACCCAGTCGTTATCTCGAGGCTCAATTGGCTACCATTGCCATACTCGGACGCGATGCACGCCCTGTTGCCTGCGGACGACGTGTAACTCTTCCCGTATATTTCCATGGTCGATTCATGGTTGAAGTTGAGGGCAGTTTCTATGTACTGCCCCGTGCCAGCCTCTAGGTACTCGATGCGCTGATACTCCGAGGGGATGTCTACGACGTCGTTCCCAACCGTGAACTCGCCAGTGCCCTGATTGGTGAGGAACGTTTGCTTCACCAAGTCGTAAAGCCCAGGCTTGGAATCCGATTTACGATAACAAGGTACGAAATCGTTAATCAACACGTCGTCGGAATCGTACGTCTTCGCGCTGTACACCTTGCCAGCGAATTTGTAGATGGGGTAGTTGTTTATCTGGAACAACGCGTAGGAATTGTATGTCTTGGAGTTGTTGTATTTGTAGAAAACGCCGTCAAACTTCAATCCTTTTTGGGACGAAGTCATTTCATATATAGTGTCTTCGTAAAGACGTTGGGAGGTCGTTATCACCGCCCCGTCCGCGTATTGTAGGTAATGACCGCCAGTGTCAGTGCCCCACCATGTGTCCTCACCGCCCTGCAATGTGACCCTACCAGAGCCGATGACGCTGAAACTGTGCTTGACGTATACCTTCTTTATGTCGCTGTTGCCGACCGCAATCCTCTGGTTCCCGTCGCTTTGCAGGTAGTCCACTTCCTGGTAGGCGTCTGGCAGTTTGGCGAAAAGGGGCGCCTTGCACGTCCCGAGTTCTGGGCCCGCGACGAAATCGCTTGTGCCGTCGCTTACGTAGAAAACGGAGTTGACCAAATCGTACAGCCCCGCCTTCCCGTCGGACCTCCTCTCGCATGGGACGAAGTTCCTTTCCAACGAGTCGCCGTTCCACATCCTGCACGAGAACAGTTTCGCCCTCGCGTAATGGTTTGAAGCGGTCGACGTGTTGCTACGGCGGAATATGCCGACGGTGGCCGTGTTCGTCCTGGTTATCGTTTTGGCGTTGGCGTTGCTCAGCGTGATTCTGCCGTCCGTGTATATCGTGTACTTGTTCGTCACGAGGTTCAGGTCGAAAACGTGGCGCTTCGTGTCGGCGATATACGATGTCGATTGCCAGTTCCCAGCGCCGTCACATGCTGCGCGAGAGAAATAGCCCGACCCGTTGATGTAGGCATCGAACGAGATGTTGGAGCCAGTGTCGCTGTCGTAGCCGTGGCCGAAAAGCCTCTGTTGCCTCGGCGTGACCGTCGTGAACTGCATGTCGATGACGACGCGGGCGGATGGGCCGTCGACGAAACCGCTGTCGACCCATTGGGTCCCCGTGCCTTGTACGTACTCCAACTCAACGTATTCAAGAGGAAGACGCTGACCTCTTATTCTCATTACATCAGTCTCCTGATTTTGGGGGTCTCCATGTCTATGGTCACGTTGGACGACGCGTTGGCCGTGAACGTTCCGACGGAGGAGCCGTTTTGAGAAACGGTGAGCGTGGCGTTGTTGACCGTGGGGATTTGCGAAACGGTGGCGTAGTTGTTCGTGTCCAACGACCACGTGTTCGACGCCGTCTTCCTCAGCAGACCACTTGTGCCAGATAGGCCAGCGATTGACGTCAAATCGGCATCCAATGGCTGGTATTTCGCGGACAACGCCCAGCCGTTCTCGACGAACGAACCAGCGTAAAGAACCGTGGTCCCCGTGTTGTTATACGAAGGGTCCAACGCGCCAGAGGCTATCCTTATGTTGCCCGTCTCGTTTATAATTTTGGCTGGCGTGAATCCGTTCGCAACCCCTTTCTCCGCGTATCCCACACTCGTTATGGTTGGGCTGGTCGACGACGCGGTCACAATCCTGGTGATGCGCATGTAACTGGTCCAAGCGACGCACGCTTGCACATATACGTACCCGCTTACGTCCATGGCGCAATACATTATGGATTCACCGTTGCTGGTCGACCCCAAGTTGGTTAGCGACACGTTGTACGACGCGCCATTGTGGTTGGAAATCTCAAGTATGTAATTGCCACGCTTTACTGGATAGTTAACATCGCCTTCGACAAAGATAAGGTATTTATCACCTATTCCAGCGCCTGGCGGGTTTATCTTATACCAATAGTATTGCGTGTTAGGGGACTGCTCAGTTGAATAATTGTATGTGGTCAGAGACACGCCCGCGTTGTACGCGTCCTTGCTGTTCATGTTGACGTCTTTGGTCGCCTGATTCCCTCTGTTCAAAACAGAAGACAAAGTATCTGTCTCTGCTGTTACGACCGTGCCCAAATCCACGACGCCAGACGTGCCTTTGGACGCCCCGTTCATCGTGATGCCAGTTATCGTGCCTGGCTGGGCCCCGCTCGCTATACCGTCCAGTTTTATCTTGTCGTCTGGTGACATGAGGCCCGCCTCGACGTGCGAGGCAACAACGTCTGGGGTTATGTAGACGCAGTCCTCGTCGTAGGTCAGGACCTCCCCGCCTATGGTGACCGTGCCAGTGGCCGAAAGCGTGGCGAAGTCCTCGTTGCTAAGGTATATCACGTTTTTCAAATCTGCCATCGTCTTGGCCTCCTTGTCAGTCTTTCGCCATGGCGTTTATCTGCGCCCTGTTCAGTTTCGAGCCAGCGCAATACGGGTAATACGCGTGGGGGAACAGTTCCCTGAACTCGTCGAATGTCGCTGGCTCGTTCCCCTCCCCGAACATGTCGGTCAGGTCTATTACGTTCAGGTTCTCAACCAATAGGCTGTCGCCAGTGGAAGTCGTCGTTGGATAACGCATATAGAACGAGTATTGGCCATTGGATTCGTCGAATGTCGCCATCCCTATGTACGCCACATGCGTCCTCACGCCAGCGTTTAGCGTAGGCGTCGTCGCCATGCATTGGGCGGTCCAGTTGCCATTGTACATCGTCAACAGGCACGTCCCAGATTTGCTCTGGGTGAGCCAACACGACAACAGGTATTTGTGGTTGGCCACGATTTTCAGGTTCTTTACGGAACATCTGCTACCGCCGTCATTGGTCGCTTGGAACCTGAAGTCCCTTCCATCCGTCGTCCACGCCGTTCCGCTTCCGTTCATATTGGACGGCGTTGGGTTTGCCACTTGGTTGTACCCATACGTGGGCAACGAGTTTATCTGCCTCCTCGTAAGCCTGATGGGTTCCTTCCAAAAACCGTAGTACGTCCTAGGGAATTTAGCCGTGAATTCCCCCACAGAAGTCGGTTCTTTTCCTATTCCGAACCATTCCGTGAGGTCGATGAGCATGAAGTCCTTCGTGGTGAACGTGTCGCCTGGTTCGACGGTGCCAGAGTCTATTATGGGGGACGTGGCGAAATAGGTGTCGGTGGCTGACACGGTGCACGAGAGTATCGCCCTCGTGTACGCCCCGTTCGTTATCGGCATCCCGTAAAGCAGGTTGGTGTTGCCGACGTTGAGGTAGGACATCTTGGTTATGACGGCGTTGTCCAGTTGCCATGAATGCTTCGCGGAATACAGGTATTTGTGCCCAGCCACGACGCTGATGGTGAACGCGTCCGTATTGGACAGCAACCTGAACCCCTTGTTGACGGAATCGGCGGTGTACGTGCTTGAGTTCGTGGACGGGTCGAACGTCCTGGCGTTGGCGGTCCCAGCGTTGCGCTCCCCGTACCAATAGTTCGAACTCAACGTGGGTATCAGTTGGCCGTATCCGTAAGTGGGTTCGATTGGCGCCGTCTTGGCCACGTTGACCTCTGGACCGCGTAGGAAAACGCCAGTCCCAGAATTCCCGTAGAACGTGGATGTCACCGCGTCCCACAGACCAACCTCCCCGTCCGACTTGCGGTAACAGGGGATGAAGTCGCGAATCTCCGTTGATGCCGAACTTATGGACAGTCCATACAATCTCATTTTGTTGAGTTTTGTCGGACCTCCGTTCCACCAACGACCGAAGATAAGGGCATTCATATAGCAATCCTCTGTTTGGGCACCGTTTTGCCTTGTCCCATTGTAGTACCAAGCGCCATCGTCTTTACGGGTGAAAGAATACTTGCTGTCAACCGTCAAAGGGACGTTGTTACTGTATACGTTGAATCTGAAACTATTGCTTATCTGCCCCAGTTCGCAAACGGCATATCCAGTGGTTCCAGAGTCATAATTACCAAAAAATGCCAAATCTACGTTTGTCTGCAAAGGCATGAGTTCGATATTCACCACATCCGTCGCTTTTATGGCATATCCAGTGTTAACATACTGCGTTCCAGTGCTTTCTATATACTGAACGCGTTGGTATGCGTCAAACGGGTTCCTGTAGCCGTACGAGAACTCACCCGAGCCTTTGTTTGTGAGGAATGTTTTCGTGATGCGGTCGTACAGACCAGGTTTGTTGTCTGGCTTCCTGATGCTGGGCATGTAATCGTGAATCAGGCTTGAATTGCGATATACCCTGAAGTATTCGTATCTCCACTTACCATATCTTGAACCGTTGTCGCTTCCCCTTCTGGCGATTGTCAACGTGCTGGTCGAATAGCCTCGCATCGTCTGAGCGGAAGCCAACAGAGAACCGTTTATGTACACGCTCCCATTGTTGTTGTAGTCTATCTCGTATGAAAGGCCGACGGTTGGAGAATAACTGCCATCGTTCTTTTCCGTGCCATTGGTGCCATAATACCACTTATTTGAATAAGGCGTTAAATGATAATAACCGAAAAGAGAACCGTGGTCTCCAGACAAACTTCCACCGAATACGGGTATGTCCTGACTGGTAGAAGTCGATACCACTTTTACGACGGACCTTATGTCGTCGGAAAGACTCACGCCCGTGTCTATGTATTGCGTGCCAGAAGTCTCTATGTATCCAACGGGAACATACTTGGGGGCGATGAACTCACCTGTCCCAGAATTGACGTAGAATCTGCGATTGACTTTGTCGTACATGCCAGGCTTGAAATCTGACTTTCTGATTGCGGGAATGAAATCCATGACGAGTGTATCGTCCTCGTATATGCTTACGCGATAGTTTATTACGTTGCCATTACCATCGAAATAAGGCGACGTGTTCACATGTCTCGCAAACAGATACAGACTTTGCTGATTCGTCCACGTTGGTTCAGAAAACGTGCATTTGACGACGCCATCCAATTTGCCTTGCAGATTGGGAACGTCCAACTCAAACGTGTGCCTGACGTTATATGTGTTTAGGTTCAGTTGCTGATAATCGCCAATAGCGAATTCGGTGATACTGTTTGTTACGTATATGCTCAATCGTTCGCCTTCCCCATGTCTGCCCTGACGTGGGTAAGCGCCGACACCACCAGTCCCACTATACCACATCTTCGTGTCGAAAATTATCTTCGTCTTCGAATTAGGAATGTATCCTGTGTCTATGTACTGAGTTCCAGTGGACTCCAGATAGTCGACGAACTCATAGGGGAACAAGGCATAGGCGAAATCGTCACCCGCGCCTTGATTCACGTAGAACCTGCCTTCCACCTTGTCATAGAGGCCAGGCTTCGCATCAGAACGCCTTATGCAAGGAACGAAGTCACGAACGAGTGTGCCATCGTCGGTTATCCTACACGAATAGAGTCGACACGAGGCGAATCTGCCCGCTGTCGTGGGGGTGGAAGAATCCGAGTTGCTCACGGCGAACAGATAGAAATTCGCTGGAGCGATGTTTGAAATGGTGCTCTGCGTGAATATCTGAGTGCCGTCTATGTAAAGGCCATGGTCCGAATGTCTGAACTCAATCGAGTATCGGGTGTTGATTGCATTCGTGAACGTGTGACTGTAGTATGCGTTGCTGTATACGTAATCGGTAACCGACGTTCCACCGCGCATGGAAACGCCCATGTATTGATAGACGCCTTGATATGCGGTGTTCGCAACGGTATATAGTGTCTCGAGCGAAACGTCAGTATCCTTCGTCGGCTTAAAACCAGTGTCTATGTACTGAGTTCCACTGCTCTCTATGTATTCTACTTCCTTGTAATCCGCTGGCAAGTCACTTTCCGCTTCGACTGGTCCCAATGCCACCTTCCCCGCGCGCTCGTTTATTGTCACATCGCGACCAGACGCCAAACTTGATGTGCAATTTTTGCACATTTCATAGAATTGCTCAGGCGAAGGTTCGTTCCCAGAGCCGAACGTCTCCGTCAGGTCGATGACCAAAGGAGTTCTCATCTGATACACCGCCCCGATGGGACCCAATCCCTGCGGGTCAACCCTGGACGACGTGCCAGACGCGGTGCCTCCGCCGACGAAATCGTACCAAACGCCAGCGACGGGGCTGTCCACAACCTTCGAGAAATACCCAGTGCCAGAGTTCTGGAAGAAGTACCTCAGCGTCGTTATGCCAGAGACGTTCCTCATCTCAATCATGTAGAAGTACTTGTGGCCGACTATCAGGTTCGACATGTCCTGGTAGCACGACGCGTATTCCGTTTCCGCCTTGGTGACGGTCGCCATGCCGTTGGCGCAGACGCGGGTCGCCCTATACGCTACCCAATTGGAGGATGACGAAAACGAGCCGTTGACCAAAAGGTTCTTGGCCGTCGTTTTCTTGCCATACCTCACGCGCATGTCAGATGAACCTCTTTACCTGCGGTATTGCGAAGTTCAGATATTGGTATGTCTGCCCGTCGTCGTCTGTGAAAAGGACGTACGACCCGTTCTCGTCTGGGAGTTCCAACCCGTCGTCCACCAGGTACAGGCAGTGTATTGGGTCGTATGTGTGCGTGCCGATGGAACCGCCTCCCTCGAGGACGTCCATCTGGGCTTTGGTAACCTTTACCACGGTGGTAATCATTTCGGTTTTCCTCCTGTTCTCGATGTTGGGCGAATGGAATCTAGGCTCCCCTCCCGCTCGAAGGCCAGCGCTGTCAAGCGTCACTACGAGTTCGGACCCATGCGGGGGAGAAGAGCCTGGATGCCACTCACCTAATCGTCTACTCCTGTTCTTGCTCCTCGGGCTCAGCCCTCAGGAAGCGTTTTACCAAATGGTAGTTCTTGTGCTCCTCGTTCGTCGCCTTCGGGTTTTTGATGACCCATGAGTTCGTGTCGTCGTCCCAGTCGTGGTCATACACGCCGTTGTCGGTCGACACGAGGCAGTCCATCGTCCATTTTCGGGACACTGGGAATCGGCGCATATACTCGTAACCGCGACGCTCGAGCCAGTCGGGGTCGGACCCCATGCTCCTTTGCATGCCGTCGTCGTGGATGGGGCAGTGGACCGCTATGTGGACGTGTTGGCTGGTGAGTATGTCGTCGTGGGCCAAATTAACCCGCTTGTAAGACAGCATGTTCCTGTTCTTGAACGTGCATTCGGCGTATATCGACTGCGTCTCGTCGTCGAAGTGGGATTCCTTGTTCCATTTTATGAACGAGCAGTTGTTGGCGCCAGTTTCCCCGCCAAAGCAGTAGCCAACGCTACGTATCTGCAATGGATAGAACGGATGTTCGTACTTCTCCTCGAACCTCTCGATGTGCGATTTCAGGTATAGGTAAACGGACCTGCTCGGGTGCCACGTTATCGTCACCTTCTTCTCTTTTCTTGTCGGCGGTCCGACGATGTCGGCCTCCACGGTCCACCTTGACCTGTCCTCCATGTCGCGCTTCACGTACTTGCCTATCTGGTAGGTTTGTCCGTACGTGCGCATCGTCCCGTCGGCCCTAAGCATCTACGTAACCTCTCAAATCGAGCAAGGTCAGGCCGATGTCGTTGGTCATGGCGAACGTCCCGCTGTGGTCGGGGAAGGAGTATTGCCTATAGTTTTGTTCGCCACCCAATCCCTCGTTGGACACGGTGAAGCCAGTCCCGTAGATGTACAAATCGCAATCCCAACTTGGTTTGATGGAGTTGGCGGGGCGTGGCGCGTCGTCTTCCTCGTTCCCGTCGTCCCAAACCACCAAATAGCCGTTGAACGCAACGTGTTCCGCGTCATTGTCGGTCAATGTGGTGATGGCGTCCTGTTTGCCAGACCACGTCGTCTGTTGCGATGTCGACGGTATGGAATACCCGCTCGCCACGGACACGGTCATCGTCCCGCTCGAGGTTATCGGCGAGCCAGACACGGTGAGGTTGCTACCAGAGCCAGCCTGCAGGCCGACGGACGTGAAGGTGCCAGACGGTTCGTCGCCAGAGGGTATCAGTATCCAAGCGGAGCCGTCGGAGATGACGGTGTCGCCCACCTTGCACACGAGACCTTGGTAGGTGCCAGCGGTTATGACCTTGTAGGTGAAGCCCTTGTTGTCGGAGGACGCGACTGGCAGGGTGGTTATCGTTCCGCCCACGCCCAAGGAGCCCTTGAACACCATGGGCTCTGGCAGGTCGTCTATCCTCTGGTCCACGTATTCGGTCGTGGCGTACCCCGCGTCGTTTGATAGTTCGCTGACTGCGGTCGGCACGTCGACGAGCGTCTGCCATCTGTACTTGACGGCATATGGTATGGCCAAACTGGCACACACGACCTCTACGCTACCGCCAGCCTCGACGGGCACGCGTTGCGGTAGGGAGATGGGGTCGGTGAAGTCGGTGGCTTGGGCTAAGGCGTAGTTTATTGGAACGCCCGTCATGGCAGTATCAAACGAAGTTGCGTTGTCGTATGCGCTATCCGCAATAACGAATTGCCCATTCGTGTCAACCGCCATGCTCTTGTCGGGTTTGTCGATATAGATTAGGCTGGAGATGTTGGTTATGGCATATCCTTTCGGTGTCAGTAACCACGGGGCGGAATAGTTATTGTTCTCGGGCTTTTTAATGCGACTTGCCAAAGAGGTGGTGGCGAAATGAGCCTGTCCGCCGCTCGGGGTTTGGTAACTCCATGTTTCATCGCCCAAATCGTCCTTCTTGACTTTCATTCCCCCCGCCTTACTTTCGTCCTGCACGCTGCCTGCCGATTTAAGGGCGGGCATGGTAAAAGACCCGTCCTTTGTAGCGACGTACGGGGCATAGCCAGTACGGGTGCCAGTGAGGCTGAGGCACAGGTTTTCGTATGTGGCCTGGCCAGTCGGCCTTAGCACGACGACGCACCAATAGGCGCTCGCTGGGGCGGTCCAAATCTCCTGGTATTGCTGGGATTTCAAAAATCTTCCCTCGGCGGTATACCAAGCGCAATACATGTCCGAATCGGTCGACGTCTTGGCCTTGGCGTATGTTATCCCGCCACTAATCCTCACGGGGAACGCTATGCCATATCCCAAATTGCCAGACAGCGTGACGCGATTCGACGTGAGTTCGATGAGGGTCACCTGGTTCGGCGCATAGTAGTTGTTATTGGCCAAACCGACGTAGTATTTGCCTTCGTCGAATTTTCTTATGGCGGTGTTGCTTGATTCCGTGAAAGTGCCAGGGGTCCTGTCGAGAGTCAGCAGGTTATAGCCCCTTGACACCCACTTAATCGGCTTGCAATCCATCAGCGCGCCAGGCTGGTAGAAAGAGTAAGTCAGCCAGACGTCGCTTATGTCGGACGGGGTGATGTCGGACGAACTGTGGTTGAATTGCGGTTTGACGTACGCGCACCCAGCGGGTATGGTAACGTCGTCGCCAGAGTTGTACCTCTGCTCGCCTATGTTCGTTTGGCTCGCGTCGTAGAACTGCATGAACCCGTATGTGCTGGATACGGACGACTGGAACGAGATGTTCAACCTCGTGTTGGGCGTGGCGGGTATAAAATTCGTGCCTCTGACGGCCTTCGAGTTTATCTGGGTGAGTTGCCCGTCGAACATGTTGGGCATATGTCCCCACATATCGACGTCGAAACCGCGATTCTTGAGGGCGGTCTTGGCGGTGGTGGCATTGGCCATTTCGGCAGTTGTTAGACCAGTGATAGTCAGGTCAATGAGTTTCGGCCAGAATTTCAAATTGCTTACTTGCACGCCAGATTTGACGACTATTTTCAAAGCCCATCCGAAACTTTTGTCCCAATCAAATACAGCGCCACTTCCAGTGTCAACAAAGGCTTCCGTTGGCTTATTATCATTCATTAAATAGAATGTTGAAAAACTACCACCTGTTGGGCAACCGCATATTAAATAACGGTGCTTTGGCGATATGTTTGTCGTTATGGCCCAGTTTGAATCATCGGTTGCGGTGCCATTAACGGTCCAAGAACCATCGTGATTGTTTGTGTATGTTATTCCGTTGACCGTCGTTGAGTTAAATGTTGTTACCGCCAATTGGTTCAGCACGAACGAGTTGCCCGTGAACTCAGTGACGTCTATCGCGTTGCCCTTGAAATCGCCAGGGATGGGTATCAGATTCGTACCGCTTGTCTCGCCGTCGGCCCATATGTCGCCCTCGAGGGCCAGCGTCCCGTCCTCGTCCATGCGTGGCAAAACGGCGCCGAAGCCGTCGCGTTGCAACATCTCTGGCACTATCTCGTACGTCTTGTCGCCCTGCACGTCGCCTGGCAACTGTATCTTCTTTATCTTCTTGTCTGGAAGGGCCATCGTCGTTCTCCTACAGTATGAGGGTATCCCCATCCACGGACCTGTCCGACAGGAACGGGAGTTCGTTGACTTTGTGCACGCCGTCCCCCATCTTGACCTTGGGGGAGCCGTTCGCGTATTCGAAAACCAAAATGGTGAACTTGTCTGGCACGTAGTTCACGGCCTTGGACCAGTTCTCCTCCGTGTCCACCTTTATGATGGCGTTGGACTTGGTCATGCGATGTCCCTCCGTCGTTTCAGGAAGCGATTCAAAGCCCCGTCCTTTCAGGGGTCCTCAATCAAACAATTTAGCAGGCAAACGAAAAAGCCCATCGGCTTGGATGGGCTTCGTTTTCCTCGTCTTTTACGCGACGGTGACGGAGAGGTCCCCGTACTTCGCGACGGTGACGTTGTCGTTGGTCCCGACGGTGATTGTCTGGGCCTGCGCGGTGCCAGTGCCGATGCCAGTGACGGCGGTCGCGGTGGTGGCGGTGCCGAGCCCGACGAGGACGTCGTCGCCGTTCGCGTCGGATGACACGGTCTGGCCAGTGGCGACCACGGTGGCGCTGGACGCTACCTTGGCTGCGTTGACGTTGGTTATGGTGACCTGGTCGGCCGAGACCTCGTTGTTGCTCGTGACGACTGGGACCGTCACGTCGGTGTTGCTGGCCACCGCGTCGAAGTTGACGGTGGTGTTGCTTGTCACGACGGGGACGGTGACGTCCGCGAACGTGTATGGGGTTACGCTCTCGGTGCCGTTGGTCCCAGTGACGGAACCCTGCGCGACGGACACGGCGCCGAACGTGAGCACCTCGTTTGTGACGGTGGCGTTCTCGAGGATTGAGGACGTGGACGCGTTGCCGATGTAACTGACGTTGGTGGCGGAACTGGCTGCCTTGGCGAGGGACATGGCGGTGCCAGCGGTCGCCTTGGAGGCTGTGGTCGGCGTGTCCAACACCAGGTTGGTCGCCGTTTTGCCAGAGGTGGTTATCTTGGATGCGGTCGTGTCGGTCCCGAACACGGTGTTGGTCGCGGTGACGGCGGTCTTCTCGACCTGGGACACCGACACGGTTCCGTTGGTTCCCACGATGCTCGTGGTCTCCAGTTTGGCGGTGGAGCCAGGGTATGACTTGACGAACGTGTCGTTCGTTCCGCCAGTGAACGTGACGGCGGACGCGGAGTTGGTGAACGTGGTGGACGCGCCGAGGACGACGTCGCCAGAGCCCTTGTTGAGGGTGACGGTGTCCTTCCACGCCAAGTCGCCGAGGTCGTCGATGTTGATGTCGGTGTTGCCGAGCAACTCCCACTGCCAGTCTGGCGTGGAGGTCTCGCTGATGTCGACGGTTATGTATTCGGCGTATATCGACTTGCCCGTGGGGGTGGTGTCCTCGGGGACGAGGAAGATGAACGAGTGGTCCGCGTCCGAGGCCAGCAAGGTACCAGTTATGGTCTGGCCCTGCTCGTTGACCCACACGACGCCAATCGGGGTGTCGCTCGCGCTGGTTGATTTGTGGAACTTGAGGCCGATGTCGATGAGATGCTCAATCATCTCACGGGCGCCGAGGTCCTTGAGTTCGTATTCCGTGCTACCTGAAGGTAGGACTATCTTCGAAATGTACTGCTTGGTTTCTGGTTCTGGCATGTGCAAACTCCTGTGCTATTGATTGAAATCAATCCGTCGTAAATTTTAGCAGGATGTCCTGCGGATGCTGTTCGATGTCGTGGGTCTCGTAGCCCAGTTTGTTGGCGTGCAACCACGACAGGTCGTCGTATATGGCCTCGATGCGCCTGTCCACGACGACGGAGAACTCGTATTCGCCAGTGGTCATGTTGACGGCCACCTTCGTCACGTAGTCCATCTTGCCGTCGGAGCCCAAATGGTTGTTGGTGAAGTTCCAGACGCCGTTGGCTATCGTGGAGAGCGAATAAACCCTGCCCCCAATCTCGATGTCCTTGAACGAGCGTGATTTCAGCGCCCCGAGTTGTTCTTCCGTGAGGACCCCGTATAGCGTCTGCAGTTCCAGCGCGGAATACAGTTTGACGGTGGCCTTCGAAATCTCCTCGCCCTTCTTGTTGGCGAGCGCCACGGTGGAGCCGAGTTCCTCGTAGGCGGTCCGTATCTCGGCGCCCAGGTCCTCGTCGTGTTGCTTCTGGACCTCGTTTATCTTCTCGTTGAGGTACGCTATGGACTGCATGGGCCCGAGACGCACGAAAAGTTGGTCGTCCAGCCTGTTGCACGGGACGCATCCAACCGACTCGGCGTTCCTGACGGTGCCCTCGGGGGTTATCTCCTTGGCGCCCCCGTCGTTGTCGGCCTTGGGTGGCTTGGAACCGCCCCTGACCTTCTTGGCCTTGCCGTCCGACGTTATGACGTAGCGGTCATCTGCCATCGCCGATGGTCCTCCTGACGTCGACCCTGAACAGTTTGCTGAAGAGCACGACACCGTTCTTGGACGCCCTCACCTGCGCGAGGCAGTCGAGCAACGTGTCTGAGAACAAAGACGTCTCCTCTGGCGTAAGGGTGCATTCGACGTAGCGGGAGCAACCGTCGTCGATTATGGATTCGGGGTCCACGTCCTTTACCACTTCGGCCCCGTCCTGCTGGGCGTAGGTCACGGTGATGGAATCGAAGCCCTCGTCGCAGTAAAAGGGGAATTCGAAAATGTGCGTGCACGTACCCCCGACGAACATCTCGGGCCTCTCGCACCTGGGCATGAAGCGCCTCCTGTTGTCTGGGGGTAGGGCGTTCTCTTCGTGGAATGATTCGAAATACTCCATAAAACCCCTTCCTTTTCCTTAAAGCAATCAGAGCACGTTTCCGACGTACCTGATGTGGAACTTGTATTTCTTGCCCTGGGGATTCACGTTCCATGAATCCTCGTATTCGGCGCAACGGTCCTTCATCTCGCCGTAGGTGCCATATTCGATGGGCTTGTTGTCGTTGTAGTCCGCCACCTTGGCCCCAGTCTCGGGGTCGATTTCGGTGGCGATGATGCCATAGGCCTTCTCGGATTCGTCGAGGTGCCTGCTGGTCTCCTGGGCCAGTAGTTCGTCCGCTACCGTGAAGTCCTCGACGGCCTCGGTCCCGAAGTCGATTCCGACCTCGTCCCCAGCGTCCTGCATGCCCTGGTGTATGGCGTCCCCAGCGTCTGGGTCGGCGATGCCGAGCGCGGTGTGGAGTTTGCCCACGACGAGCGTCAGGTCGTCGGCCACTGAGTTCAGCACGGAGACGACGTCCGACCACTTCTCGGAATCGGGGTCCATGACCGTGGCTATGACGGAGTTAATCCTGTCTATGGCGTCGTACGTCGAGGAAATCTCGGCCATGATTAGGCCAGCCTTGGCGTTGTCCTCCAATTCCTGGGGGACGGCGTCGCCCTCGGGCTCCACGCCGACCACTATGGGTTCCTCGGGGACGGCGTCGGGCAAAACCGAAGGAACCTCGTCAAGGGGTTCCTCCAGTTCAATCCTGTCGTCCAATACCAGTTTGTCCGCTGGCATGGTTTATTCCTCCTCTTCTTCCCCTTCGGGTTCCTCTTCGATGCCGAGCATCTCGCGGACCCAGTCCTGCTCGAACCAGAGGATGTCGTTGAGTTGGGTCATGGTGATTCCCTCGGGGTACACCTCGTCCAAGAGCATGTCGAGTTGGTCGACGAGGCCCTTGTCCTGAATCTCGTTCCAGAGGTCGACGGCGCCAGACCACGGCTCGTAGTCGGAGATGTCGCCGATTATCTTGAGGTCCTCCTCGACGTTCCTTTCGCTCGGGGCGTACGCTTCGTGGACGAGTTCGATTATGTCATCGGTGTCGTAACCGCCTTCGTACCAAACGACGACGTCGGGGTAGCCTTTTGCCTCAACGCCATGGCGCTCATCGTAGTCCTCGGGGTCGCTCGTGAGGTAGTCCTTCAGTTCGCTTTCCATGTACTTGAGTTCATCGTCGGAGAGTTTCGCCTTGAGTTCCATGAAGTCCATGGTGCCCCTGAGGATGGGGAACTCGCCTTCGGCTTCCTCGTGGAAGGACTTCTTGGCCTCGGCCTCCCAGCCCTTGATGAGTTCGCACTTGCCCTCGTCAGACAGGGTGGAGACGAATTCCTTGGCCTCGTCGTCGTCCAAGCCGTAATTGTACTTGGCGACCTCGATGGCCTTCTCGTCGGGGCACTCGCCTTCCTTCAGGGATTCCTCTTGGCTGGCGATGACGTCGTCGAGATAGCCTTTGCAGTATTCCTGGACGAACTTGTTGAAGGCCTCTTCGTCCTTGGTGTCGCCACCGTCGTCCTTGAACATGTCCCAAAGGGCGTCCTCGATTTCCCAATAGTTGAACCTCTGGCCCTTGTATTCGAGTTCGGGGTCGGATTGGGTGCCATGCCAGATGAACTCGACGCCCTCGCAACCGCGGAACCATCCCTCGTTGCACTTGGATTCGTCGCACTTGGATTCGGCGCATTCCTTTCCTTTGCACTCGCCTTCGTGGCATTCTTTGCCTTCGCCTTCCTTGAGCGCCTCTTCCGCGTCGAGTCTGATGAACACGCCGACGTTGTCGCAGAGGTCGTAGAGTTCGTCCAACGCGTAGTCGAAATCCTCCTCGTCCTCCTCGATGCTCTCGAACTGGTCGATTAGGTCCATGGTCTCAGTGTTGTCGCCAAGGAATTCCTCGACGTCCTTGAGGATGGCGATGGCCGCCTTCCTGATGCCGTCGTAGTCCTCGGCGTCGATGGCGTCGCGGAGGCCGTGGTTGCTCACGACCTTCTTCCAAGCCTCTTCGATTTTCTTCTCTTCCTTCACGGGTTTTTTCCACTTGGTGACGTGCTTCGATTCCAATTCGCCAGTGAGGTAAAGCCCAATGCTGTGGAGTTTGTCGAGTGCATCGTCGTACCAGTCTTCGTAGTCATAGTTCTCGAACGCTAGTTCGTCGCCGTTTTCCTGAGCCTTGAGGAACTCGGGCTTCTCGGTTTCTGATTCATATGAACCGACGTCCTCCTCGTGGCCATCAGGGAAGGTCGCGACGACCACAAGATGCTCGTCCTCGTCGTCCCTCCACTCGAAGTGGAAATCAGCGATTTCCTCGATTTCTTTCTTCTCTTCCTTCATTTCGGTTTTCTCCTCAATGTCTTCTTTCTTTTTAAGTCTTTCGTCTCTGTATTTGTTGAGCACCTCGATGGCTTTCGCGAAGCCCTCTTCGCCTTCACCGCATGAACCCGCGCAATCGAGTTTTATGCGTTCCTGCTTGTTGGTGCCATAGTAACTGTTGATGTCGTCTGCGTCGCCAGGGTTGCGTGTCCATGTGTCTTCGACGACGTCCACGAACACCGCGGGTTCCTCGCCGAAGCCCATCGGTGAGCAGAAGATGTATGCGACCGTCTTCACGTCGTCGGTGTCCTTGATGTACCTGACCGTGTGAAGCGACTGCTTCCTCTCCTTGACCTTGTCGATGAGTTCCTCGGCCTTGAAGTCGGCGAGGTCGCCGTTCACGTAACCGAACAGATTGTCATTGCCTTCTTCGTGCTTTTCGCCTTCTTTGAGTTCCCGCTTCTCTTCCGCGAGATGCCAATCGTCTCCTTCGAACGGTCCCCAGAAATCGTCTCCCTTGTGGAAGCGTCCCTTGGGTGCTTCGTCGAACGACACGCTGTCGTATTCGCCAGTCTTTTTGAGTTCGTTGGCTCTGCTCTCCGCCTCGACGCGTGTGCTACGGATGTCGAGAATCGGCGCTTTGCCTTCTTCGGATGCGTCGAATATGACGTATTCCTTGCCTTCGACGCGCTTGCCTTCCGCGCCTTCTTCGACGCTTTCCCCAATCTCGGCCTCTGCCTTCCTGCCCTCGTACCACTCCTTGAGTTTGCCGATGGACTCCTCGATTGAGCCATCCAGTTCCTCGTCGTAGAGATGCAGGGTGACGGAGAAGGTGTCGTCGGCGATGTCGCTCGCCAACTCCTCGACGCGGGGGTTCCATCCCGTCTCTTCCTTGATTTCGGAAAGGAACGAACCGAGGGCGGTGAGGTACCTGTCCCATTCGCCGAAGCCGTTAAGCCCGCCCAGGACCGTGAGTTTGATGTGCTTGTCGCCCTCGCCTTCCTTGGAGAATTCGTCCACGCCGATTTGGGCCTCGGAGCCCTCGCCGTTGTATTTGGACGCGATTTCCCTGACGGCGGATTCGATTTCATCGGCGCCGACGTGCTTGGCCTCGACGGGTTCGATGGGTTCCTCGACGTTCACCTCGTCGGTGACCTCGATGGCGTCGCCTTCCCCTTCGACGATAGGCTTCGCGTAGGTGAGGTCGTACCTCATGCCCTCGGTGGCGCTCCTGTTGACCTTGAAGGCGATGCCCTCGGCCTTGAGCGACTGTATGCGAGAGGAAAGGTCCTTCCTGTTCTTGAAGGACTCGGTGATTTCCTCGCCGACAGTCTTGGTTTTATCGTCCGCTACTTTTGAGTCCGTGACATCTTCGTTATTTTCTTCGGGAGATTCGTTTGTGCCTTTGATGTATTTCTCGATATCACTTCTCTTTTCTCTGAAGGCATCGTTTGCAAACTCGCTCCGCCACTCATATTTAGAAATTATGTCTAATACCTTCAAAGCCTCATTTCTTGAGAAACCGTTATTTACGAGTTGGTTAACGAATTTATCATATTCTTTACCAGAGTTGCCACAAACACTGTAATAATTGATGTCTGCTTTTTCGTCGTAACCATTAAACCCGCTATCGAATGGTAACCTAACTGTAAATTTACCATTAGACCTCTTTGTTGAGAATGCGTTATGCAACCTCTTGCCCAACTCATCGCCAAATACCTCGATGAATGTGTCTAGTGATTTTTGCTTCATGGCTTCAAATTCGGTTGTCTCCGCATTAGAGACGTTGCCCGACTTAAGGCCTATCTCATCAATGTAAACGTAACTATCATAGGTTATAGGGTAAATCCAACCATGTGCGCTATTATAGAATTCACCGTCTGGACTAATATAGCCTTCAGCACCTGGTCGTGTTTCCATCTTAGATTTTTCTAATCTTTTGCATATTTCGTAGTCCCTGTGACCTGATAAATAGGCTATAAATTCTCTACCGACTTCAGGCAGACCGTCTTTTGCCACTTCATACACAGTTGCACCGCTATTAAAACTTTCTTCTAATGATTTTCCTTCATCGCCGACGTGGTCCTCGCCCTTGGTGGCCTCGGAGTTCTCCTTGGCCTTCTCGAGGCGCCTCTCGATTTCCTTCTCGGTGGCCTCGATTTGCTTCTCGACGGCCTCGGGCTCGTTGCTTTCCCTCTCGTTCTCGAACGGCTCGAAAGAAGCCTCTATCCCAGCGTCGTGGCTCTCTACCTCGCCCGTGGGTTTCACGATTTTAATCTTCATTATGTTCTCCTCCTACCTTTCAAGCGAATAAGGCATAACTAGAATCGTGTAATTTAGCAAGCGACCGCCTCCACTTTGCACCTCGTGAGGACGGTCTGCTTGACGCCCTTGTACTCGCTCTGGCCCTTCACGGTGCCGATGAGTTTGTATTTGCCGAGGCCCTCGGAGTCGAGGTCGGAACGGGTGGTGGACCAGATGGCCACGTTGCCGTTGGGGTCGATGAGTTCCCACACGTAGGAGCAGGGTCCGTAGTAGGAATAGGAGTCCTTGGTGTAGAGGACCCTGGCGGACCTGACGGGGAACTCGACCTTGTCGCCGACCTTGCCGACCCATTCGCTGGAGGCCTTCTCGGCGTGCGCCTTGGCCTTGGCGACCTTGCCGAGGAAGACGTTGCAGAAGGACGCCACGATGGCGAAGTCCCTGGTCTCGAGGTATTCCGCGGACCAAAGGGCCACGACGTTCCTCATGTATTCGGTGAGGCCAGAGCCGAAGCCGTTGGCCCTGAGGGCCTCGTCCTTCTTGGCCTCCTCGGCGACGTAGGCGTCGATTTCGGCCATCTCCGCCTCGCTGGGCATCTCGAGCGAGCCGAACCTCTTGTCCCACTCGGCCTTGGTCATGCCGTTTTTGTAGACGTAGGATAGGATGTCGTTGACGGTGTCCTTGCGGACGTACCCGAACCTCTTGACCATCGCGTAGGCGATTTCGGTGAACTCGCGACGGGGCATTCCGTAGCCAGAGCGGTCGTATCCGTTGCCCATGAACTCGTCCCATCCGACGCAGGGGTCGGACACCTCGACCAACTTGCCGAGGGCCTCCATGACGCTGGCGCAGACGTCGGCGTCCATCCCGCGGGTGTATTCGAGGAGGCACTGCCTGCCGACCTTCCTGTATTCGTCGGTCTCGACGTTGTGGATGACGTAGAGGTCCTTCCTGTTGCGGATGGTGTGGCAGTGCTCGCAGACCATGTCATTGGGGTCGCGGAAGCGCTCGGGGAGTTTCCCAGAGAACTTGGTGTCCGCCAACCTGACGACGACGGAGGAGCCAGTGTATTCCAAGACGCCGACGAACTCCCAACCGTTGATGACGTAGGAGCCGTCCACGACGACCTCCACGCAACGGACCTTGATGGGGGAACGGCTCTCGAAGGGCCTGCCCATGCCGTCGACGCCACGGTAGACGAGGGTCCCGTCCTCGATGACCTCCTCACCGCGCTCATAGGAAATTCCAGCGCCCTTTTTGTTGTACTTGGCGATGAGTTTCTCGAGTTTCTCGATTTTGGACACGGGGATGTTGTATTTCATGGTCGGTTGCCTCTCTTCGGGGATATTATACCACCGAGCGCGGACCGTTTCAACACCCTATTCATAAACTACATTCGGCCCAAAACGCGACGGTTGTAGTTTAACGAAAAAGCGGGACGTCAATCCCGCTTTCGCTCCCTCGTCGCGAATCTGTGCAACCTCACATTCCCGCGCCAAGGCTCGCTGAAGTTTCGGTAGAATATGTCCAACGTTCCGTCATCGTTCTTCTTGGCCACCTTGTTGAACGTGACGCTTTCGCAACGGCCATTGAACGGGGCGAACACCCAGTCCTTGGCCTCGTTGAGCCCCATGGCGTGTCCCTCGTCCACCAACTGCTCGCCAGTGTCGGCGTCGTACGCCACGTATACCCTCTCGTCGTCGATGGCCATGTTCTCTCGGTACCAATCCACGTTGTACGGTTTGCCTTGCCCGCGTTCGGCCAGCCACGAAAGGCACCACTCGATGAACTCGACGTATTCCGACCTGTTGCACATGCCGAACGAATCCACGTCGTATCCGTTCGGGAAATTCGAGCACAGGGCCGATATGCATTCCTCGCACAGTTGCCTTACCGTGTGGGACGCCAACTCAAGGGACGCCTTCTCCAACTTCCCCACGTACTTCATGCACTGCTGGAACGCGCCCCAAGGCATCAGGTGGTTGTTCCTTGCGTAGCCGTATCGGCATGACTCGATTAGCATCCGACACAGGTCGCCGTAGTCGACGTACACTCCCCTTTTGTTCGCCATATCCCTCTCCCGTTCAGTCCGAGAATTCGATGGCGACGCATTCGTCCGTTCCGAGTTCCTCGGATTCGGCGTGCACGTATTTCGCCAAGCATTCCGCTTCGAACGAATAGTTCCTGATGTGGTCGGACAACTCGTCGATTAGGTTGGAGAATTCATTGAACGCCTTGAGCGACACGGCCTTCTGCCTGGCGATTCTGGCGTCTTGCATCATGGATTCGCACCTAGCCACCTCGCGGGAATCCTCGTCGTCGTATTCCTTGACCAATTCCGCGAACCTATCGAAGTCGCAACCAGCGACGTCCAGGACGCATTCCGTCTCGGCGCAGTACGCCTTCTCGATTCCGTCTCGGTCGTCGTTTATCTCGGGGAACAGCCCTTTGTCGTTCCTGAAGTAGATGACGTCGACATCGTCGCCATGTCTGTGGAACAGGCCCCACAGCGCGTTGGTGAACTCGGTCCTACCGCAGATGAACCTGTCCTCGTTTGCCTTGAACTCGTATTCGTGCTCCCCGTCCTTGCAACGGGAAATCCTACCGACGATTACCTCTCGTCCCATTATTCCTTACCTCCGTTTTCCTTTGCGCCGTCCGCCTTTTTGGGACGGCCCCTTTTGCGCTTCGCCGTTTCTCCGACCGATTCCGTCTCGGGGACCGTCGGCGCTGAGACCGTCGAATTCAGAATCTGATACATGCTATCCGTGAACAGGACGATGTCCCAATCCCCGAACGCCTTGACGCCGAACACGGCCACCTCGTGGTCCCACGCCTCCTGCCATTGCGTCTTCTTGGCGTGGACTTGGTGCCAACCGAGGAACTTAACCTCGCGCCCTTCGGATGCGTCGAACCCGAATGACTTGGCCAACGACGGCCCGAGGGCGATTACCCCAGCGCGCCTCAGGTAGTCGTTGTCGTCCTTCCCGAAGAGCGTCAGGACCGCCCGCGCCGTTTCCTCGGGACCGCAATCACCCCCGTTGGGGAGGGTGAACCCCTTGTCCTCTTTCGCGATGGCTATGTTGGACGCGATGGATTCCGCTCTGTACCAGAGCAAATCGTGCGCGTCGTCGGCCACGTTGTGCCAAGAGCCGTAGTCGCCCTTGACCCAGCCTTTGTGCGTCTTGAGCCATTCGTCGATGACCTCGTTCTCGTCCTCGTCCCTTAAAGCGTACTGCGTGGAACCGTCTGGCATCGTGATTTCCTTCATGACCACCTCGCCGTCGGAAACCCAGTCCAACGTGGCGGTGGAATACTCGCCGTTCGTCACCTTCCACTCGACGCTCACGGAATTCGCCAGGTCCCTGTTCGGAACCACCTTAATCTGCATCGTCTCTTGGGACGGCAGGTCGGATGCGTCCTCCAAAAGGAACGCGAGCAGTCGGAACAGTCTGTCCTTCACGGATGTTTCCGCTTCGCCGTCATCGAAATAATCAATCCTGTTAACTTCCCTAATCGCCATGTGGCGCACCTCCGTTCCCGACGTTACGTCGTCGCGTTTATTATACCGTAATCGAAAACCGCACCCCATTGGGATGCGGTCCCGCGGATTGTCTATCGCCAGGCGGCGCTTTGCCCGACGTTGAGGTCGATTGGCATGAACCTCATGGCCCCGAGGTATTCGTTTTCGTCCGACAGGTATATCACCATGTTCGGGTCCAAGGCCATGCGCTCTACCACGAGCAACTCCCCGTCGAGGGCCTTCGGTATCCACGTCTGCATCCATGCATACCCCTTCGCTTCGTGCATGCCTAGGGCTTCCGCAATGTTGCTACCAACGACGATTGCCGACGCCCCGTCCGCGTAGTCGCGCACGCCGTCGGCCGTGACGAGGATGGCTTTTAGGAAGCCGTATGAATCGTGCCCGTATTCGAGTGGCTGTTTATGCTCACAGTCCTTCACGGCCCTCCCGACGACCTCATCCCCGTGGGAGTCCAAGAACGATTCGATGCTATCCTTTAGGTTGAACCATAGGCCGTAGCGGTTCTTGCGCCAACCCTTGTGCCCACCGAGCCAAAGGTTCACCTCCTCGTCTTGGTCGACGTCGGACGTCCTGAGTTCCTCCGACCCGTCTGGGTAGGGTAACCACCTCGCCTTCACCTCGTCGGCGTCCAGCCACTCGAGGCGCTCGCCCCACGAACCGTCGTGGTCCCTGACGGACCACTCGACGTCCACGTCGCCCTCGAAGTCGATGCATGGCCTGACCTTGATGTCCATCTGCCTGTCGCGTGGCAGGTCGGTCGCCCGATTGAGCAACGCCTCGATGAAGTCTAGCGCCTGCTTGTATGGGCTACGCTTCCCCTCTTCGGGGACGAAGTGCTCCCTGTTGATTTCGAACATCCCGTTCCTCAGCATCCAGTTCTCCTTTCGAAAGCACCGCACCTATTGTGCGACGGTGCCGTGGTCCTCCTCGACCACGTCGTATTTCGGGTGCCTCATGCTGTCGTTGTTCTTCACCCATTTCGTGACGTGGACGATTGCGTTCGTCTTGGCGTCCAGCGTCATGAACAGATGCGCCCCGTCCTCGACGCCCCAGTCGTGCCTCCACGCGTGGATGTGCTCCCTGTCGGAGTCCTGCCACTCGAGGTAACCGCCTTGGATGATGATTCCCTCGCCCTCGATTTTCCTGATGAACCCCTGCAGGCCCTTCAGCATGTCGTCGGCGTCGCAGTCCCTCACGTCGTCGTAGATTCCGACCAACACGGCCTCGACGCTGGTGTAGAAGGACGGCTCGGCCTTCACCGAGCCCCATGAGAATATGCAGTCGGCGTCCTCGCGGGCCACGCGGTCTGGGTCCTCGCCAATAGAGTGCCTTTCCTTGACCGCCTCCCTGTAATACCTGAGCATTATATCCTCGTTGCACACGGAGTTGGTTCCACCGCTGTAGTCGGACACGTTTTGGCTGAGCGAGTGCCTGATGACGTATGACTCGCCCTCGGGGAACTCGTCGAACGCCTCCTCGATGATGGGCCTGAGCCTGGGCAACGACAGGACGTAGCAATCGTATTCGATTCCCGCGTCGACTTCGTTTGGCCTGCGCTTCCATTTCTGCTCCTCGAAGTCGTAGTATTTGTTCTCGTACGCCTTCGGGGGCGACAGGACGAACTGCTCCTTCGGGTAGGGGAGGTAAGCGCTCGCCCTGGCCTTGGCGACCGCCTCCCTGTACGCGTCCCACTCTGCTTCAGACTCGGGCGTGCCGTCCGAGGATTTGTCTGGCTCCTTGGGCCATGGCTCCGCGTATTCGAACGCGACGCCCAACAGCCTCATCGAGCCCTTAACGTAAGTCCATTCGCTCATTTCGATTCCCCTTTCTCCACCACGTCGTCGTAGCAGAACCTTATGTAGTGTCCGTCCGTCTCTGGGTCCCTGGCCACGTCTAGGACGTACGCCTTGGTGAGCGTCCTGCCGTCCTCCAGCGTTACGTCCCTCCTGACCCTGGGCTTGCTCAGCGACGATATGTCCCTCAGCGTAAGTACGTCGACGCACTCGTTCTGCCTGAACTTCCATTCGACGCACGCGTCCTCCCATTCGGCCTCGGTAGCGTCGACCCACATCGTGTGCTTGAACTCCCTCAGCCTCATGTCCGTGCTCTGCTTCATCTCGGCTTCCTCCTCTTGGTCTTCTCCTTGGCGTTCATCCACTTCGCCCTCTCCCTGTCCTTCACGTACTGGTATTTCTCGGGGAGCGGTCCCTCCTCGGTGAGCCAACCCATCGGTATCGCGTAACACAGAATCCTCCCGTTGGTGGTGGCCTTCGCCTCCGTGATGACCTTGTTCCCGTCGAACGAGTACAGGGACGGCAGGGCGTCGTCGCAACAGAAGAACAACTCGTTCCTCCCGAACGACACCTTGGACACGTCGACCAGCACCTCCTTGGTGCAGTACTTGGGTTGCCAAATCGCTATGGCCATGCAGAATCCTCCTTGTGACGACGTTATTATACCGCGTTCCGCGCCCCGTTTTTCTTTCTTTTTCTATTTTTCTTTCTCTTGATACGTACTAACCACACTATGTGGTTATGACGAATGACGTCCCCTATCTACCAAGTAATTAAAGAAAATTTAATAAAAGAAAGAAGGGGTCTTTCCCCTTCTTCACCAAATGCACGTTTCCTGCGATTCCAACGAACAGTGCGCGCACTTGGGGGCGGGCACGGTCGGCTCGGGGCCGATTTCGATGGAGTAGCCGTCGTCGGTCAGGAACTCCGCCACGCTGACGTCGCCCACCAGGAACTCCTTGGCGAACTCCCGCATCGGGTCGGACGCTGAGGGGCGGTCCTCCAACCCAACCATGCCTCCGACAAGGCGGGTGACCTCGTCGTCCTCGGCCTCCCTGCAACACCTGAGGGACACCTCGATTCCCTTGAGGCCCCTGCGCATGCAGTGCCATCTGAGGGACCCGACGAGCGCGTCCATGTCCGAGCCCTCGGCCACGGAGTTGACGGCGTTGACGACCTTGGCCACCTTGCCGTTCCTCTGGTAATCGGTGGACTCCCCGTCGCCCACGTGCCTCTTGACGCAGTTCCACGCGAGGTAGGTGACCAAGAACCTCAGTTTGTCCTTGAACCCGAGGATTCTCTCGCGCTTGGCCCCGTATTTCCTGAGCCTCACGTTTATCCTCCCGTCGCGCCTGATGTGGGCGGACACGTCCCTTTCCGCGTCCTGTGACCTCGACGCCTTGGGCGAGTACACCAGTTTGTATGTCAGGGTTTCGTTCATAGTTCATCCTCCGTTAGCGTGAGCACGTTCACCTTATGGGACAGGACGGTGCATGCGTCCAACCCGATGAGGCCATGGAACGCCTCCGATTCGTATATGGGGTTTTCCGTCCTCGGCAGTTTCATGGACGGGTCGTTGGCGTAATCCAGGTTGTTCCAGAAATCGCTCGTGTGCCAATGGCCGCAGACGAGGACCTTCCCCTTCCTCTCCTCCTCTATGAAGAGGCCGTCCTTCCACTGCTTCCACGGGCATCCCCACTTGGCGTCCTCCCACGCCTCCTTGCCAGCGTCGCGCCAGTTCGGGTCGTATTCGGCGACGGATTCGCATTGGCTGACCCTCGGCTCCTGCCTCCTCATGACGGGGATGAACGAATGCACGAACACGTGCTTCGGCGTCTCCCAATAGTCGACCCATTCGTCCGAGGCAATCCAATCGAGGATTTCCCTCAGTTTCTTGTTGTTGTACAATTTCGCCTGCACCTCATCCTTCTTGGAGTCCATGAGCGCGTTGAATTTCTCGAACGCGTCCAGCCTGATGTTCATGTGCGCGTCGTAGAAGGAGCCGTAGTCCATGAAGTGGTTGGCGTACCACTCGGCGAACCAATTGGGGTCGATGCCCGCGATTTGGTACAGCGTCCCCACCGTGCCGTTGTGCTCGTCGTGGGAAAGGGCGTAACCCCTCTCGGCCAACTCGCGCAACAGGGTCTCGTGGTTGCCCCTGACGAGGATTCTGCGTTCCTTTGGCAACGACCTGATGTACCTGTATGTGGCGAGCGCCTCGGGCCCCCTGTCGAATATGTCGCCCAACACGACGAGCACGTGCTCTGGGTCGCCTTTCCTGAACCCAGCCTTCCTGAGGTCACGCCTCATCTCCGTGGCGAAACCGTGCACGTCACTGCAAACGAAATACTTCCTCATGCCTTTTCCTCCTTGTCGTCATCGAAGACGATGGGTTCGTAGAAGTCGTACCTCAGCCTCTTACCGCAGTTCCTGCAATAACGGCCGAACGCGACCTCCATCTCCCCTTGTTCGTGCCTGACCAATTCCTCCTCGGCCTCCATGGGCGTGATGCCCTGGCCGAACTCGTACAGGACCTGACCGCAGTCCATGCACACCAGCGCGGTCGTCGCCATGTCGGCGTGTTGCTCCACGCCGTTGATGGAACCGACGACCACGTCCTTGCTGACCATCGTTACCACCACTGGCGAAATGGGTCCCAGAGGCTTCCTTTCCTCGTCGCTCACCAGCACCACCTCCCGTCGACCAAGGTCTCCATGCCGTCGTTGTCGATGACCTTGGGCACGAATCCCTCGGGGGGCTCGAATTCGATTACCCTGAGTTCGGACGTGTACATGCTGGCGTCGTGCCCCATCTCCTCTACGGTCGCGATGAAGTCGGGGTCGAACCTGAGTTCGTCATCGTCGACGTCCATGACGTCCTTCCTGATGGCGTCCGTCACGTCCTCGAACTTGGCGCCCCTGTCCTTGGTCAGGAACAGGACGTTGCTCCAGCCCCAGGTCGTGTGCTCCTTGTCGTAGGCTCTGACCGCTTCCGCGTCCGCCTTACGGAACTCGTATCCGTATTCGACCTTGGTGAAGATGTAGGGGAAGACCTCGACGCCCTTCCTCTCGGCGTAGCGGATGACCGCTTCGTGGGACGGGACGAACCCGCCGTAGCATTTGTTTAGGACGACCTTCATGTCGCAACCCTCCTCGATTCCCGTTTATTATACCTCGGCGTCACTTGGACGGGACCTCTACCAGTTTGGAATCCCTCTCCTTCTCGAGCCTGCGCAGTTTCGCCCTCAGTTCCCTGATTCGCTTGGCGTATGAGGCCATGACCTTCTTGTTGGCCTTCCTGGCCTCTTCCCTGCGTTTGGCGAGGTCCTCGGCGTCAGCCTTGCGTTTCGCGTCCAGAGAGGCCTTCTGCGCCTTCCTGAGGGCATGCTCGGCGCGTTCGCTTTCCGTGGGCGCGCGCCAGTATCCGTATACGCACCTGTCGCCGTCCCTGGAGCAGTCGTATGTGTCGACGAGCGCGCCTTCCCTCACGCAGGTCAGGTGGCGGGACGTCTTGACGACGTAAGAGCCGTCGACGGGCAGTTCGCCGTCCCTCAGGTGCGTGGTGCAACCAGTGCCGATTCCCATGCACGGTACGAAGACCCAGCCGAGGTCGCCCTCTAGGTATTTCCTGTACGTCTCCTTGTAGACGCCGTCGCGGGCGCTGGATTTGCCACGCCTGCACGCGCCCTTCCTCTCCTTCTTGGCGTACGTGTTTATCGCGTCGTACGCCTCCTTGTAATCGACGCCAGTGGCGTTGGCGATGGCCCTGACGACGCAATCGCTGACGTTGGTGGCCCTGAAGTAGTTGGACCTCCCTCCGTCGGAATACACGAACCTCATGCGAAAATGCCTCCTATACGGGATATTATACTCCCGTTTCGGGGCCATGTCAAATCCAGAGTGGTATGGAAAAGGGCCCTTTCGGACCCTTATCGTCAGGACACGGTGACCTGGTTTGATATGGACAGCGTCGTGCCGTCCTCCGTCTCCACGGTGGCCGTGGCGGTGACCTTGCCCGCCTTGAGCCCCTTTATGTAGAACGGACTGCTCGTCGAGGCGGTGTCCTGCTCGGCCAGCGTCGGGTCGCTGAACGTGATGACGCACGACCTGAGTTCCCCAGCCCACGCGACCTTGAACCAGTAGTAACCGCCCACGGACACGTTCGTCGTCCTGTTGAACAGGCCCAACCTGCTCGTCGGGCCAGCCGAGAACCTGAGGTTGTCGATGACGGAGAACGCGACGTTGGACGCGTAGTCGAACATGAGGGAGTCGGTTATCCTGATTCCGTTTATCTTCTGCGACAGCGGGAGCGGTTTGTCCCCGTGGTCCGTCATCGTCGGGCACAGGGCCGTGATGAAGTACTCGAGGTGCCACCAGCCGTCCCCCACGTCGTCGCAGATGAACGGCGACTTGTCCGTCGCGTTGTCTCCCCCGCCTTGGTCACTGCCCTTCGACACGTTGTCGCAGAGCAACTGTATCTTCGGGAGGCCTTTGCCCGCCTGCTCGCGCTTCTCGGCGTAGTAGTAGTCGAACGACACCTTCATGAACCTAATCTCGCTCAGGAGGTAGTCCCTGTCGGTCGACAGCGTCACGGCGTGGTTCTTGCTTTGTTTGCCAGCGGTGTTCGTGAGCCTGACGGCCTCGTTGCTACCGCGCGTTATGGCGACCTCCCTCGTGGCGGTCAGGAACGTCGGGTTACTCACGTTGTCGATGAGCGCGAAGTCGGTGTCGTAGCCGAAGTCCCAGTCAACGACGCGGACCTCGGCCTCATTGGGCGATGGGGAGGCGTCGCCCATGACCCACGCGTGGCCCACGCCGAACACGGACAGCAGGGCCAACATGGCGACCAGCGCAAGCGTCAGCCTATTCCTCATCTTCGGACACCCCCAGTTCCTCGAGCCTCTTCCGCTCGATGGACGAGACCTTGGCCATGGCCACCTCGGAACCCGCGACGACGCCAATCGCGCACGCCGTGGACCACATGCCCAGCGGGGATTGCGCGTAAAGGGCCACCGAGCCGATGCCGAAGAGCCTCTTGCCCAGGTATCTGTAGGCTACGGCGTCCCTGAGGACCTTGCCGTCGTACGCTGGGTTGTTGTCACCCTTGAAGCCGAGGACGTCCCCCTCGACGAACATGAGCCTGTGCGTTATTATGGCACCCTTCCGCCTGTATCCGTACACGGAGCCGACGGAGAGTTCCCCGTTCGGGTCCACCTTCGCGAAGAAGCAGACGTCGCCCACGTCGGCAACGACTTCATCCTGTGGCACTGGCCCACCAGGATGGACCACGACGCCTAGGGGAATGGGTCGGTCAACCGACCCAATCGCGCACGGAAAAGGAAAGACGCCCAGGCCTGTTCGGTCGGGCGCCTTTTTCGTTTGGCGGGACTTGGTGGATTCGAACCACCGTCATTCGGTTAACGGCCGAGCGTTCTGCCTTTGGACTAAAGTCCCGCTCATGGGGAATTGTGCACCGTGCACAAATCGCTTTCCATCGGAGTTTAGCAGGCTGGGAGGCCCGATTTCCCCCACGGCCGACGGGGCAGGGCGGGAACCGAGCGCATGCATTTGGGTTTCCGAGCGCTCACTTCGCGTCCCCCCTGAACACGTCGAAGTCGAAGAAGTCGTTCAGCGTGAGGGTCATGCTCCTGCATTCGAAGGAGTCCCCGAGTTTGTCGCGGGCCTCGTTCATCGCCAGTATGAGGGAACTGACGAGCGCCAACGCGCCCTCGTCCGAGCCCATGGCCTCCCTGAGCGTCCTCTTGATGTAGCGCCAGCACCTCGCCTTGGTGATTGGCCCCAGCCTTTTGTCGCTTGTCATTTGCATTTGGACTTCCTTTCCTTGGCTTTGTCTATCGTGACCCTGTGAGGTGAGGGCACGTCGCTCAGCAACCCCTTGGCCAACATGGAAGTGAGGCTTACTGGTTCGTAACCTATGCTTTCCGCGCAGACGTTCAAGGTCCTTGGGCCAGTGTCGTGGGAACCGCCGTGGACGTGGCCGTGGACGTTGAACATCGTCTCTGGCAACGGCTCGATGGGTTCGTGCGACAGGATGAGCCTGTCGTTCACCATTATCGGCCCCTCGTACACCTCATCGAACAGGCCGTTGTCGACGAAGGACCTCTTGGACACCAGTTCGAACATGGCTTCCACACGCTCGCCGTCGGTGCCGAAGTCCGTCTTCCTCCATGCGTCCCACTCCGTCGAGAAGCGTTTCTCGTCGTATCCTTCCGCGTATGCAATCAGCGAGCGCCTCCTGTAGTTGGACGCGCCTTTGTCGTGGTTCCCCATGACGAGGACCTTGTGCCCGCGAAGGCGCTTAACGAACGATGGGTCGCCCACGTCCCCCAATATGATTATGGTGTCGTTCTTCCTGACCTTCCCGTTGATGCGCTTGACCTGCCAGTCGTCGCCGAGGTATTCCTCGCCCCTGAAGTGCATGGACTCGGGGTCCGCGAAATGGGGGTCGGAATAGACCCACACGGAGTTCTTGTGCTCACCGTCCGTCATCGTCCAATGGGCGAACGAATCATATAGATGGTTATTCATTTCCGTTCAGTATCCTTATGGCCTCGTCGGCCTTCGTGGCATCCAATCCGTTGGCGTAACTCGTCTGCACCACGTGCCCTTTGTGGTATGGGAGTATGTCGTGCACGTCGTCGTCCAACACCACGTAGTTGGAGCAACCGCCCCTTGCGTGGAGCCAAGACGCTATCTCGGCGCCCCTGTCGTCCGTGCGTTCCTCGAAGTTGTCCCAAGGGGACTTGCGCGTATCCCTCAGCACGACGTCGGGGTATTTGCGCCTTATGAACTCTACTGGGGCGCCCTCTGGCGTCAATCCGTCGAGGTGCAACCCCACCATGGCCAACGACGCCATGACGTCGTCCGTGCCCCTCACGCTAATCCTCCAACTGGACGACAGCACGACCTTGGCGTCGGTCGCGTCCACGATTCTGCGCAGTTCGCGTAGGTGCGAAAGGCCCCCAGTCGGCGCCTCCTCCTCATGTTGGGAAAGCCGATATAGGTCCGCCTCGTCGTTGAGGACGCCGTCCACGTCCAGGAATATGTATTTGTCGCCTTCCATGCCTGAGTCTCCTTCGTGTGGTGGTCCCTGACGGATTCGAACCGCCGACCCCCTCCGTGTAAAGGAGGTATTCTCCCGCTGAAATAAGGGACCGATTGTTATGGTGCCTCCACTCTGAGTCGAACAGGGATTTGATGCTTACAAGGCAACCGTTCTTTCCGTTGAACTACGGAGGCTAAATGTGGTCGAGAGGGCGGGAATCGGACCCACGTTCCCTGGTTCCAAACCAGCAAGCCTACCATTGACAGACCTCTCGAATTTTTTTGGCGGAGGGGCTGGGATTCGAACCCAGGACGCCCTTGCGGTGCGTTACGGTTTTCAAGACCGTCGCCTTCAGCCACTCGGCCATCCCTCCGATTCCGTCAGCGTTTTGGGGTGTTGACGTCGTCCCCGCAAGCGTCAGTTGTCGTTGCTGTATCCGTATATCCTGATGAACTCGTCATCCAGTTTGAACAAGTCGACTATGCGCTTTGCCAATTCCCTGATAGCCTTCATGAGACACCTCCTGTTGACCGCGCTTGTTTGGTCGTTTGTGCGCGGGTGTCCATGGTTGGCTCAGTTCCTGATTCGGAACCTCGTCCTCTTCAGTTCCTTGTCCTTGGAGGCCAGTTCCTCCCTGAGCCTTGTCAGTTCGTCGGTCAGGAAATCGTTCTCGGCCAATGCCTTCGAGAGCCTGCGATTGAGTTGCGCGATGTCCCCCATCAGCCACTCGACGTTGTTTCGAAGGTTGGCGATTTCCAGTTTATCCTTCCTGCTCATCGGACTTCTCCTCGGCGTGGGCGGACAACTGGTGTTTGAGGGCCTTGTGCCTCTCGTCGAGAAGACATAGGTCCCTCTTGACGGCCATGACGAACTCATCTGCCTTCTTAAGCAATTCGGCCACCTTCTGCCTATACTGCCTGTTGGCGTTGGCTTCGGCCCTGATTGACGCGATGACGCGACCAGTCTTGGCGTCGTACTCGTCGTCCTCGTGAGTTGTGGCCACGCCCATGGTTAGGGCGGAATCGACGTCCCACCTTTCGTTCATGGCTTTGAAGAGCGCCGTCTCGGCCAATGAGAGTTGCGACTGATGGGGCCTCCTGCAGACCATGTGTCCGCACACGACGGTGACGCCGTCCCGTTCGTTTTGGCGTTCCACGTCCCAATCGAAGTAAGCGCTTGCTTTCATGCTTAAACCTCCTGTATGCAAGAAAATATGCATGATGTATAAAAGTGTGGTCGCCGAGCATGGGGTTGAACCATGAATTATCAGGGTATGAGCCTGATGTGAGACCGCTTCACTCCTCGGCAATGCAAATGGCGGAACCAGAGGGACTCGAACCCTCGACCTCCTGCGTGACAGGCAGCCATTCTAACCAACTGAACTATAGTTCCAATGGCCAATCCGCGCCGTGATTTCGCCTAGCCGTGACTAACTCGGCTCGGGTCTGTCATCCCTGGTAATTCGGCTCAACAGCGCCATGGCCTGGGTTTGAGATTTACGACCTCGTTTTTCCTGTCTTCGACGACGGGTTGCCAAGCCGTATTCTACGGAGGACGCGTCCCCCGATGGCACTGGTGGCTACGCATGGATTCGAACCATGCTGGGGCGCGTATGAGACGCCCTTCATCGCCAGATGTCATAGCCGTGTGGAGCAGGAAGCGGGAATCGAACCCACGTAGTCTGCATGGCAAGCAGATGGACTGCCACTGTCCTATTCCTGCAAATCACCCCTCATCTTTACCACACGTGCTGGAGGGGTATACTTGATTCTCTACTACCGATTTTTACGTCTCCGTTTGTGCAATCAAGAAGCAGTCAACATACGCATTGACGTGGCCGTGAGGCCTGGAGCGGTTGACGGGAATCGAACCCATGTCATCACCTTGGAAGGGTGAGGTATTGCCCCTATACGACGACCGCGTCTTCAACTGTTTTGGTTGGGTAGTTGACACCCAATCGGCCTCAAATCCTGTTGATGAAGAACTTGGTGCCGTCGGAACAGCAGTAGGTCTTGTCATGCTTGTCGTCATAGACCTCGACCACGCTGATTCCGCGTTCTTTGAGGGCCCTGTTCATTTCCCTCTTGGCATCGGACCTGGTTAGGAAATCCTGTTCCCCAAAGGACTGGTCGCTCGAAGCGAGCGAGTAACGATGCTTTCCGATTAGAACCGCTTTAACCATTTCGCGTTCCTCCATGTTGTAGTTTTTGTGGGGTCGTTTCGGACCCCGTGCCACAATCAGGTCGGGTAGTTCGGTTATATTATACCGCGTTCGTTTACCGACGTTTGGCACTAATTTAGCAGGCGTATTCGGATGCGTCCAACCTGTCGGCGACCACGTCGATTACCCCGTTTATCTTCTTTAGGTATTCGTACGCCTCTTCGAGCGTGATTTCGCCTTCTTCGCAGGCCTTCTCGACTCGTTTCGTGAACGCCTCTATTTTGTAGAGCAATGAAAGCGCGCTCTCATTCAGCCTGCGTGATTCGTTGGTTCCCATCATTCGGCCCTCCCCAACTCGTCGATTCCGACCTTCCTCATCTTGGCGTCGATTTGTTTCTTTCTGTCCTCATAGTCGAGCAAGGTCCTCTCCATCGCGTCCTCGGAAAGGCAGTTTCCGTTGGCGAGCGCCCTCTCCACTATGTATTTGATAAGGGGCGTGTTCTTCTTCAGAATGCGCTTCGCCCTTCTCATCTGGCCATTCACGACTTTGGACGCGACGCGGTTGTAACGTTGCATCTTCCTGTCGGACCAATAGGCGAAGTCGTCGAAGTCGACGAACTCCAACCCGTAGAACCCGAGGCCAATCAGGAGTTTCACCATATTGTTCACCTGCGCCAAGTCGCCAGATACGCCAGACGAATGGTCGCCGTAGAACATCTCCTCGGCCACCAATCCGCCGAGCGACACGCAGATGTCGTTCAGGCCGTCTTGTGTGCGCATCGTGCCAGTGGTCTCGTCGTTGGCCACGTCGCTTTCGTCGTATCCGTATTTGTGCCTCTTCTTGTTGCCGAACTTGGTGAAGCCGTTCGTGGTGTCGTATTTGACCGCGGAGATGGAGCATCTCATGTCGAGCAGGATGTCGCCGAGGATTGCGTGGCCAGCCTCGTGGACGAGGACCTTCACCGCGTTCGTCGCGACGCTCCAGTTCTTGCCAATCGTCTCGAAATTCATCTCGTTGATGATTTTCTCGAAGTCGTCGATTGACACGTGCTCCTTGCGGTCCACGTATTCAATCATGGTGTTGTTTATCAGGGTCTTGATGTCTGCGCCAGACATGCCTTTGATTTTGGACGCCAACACGTTTATGTCGAGGCCTTCGAACAGGGGCTTGCCCTTCGCGTAGAACTCGATTATCTTGACCCTGGCCTTCAGGTCTGGGAGGTCTATCTTTATCTTCTTGTCGAACCTACCGCTCCTCAGAAGGGCCTCTGGGATGTCCCCGTAGTTGTTGGTGGAGGCCATGACCATCACGCCTTTGCTTTGGCTGTAACCGTCCAATTTCGTCAAAAGGAACTTCTCCACGGAGTGGGAGATGTCGGATTCGAAGTTGAACGACGACACGATTGAGTCGATTTCGTCGATGTATAGGATGGAGGGGCAATGCTGTTCGGCCTTGGCGAACGCCTCGCTGAGTTTCTTGACCGTGTCCTTCGGTTCCCCGTCGTGGGAGAACTCGATGAAATCGACCCCGCATTTGTCCGCGATGGTCCTGGCCAACAGGGTCTTGCCACATCCAGGCGGGCCCTGCAGGATTAAACCCTTCGGGATTTGGATTCCCATTTGGGTGTACTTGTCGTAGTTCCTGAATATGTTCACCAATTTCAAAATCTCGGCCCGTTCCTCCTCGTAGCCAGCGATTTTGTCGCTGATGTCAACTTGGTTCGGTTCGGTTACCGAGATTCCTTTTACGTTTTTGCGCTTGGCCATGTCAACCCTCCGTTCGTCTGGGCATCGCCCACGGGGATATTATACAGCATCCGCTTATGTCAAGCAACCTATTTTTTGTTCTGCAACGACGATTTGCGTTTCTCCTCGGCGGTCCACACCAAGGATGACGTGATGTCGCCAGAAGCCAACACCCTGCCGTAGAAGTCGAGGGTGACGTTCCTGTCCTTCTTGAACGTCCCGAGTATCTTCCCGTACCTGTCGTGGGCCGTGGCGTTGCCCTGCGCGTCCACGTCGACGTAGCCTATCACGGCCCCGTAGAAGTCCTTTATGTTATTCCTCATCCCCTACCTCCTCGTCGTCTATGTACGAACCAGTCCTGTTGTACCAAGTGCCAGCGACGTCGATGCTTCCCAACGCCTCAATCGCCTCCGACTCCTTGCACACGGACGCCGATTCCACGGTTTCGGAACCGAGGAAGTTGTTGATTATCCTCTTGACGCTTTTGTCGTTCGCCTTGACGGAGTAGACGCATAGGCTGAACGAATCGCCCATCCCTCGGAATTCGTTGACTCCCCCGAACTCGAGGACGTTGACGAATCCGCAACACGCCTTGATGCATAGGTATCTGTCCACCTGACCGCAGTCGGCCTTGATGCACACGTTGAAGATGTTGTCGACGTCGAGCGTCTCGCAAAACGACTCCACGCGTATGTAATCGAAGGACGCGCGCATGTCAGTTCACCCGCTTCTTCCTGATGGAATCCATCTCCTCGTCCGTCATGGGGATGGTGTCTATGTTGCCAGCGAGGTAGTTCTGCGAGAAGTTTATGGCGCCGTCTATGGCGTGCATCACCTTATCGGATTTGACCATCTCCGAGGCTATCCTGTTCCTGTTCTCCAGCGATTTCAGGTACATGGCCAGGATTACCTTCTTGTCATCTTCTCCCAAATCGTCGAACCCTTCGAGAATCTCGAGGCCGACGTCGTCGAGCAAAACGCCGTTTATGAGGTCTATCATGTTCTGCAACACGCAGGACGCGAATCCAGTGAACGCGTTTTCCTCGGTCTTCCCAGTCGGGGTTTGGTAGATTACCTGAATCGTCTCGGAGCGCGGGATTATGTATTCCCTGTCGCCCCTGAGCCAGGTCTTCTCCCTGCTCATCCTGGTCCCCTCGGAGAACGTTATGACTGGATTTATCAAGGTCCTTACGTCGCCGTTAGAGAACTTCAGGCACACGATTCGGGCGTCTTCGCCTATCTGCGGGGCGCAAGCGCCAGGCAAATCGCCGTGCTTGTTCAGTTCGTCCTTCACCTCGTTGATGATTCGGTGCGCCGTTTCCTTGCCTTCCTTGGTCGACATGTCGACCTCGAAAGCCCTCGTCCTAAGGGCTTCGTTCGATAGCACTATCTTCATTCGTCACTCCTCCGCCTCGGTGATGATGACCATGTATTCGTCCGTGTCGAAATCGCCTACGATGGCGACGTCGAACCCGTCGGCCAGGAACGTGGAGCGATACTCCTCGGCGGACGATAGGTCCGCCTCTATGTCCCTGTCCACGTATTCGGACTTGTCGAGTATGTTGTACACTTTGGACCACTCGTCGCTGTCGGCGAGGGTTATGACGTACGATTCGCCAACGAAGGACCCGTTTTGGGGAAGTCCCACGTTCTTCACGAATTCCATGAGTTTATCGTTTTGCATTCCTGACTATCTCCTTGAAATCTGACAAAGCGTCCTTCGACTCGTCCAACAGGGCCTCTTTGGAAGAACCCTCGAGGTAATCGTACCAACGTGAGTTCTGCTTGGCGTCCCGCGCCTTGCCTTCCTTGCGCTTCGGTTGGTTCAGGAGGAACACGATGTATGCAATCCTGTCGTAGTTTGCTTTGACGATGCCCAATTCCTTGAGCGCTTCCTCGCGTTGCTCGGGCGTTATCTTCCCGAGTTTGTACATCCTGTCGAATTCCTCGGATGTCTTGATGGTGTCCAACATCACCTGCTGTTGTTGCAGGAAATACTCTATGACGTCTGAACGGGCCATGTCATTCAACCTCCCTGATGTCGAGTCCGATGCTGTGGTTGATTAGGTCATCCCCTTCGAAAATAAGGAGGGTTTGCGCGGGTTTCGTGTATTTCCTGATGCTCTCCGCGAACTGGTCGGCACCGCAGATTGAGCCGTTCACGAAAACCTTCATGTTTTGGAAGAACTTTACCTTTTCCTCGTGATAGTGGCCGAGCAGGACGTAGTGCACGTATTCCTCGGTCGCGCCTATGAATTCCTGGAACGCCCGTTGCGGTTTGTTCATGTGGCCATGGGCGAACATCACGAGTTTGCCATTGAGCAATCTGAACTTGCCCATGGAGATTGAAAGGTTGTCGTGCGCGAACTTGACATTCGTTCCCTTTAGCCTTTCCTCAACGAACCAGTCGATGAGCCTGAAGTAGTTTTCCCTTTCCAAGGACTGATGCTTGTCGGCGACCATCCTGCTGTGGTTGTCCGAGCAACTCCTGTAGATGACCTCTGGTGATGCCTCTTGCAATTTATTCAGCGCCTGCGATATTATTTCGGACGCCTGCATCACCTGCTCCACAGCGTCGAACTCGGACTCTATCCTGAGGGTGTCGTGGATGATTCCGTGTATGCAATCGCCCAAGTTAACGACGTTCAGCCTGATGACGTTGGAGCGTTTGCAGTATTTGATTACGTCGGCGACCCACTTATCGACCCTGGCCCTCGCTATCTTCAGATTGTATTTGTTGCAATAGTCGTCGATTTCCATGCCTATGTGCATGTCACTGAAAAGAGCAACGGCCTCGACGCCGTCGAAGGCGGAGCCAACCCATTTGCACTTGGGCAATTCGTTGAGGGTCGGGATGACCTCTGCGATTGTGTCGCGAAGCCTTTCGATTCTGGACTCGTCGCGCAGTTTCCTGTTGAGGTTGGTGCGCTCATCGCGGAGCCTCTGCCTTTCCTTGTACAGTTCGTGCATGGCGTCTATCTGCTCTTCGGTCGGGGCGTCCGATTTGATTTCGGATACCTTGGACTCGAATTCCTTGCGGTGTTTCGACGCGCCGTGTTGGCACGCCTTGACGAAGCATCTGTAGTTCTCGCATGTGCCAGGCCATCCAGTGACGTCGGTCAGCCATTGCCAGTTGCGTTCGCCTCGGGGCAATTGCTTGTGCATGAGCCCCAATTGGAGGAAATCGTCGTTCCTCAGCGTGTCCTTCGCTTTGATGGCATCCAATATGTCCTGTCTGTTCATATGTCGTTCTCCTCGTTTTCGACTATGTCCGATTCCGCATCGGCTACGTTTTGTTGTTTGGCCATGTCCAGCATTTTTCTCACGGCCATGAGCACCCTTTCGCGGGACTCGTGGCTCATGCCGTCCGCTATGTTGACGTTGACCTCGTTCTTGGTGTTGTTTATCGTTATCGGTGGTTCGTCGGCCACGGTCGACACCTGCTTCCTTGATTCGGCGACGGCGTTCTGCATCGCCTCCATGTATTCGAGCAATTCCTTGTTGGACATCTCGTCGTGATGGTTCTCGACGCGTTCCTTCACCTTCTCCAGTATGTCGTCGAGCAGGTCGTTTTGCGTGTTCGCCCTGACCATGCTCCGCTTCACCATGCTCACGTTGAATTCGCTTATCACGTCCTTGAACTCGGACATCGACTTCGCTTCCTCCAACTTCTTGGCGAGGTCCTTGTGGCCGTCTGCGACCGAAGGCAAAACGGAACCGTTGTTTTCCTTTAGTTCCGTTTCGTCGTTCATAGCAAATCCTTGTATGTGTTCTCTATTTTGTCCTTGAGCGACGCCTCGATGGCCTGCTCAAGTCGTCCTTTGACGCTTGGGTCTCGGTTAAGCAACCCTTCCTTCAATTTCGCATTGGGCTCGAACCTGAACTTGGCCACATTGTCTTCCAAGGACACGGCCAAAACCCCGAAACCTACGTCAATCTCGACTTTTTTCTCGTTTTCGGCCACGGCGTCCATGATTATGTCCGCGATGACGAGGCCCTTTATGTTGGATAACTTGTCAAGATTCCTCTTCTGAATGGTGGTAAGCGTCGATAGTCTTTTGTTCGCGTTTTCCATGTTGCTCCCTTCTGCTTATTCTCTCAAGCGCCCTGATTACCTTGGTGACGTCCCTGCTCATTACGTAAGCGTGCGTCTCCTCGGCCAGTCTGTCGTATTCCTCCTCCATGTGGCCAAGCCTCGCCTTTACCAGCGAGGCCATTGTCCTCGGATTCGAATCTAGCGACGACAAATCTTCCGCTATATTATACAGTTTCGCCAAGAACGCGTTACCTGGGTTTGAATTCATACGTAGACATGGCCTCCGAAATCTTGGCATACGCGTCCATAAGGTCCTGTTCCTTTATGTCTGGGGTCCTGACGTCCGCCATGGCCTCTTGGACCGACATCCCGTTGAAGTTGACGTTCGAATAGACCATGAGGCCAGCGAGGACCGTCCCCAGTTCCGAAATGGTCGGGATTCGCACCGTGGTGCCACCCAACAGGCTCAGCACGTTGAGGAGGCTGTCCTTGTCCAATGCGTACACCAACTCGCTGAGCGCCGAGTATTCGGGCTCGTCCTTCAAACCGTACAGCATGAACATCATCACGCTGTACACGTCTTTTTCCGCAAGCCTGTCAAGGCTTCTGACTATATTGCTCTTTTTCATCAATCCACCCCGTTCTTGTTGCTTTCTGGGAACGCTTCCGTGTACGCGCTGGACACGATGCTGTCCAACACGTCGTCTGGCAATGTGTATCTGTTCCTCGCGTCGTTTATCTCCGTTCCGAGTTCCTTTCGCACCTCGTTGACCAGACAGGCCACGTAAGGCGACATGGAGTCTGGCAATTCCCAGAGGATTGGGGACTCGGACCTTTCGTTCTCGAGCACGGACAGCATGTAATCGTCCGCCTTCGCCATCCTGTTCTCCCTGGTAGCCTCCAGCCTCTCCAAGGCGCCCTTCGGCAACGTCAACTGAGACAGGAGCGTTAGTTTGCACGAAATCCTCAGGTTCTTGAACGTCTTGGGGTCCGATGCGTACGGCGTCCTGCCGACTACCTCGTCGACCAGGTCGGGCACCCTGTCCAGTTCCTCGAATATGGCCGACACCATGTATTCGTTCCTGTAGTCGTCCTGCACGGACTTCCGCATGTTGTCGCCTATGTTGGATTTCGGTATCCCATCCTCGTCAACTTGGGTCGTCATGCCGAATGATTCGTTTTGGTACATGACCTTCAGGGGATACAGCGATGACTTCGCGTAGTTGAGGAACGACTTCACGCGTTCCCCGTTGGCCCATTTCTTCAGGAACCTCATGTATATCGTGCTGGCTGCGAACTGGGCGAACCCGTCGTAGTCGCTGAAGTTGTTGCTGAAGTAGTTCTTCTTGAACGCCAGCATCCTGAAGATTATGTACATATACCCGAACAGTTTCATGTCGTCCCTGTTGGGCTCGTAGAACTCCTTGTCGAACTCTATGCAGATGTCCGTGTATTTCTTTCCCTCTGGCTTAACGAATCTCATGCTATTACCTCACTGACCCCGTCTGGGCCCTTCCTTACTTTTATGGTGCTGTCGTAGGGCAACCCCAACTCGGATGAGTGGTGGCTTATCACGAACACGCTCTCTATGTCATCCATCTCGCTCGCTATGAACTCGATTACCCTGTCGCAACTCACGCTGTCCAAGGCGTCCGTAATCTCGTCGAGGACCAGTATGTTGCAGGAGAACCCCGAGTAGTCGCACATCATGTCCCTGATGGCGAATTGCACTATGAGGTCGACCCTCTGCTTCTCGCCTCCCGACAGGTTCTCGTATTCCTTGCCGAGGAACGCTATCCTGAGTTCGTTGCCATCCTGCTCGAACGCTATGTCGTCCGTGTTGAATATCTTGGACGCATATGCCTTGGCTTTGGCGTTTATGTATTTGATTACGTCCTGCAGGAGGTATCCCCTGAAGTCCCTTTTAACAAGCGTCGACATCTTCGACAGGGCGTCCGACGTAGCCTTGAGCGACTCCAATTCCGAGTTGATGGATTCCGATTCCTTCGCCAACCCAGACAACTGCCTTTCGTTTTCCGCTATGCCTTCGCGCAACGACGAGATTTCGGCGTCCCTGCCCTCGGCCTTCTGCCTCAGTTTGGACGTCGTCACGGACGCCTCCCTGTATTTGTTCCTCATGGAATTCAACTCGGACATCGCCGTCGACGCTTCCGATTTGGCCTTCGAATGCTCCTCCATCTTCTTGGCATAGCCTTTTGCGTATGCCTCGTCTATGGACGCCAGTTTCTCCTTGTACGCCACCACGTCGGCGTCTATGTCCATCCTGACGAACGCCAAATCGGACTTGGCCTGCGCCAACTCCGCCTCCTGCTTGGACGTGTCGGGCTTCACGACGTTCGGTATCCTCTGACCGCAGGTCGGGCACACGTCCGTTATGCTCTTCAGTTTTGAAATCTCGGCCATGAGTTCGTTCACCCTGCATGACAGGCGCACCTCGTCTGCCTTGAGTTCGGCGGAGAACTCCGCGTGCTTCTCGGCCACGTGCCTCGTCTCGGCGGACTTATTGGATTCCGCGTCCTTGATTTCGGCGTCCAGCGCCTCGGCTTTGCCCGTCAACTCGCGGACGGTCGCCTCCAGTTTCTCGCACGCTTCCTTGGCGTCCTCCTCTTCCTTCTCGGCCTTGGTCAGTTCCTCGGAAGCGGACGAATCGTTCTCCAGTTCTGACAGACTTGCCCGTTGCTTCTCCAAAAGGCTTTCGTAAACGGAGGATTTGGAGGAGTTCGACGCGAGGGCGGATTCCGCGTTGGAAACGTCGGACGCGACCTTCGCCGTCCTTTTGGACAGCCTCTCCTTGATGTCCTCAATCATGAAGTCGGATTTGGAAAGGTGCTCAAGCACCTCCTTGCGACCGCTTGGGGTGTTGTCAGTGAACCTCTGGGGCAGTCCTTGGCCCAAGATGATTGCGCTACCGAGCAGTTCCTTGGTCAGTTCTGGGAACGTCTCGTTTAGGACGGCGGTCGATTCCCTGACGCCCTTCCCGCTGACGTCCTTCCCGTCTATCCTTATCTTCAGGTCGGTGCCGAGTTTGGCGTCGTCCTTGCTCCTGACTATCTCCACATCCTTGCCGTCGACGTTCAGCGAAAGCGTTACCACGCAACCGTCATCGAAAGTCTTGTTCGGCAGGTTGGACCTCACTCCCCCGATTGTCTCGCCAGTCAGGGCGAAGCATATCGCGTTCCATATGGACGATTTGCCAGAGCCATTGCTTTTGGATGCGTCCCTGGGGTCTTCGTTGATTCCCTCAACGAGGCAAAAACCCCTGTCGGAAAGCGCCACCTCCGAATCGCCGAACGACATGAAGTGGTGCAAAGATACCTTATCGAACCTTACCTTCATCGGCAAATCTCCTTCAACTCTGACACCACGGAATCGGATGTCCCCAATCTCTCCAAAACGAAATCCCTGAACATCGTCAGGTGGTCCGACCTGGTGGCGATGGTCGCTTGGCCTCGCTCGGCCTGTTCGGACGACATGTCGACTATTATCTTGAACGCCAACGCATTGGCGCCAATAAGTTTTGCTTGGACGGATTCTTTGAGCGACAACGGGCATTTCACGCACACGACAGCGTTGTTGCCGAGCGAATCGAGTTTTGACATCCCCGCGTCATCGTACACATCCAATTTGTAGAAGCGCAAGGCATGCGGGTTCTCGACCAATTCGAACGATGCGTCCGAATCGTCCAACACCATCACGTAATGCTTGTACACGAAGGCATCCTCGCTGAAATTCTGACCAGTGAGGTTCCCGAGGTTGATTGCAAACAACTTGCCATCACCGTCCATGAACTTGGTATGATTGTGCAGATGCCCGTTTATGAACAGCCCACCCAATCGCTCTATGTCCTTTATGTCGTATCCGAGTTTGGATTCGTATGCCCCGTACCTTATCCCTTTTATGTCGTTGTGTGAAAACACTATCGGACGCTTTATGAGTTTTGAAACCTCCTGCAAATCTACTAGATTTTCACTGAGGGAATACGGAAGAAATACTTTGTTGCCTTCCACCATCGGTTTGTCGATTACCTCGAATCCATGCTTCTCAAGAACCTTCGTGGAACTGTATTTGAGGTCCGATAGTCCAGACTCGTGGTTGCCCACTATGAACATGTGCCTTATTCCTTCCGCCCATTTCACCTTCTGCAGGATTGAAATCTCCTCGCTGGTCAGGTCTGGCTTGTCGAAGAAATCGCCGAGGTACACCACCTCGGAGCAACCACGTTCCAAAGCGAGCCCCTCGGCCCAATTCACCGACTCCAATAGATTGGAAAGCCTGGTTGAGCAATCGTCTCCCCTGGAGCGCAATATGGATGAGTACGTCGACCAATGGACGTCCCCGACAACTAATATCCTCATGTTGTTTATTATACCTCCATAGCCATCACCGAGCAGACGGCGTAGTCCACTAGGTCGTCGTCCCTTAGGTCCATGGCACCGCTTTTAATCAGCCAATCGAATTCGGAAAGCATCAGCACGACGTCAACCAACGTCTTGGATTGGTAGCGACCGCGCAACCTGCTGAGGGAGGCGAACCTCTTTTCGTTCATCTTCAGTTTGGAGGGCGACGCGTTCTGGTCCATTTGTATGCTCGCCATGTCCTTGAACGCGCCAAGCAAAGAGGCGCAGAACCAATAGCCGTCCGTCTTGCCCTTTCCATTTTTGTATTCGGACAACGCCTTTTTGACGGAATCGGGTTCGCGTCTCAGGACGGCGTTCACCAACTGGAACGGCTTTGCGTCATCCATTTCCCTGGCCTCGATGTCGGCCAATAGGCTGGAAAGCGCCTCGCGTTGCATCGTTTCCCCGAACAGCGACAGTTTGTCGGACTCCGATTCGATGACGAATGGGTCGTTTCCGCAAGCGTCGCAAAGTTCGTTGGCGTCGTCTTTCGACAGGCCTTTGCATTTGGAGCGAACGTAGTCGCTGAGTTGCCAACCCAAGGGCTTCTTGAACGTGTACACAGGGACGGACTCTGGCACGACCGCCTTCTTGCATATGATGAAGAACGCGGATTCGGACGAGGCCATGGCGGATGCTTCCGCCTCCTCCAACTCAACGTCATCCCCGATGAAGGCATGTATGTACCTTTCGGATGAGAACGTGGATTCCGACACCGCGTCAACCATGTCCGCGATTGAATCGTGGTAGGCAATCGGGGACTCGAAGGCCATCGAAGCCTCCTTCAGGTATTGCAAAGGCAGGAAATCGGAATCTTCGTACACAAGCACGAAAAGGCCGTTTAGGGCCTCGCGTTCCTGCACCGATTCCTTGAGTCTCCTCAAATTGCCTTCCATCTACCCATTCCCTTCCTTCGATTTAACCCAAAGCGCGCAAATGAGGTGTTCCATCCACCTTTCCTTGCTTATGCTCGGCAGTTTCAGTTTTCGGCATTCGTCCCGCAGGATGCCGTACATCCATGAGTGGCTTGAATCAGCCAACGCCGATTCGTATGCCTTCTTCCTCAGCGTCCCGACGAACAGGCCGAAGTCAAACTTGTCGTATTCGTCTTTGTAGTTGACTTTCTTCACTATTGACATCGCGTTCGGGAAACTTGACGAACCTATGCGATTCACTATGGCGTCGCACAACGATTCCGTCCCAGCGACCGTTTCCGAGTTCAGCGCGGAGAGTTTCCCTGGGGTCCTGCAATATGGTATGGCCCTTTCCACGCCGTCCCCCAAATCGTGGCGCGATAGGATGAACTCGTATAACTCGGCGTCCGAATATGCACCGAATCTGTATTTGACGCACCTGCCAAGGACGGTTTCCAACACGTTCTCCTCGCATTCCGCCAAAAGGATTATGTACGCGTTGCTCGGGGGTTCCTCCAACAGTTTCAGTATGGCGTTCTGCTCCCTGACGGACGCGTCGGTGAGGTCAGCCACGTAAACTCCTGGGGACTGCTTTCCGTAGATTCCGCTTATGCGCTCGAAATCGAGGCTGTCCGTTATGTCGTACTCATCCAGCCCGAGCCACGTAGCGATGTCCTTGGCGAGCGTGTGCTTTCCGCATCCGCGTTCGCCGAGCAGGATTGAGGCGCCAGGGAACCCCTGCGACACCCTGCGCTTCAACGTGCCAACCAATTCGGTCTGGCCAATCACAACGATACCTCGCACAATGACATCAGGCCGATTGTCGCCGTGTCGCACGGCGAATCGTCGTTCCTCGTGTCCGCCCTAACTTGGTTGACCAGTTGGGTCAGTTTGGCAAACACAGATGGCGCGTTCTCCACCCCGATTGTGTATTGGATGCACAGCGTGTCGCCTTTGCTCTTCGGCAATAAGAGTGATTCAGGCAACGAGGTGTCAGACAAATCATGGAACACGCAATACTTCGTGAGGTCCAAAAGGAACGACACGTATTCCGTCATGAAGTCCTTGATGCTTTCCACCCCGAGTTTCTTGAATCCGTTCATCACGCCGAGCACGGCGTTTTTGTTCCCGTCTAGGATGGCGTTCGTCAACTCGAACATCGGGCCGAACATATTCGTGCCGAGCACGTTGCAGACGACGTCCATGCTTATGCGCCTATCATACTCGGAGCATTTCTCGAGCATCGAGATTGCGTCCCTGACACCGCCGTTCGACAACTTCGCTATGTAGTCGCAGGCGTCGTCGTAATCGGACAACCCCTCGTTAGAGCATATGCGCTTAAGCCGTTCCGCTATGTCCTTTGCGGGGACTTTCTTGAAGTCGAAGCGCATGAGCCTGTTCAATATGGTCGACGGAATCTTCTGGGGGTCCGTGGTGCAGAAAACGAACTTCGTGTACTCGGGCGGTTCCTCCAAGCATTTTAGGAACGCGCTCCAAGCCTGTTGCGTCAATTGGTGGCATTCGTCCACTATCACGAACTTGTATTTGGAATCCAACGAGCGCGAACGCGCCTCGTCTATCAGTTCCCTTACGTTGTCTACGCCGTTGTTGGACGCCCCGTCTATCTCTATGGGCGAGCCTTGCCCTTCGTTCACCATGTTGGCGAATATCCTCGCCATCGTCGTTTTGCCATCTCCAGAGGGACCGCAGAAAAGATAGGCGTTCCTCGTCCTTCCAGTCTTGACCTGGCTTTCGAGAATCTCCTTCGTGTATTCCTGCCCCAATACGTCATCGAACGTCTTAGGCCTGTATTTGACCGCTAACGACTCCATTGTGAATCAAACCTCCGACTCTATCCTCACCTTGTCTATCGGCAACCAACCTTCCCACATGGAGTAGGTGCCGTTTCTGTTTTTGCATACCCCCATGACCTTTATCTTGCCCATGGAGATATCCAAGACCTCGACGGTCATGTTCGCGGAAGGTGGCGTCGAGCCACTGTTCCAGTTGTTCGCCAATACCGAACTCCTGACGGGGTCCAACATGAATTCGTCTATAACGACCTTATAGCATTTGCCCGTGGTGAATTCCGATTTCTTGAACTTTGGTATGGAGAACACGATGCGCCCGTCCTCGTTTTTGCGATTGGACAGGTCGGCGAGCCTAACCTTGCCCAATTCGCGTTCTATTATCTTGTTCATCCCCTGCTATCCAATGTATACTGGGCGATGACGTCGGCGCAATGCAACAGGGACACCAGCCTGTATTTGGAGAGGACGTTCGGGAGTTCCATCGCCTGCTGGGAGCCAGTCGCCGAGAATTGATTCACCAAGGCCACCGTTTCCTCTTTGGTTAGGGGTAGGAATTCGCTGATGGCATAATAGGCGCCGAAGCCGTCGGTTCCGATTACGTCTCGTTCGGAGGCGTCCTTCACCTTGTAGCAGAAGCGGGATACCCAATCGAATTTACCGAGTTCGTCCCTCTTCTTCCCATTGTCGCTGTACACCTTCTCGTTCTTGGCGCTGGCCTCGTAAAGTTGGGCTTTGCCTACGTCGTGCAACAATCCGAGGATGGCCACGGAATCCTTGATGTTCGCGACGGTCGCCTCATCGCTTCCGTACAGGGGCTTCTTGTCCATGTACTTCTCGCAGGCCTTCCTGAAGAAAGCGTAATCGTCCAAATCGGGGAACATCTCCATGTCATACCACTCGTCGGCCATCTCCTTCAGTTCTTCGGTGGGGACGCCGTCCGACGAACAACCCAACGCGAGCATGCATTTCGCCATCGCCTCGGGCTCTGGCTCCGACTCGATGAATTTCTGCGCCTTGTCGGTCATGGCCAATTCGGCCTCCACCTTGGCGTCTGACCTAACGACGCCACCATCCGTTTTGGTGACCAGCATCATCAGGGTTTTGTACACGTTGAGGGAATGCTCAAGCAAACCGCCTTCCTCCGCCAGGTTGTATTGCGTAGAGGCGGGGGCGTCGAAGAACCCGACTGAATCGAGGTAAGCCTTCAATTCCTTCGTGAACTTGCCACGACGGCCACGTTCCTCGACCTCGTTCATGATTCTCCAGAATTCCGCTTCGTTCTTCTTTTTGTTGACCATCGTGTTTCCTCCTAACGAAATCGCTCCATGGTAACCGAGGAGCGACGGCGCGCTGTTAAGTCGCGCATCTTGCTATTATTATACCGCGTCGAAAGAAAAAAGGAAGCGTTATGCTTCCTTTTGTTTTCATTGGTGGTTCCAACTGGATTCGAACCAGTATCAGCCAATTATCTGTTGCTACGGGTTATAAGTCCGCTGTTTTACCATTAAACTATGGAACCGAGAACACCTTAATTATAATACTTCACTTCGTACATGTCAACAAAGTTTTTGCCGTATTTTTCTATCACATAATTCAGTATAGGCTTCATCTCCCTTTTTTGTAATATTAGCAGGTTGCCGACAAACTGTTCTTTCTTCGCTTTCGATTTGGCGTCATAGTATCCCTTTACCTCAATGTATGTGTCCGTGACGGGGAGGTAAAAGTCTGGGTAATAAGTTCTTTCTTTGCCTTCGAATGTATACTTGAACCCACGTTCACACCTTTCGACGTTTATTCCGTGCTCTAGGCAGTAAATGACATAGGCCAATTCCCAAGAAGACTGACAGTAGTAACCCTTATAATAACCCCTCTTCCCTTTGCCACACAAATTCGTGCTCATCTCAGAACAACGCTTTCTGTGTTTTTCCGAAATCAGTTTGTACTGGCATTCTTTTGAACATACCTGTTTTTTCCTTTTTTCGAAAGGGAGGATTTTATGGCATACGACACATCGTGTCGGTGACTCGTTGTACTTTTTCGTTTCTGACGCAAGCCATATGTCATGCCTTTCCGTACATGACTCCCTATGACTAATTGAATTCCTCAATGAACGAGAAACCTTTTCTTTGGTGGCATCCGTTTTGTGCCTTGAGTTGGCGCAACTTCTGCAACAAAACCTGCCAGAGCCGTATTTCCGTTCCATCAACTTGCCACACTTCTCGCAAACATGTTTCTCAGAACGCCACTTATCGTAAAATCTTCGCTTGAGGGTCTCGGACCTTCTTTTACGCAGTTCTGAATCATGCAACCTTTTTTCGTAAGAATCAAAAGTTCCTTTTGAAATTAGATGCTCCCTGCAGTTGCTTTTGTGGCCATTGAATGCTTGTGGGTTGTCGAATTCTCTACCACATATGCATGTATACTTTTTATCTGACATTGGTGCTAATAAGGCGAATCGAACTACGGTTGATTCATCTAATTTAGCACTCTGACCAATTGAGTTACGGGAGGATTCGTGGCCTCGTGGGCCACATTACGCCTTAGGCCTTCTTAGCCTTGGTGCTTTCGACGATGTGTTCCACCATGCGACCATGGGTTTCGTCGGAAGTGACGACGACGTATTCGGACACCTTGTTCTCGGTGAAGCCGTCGAGGGCCTCCTTGAGTTCGGCGTTCTTCTTGAGTTCGGCGTTGAGGTCGCGCTTGTTGATTGCGACGGTGACCTTGACGAACTTGTCGTAGCCGTTCTTCTGAAGGTATTCGATTACCGAGCCCTCATCCGTGTACCCGACGTTGGTACGCTTGAACATGGTGGCATACAAAGGGCCGTCGTCGGTGAGGAACGCGCTCTCATCGGCGCCAGACGCCTTCATCTCGTCGAGCACCTCGTGCAGAAGCACCTCGCACTCCTGGGTGGCGTTCTTGAGTTTCTCCTCAACCGATTTCTTCTCCTCGGTGAGTTCGTCTTGGGTCTTCTTGAGGGCCCAGATTCTTTCGACTTTTTCCTGCAATGTCATGATTTCGTTCCTCGCTTCCACATTATTATACACCATATGGGGTGGGTGTCAACACCTATTCCGCATATTCCTCGGAAAGTTTTTCGCAAAGGTATCTGAACAGTTCCTCGCTTATCACGAAGTAGTTCTTCTGACCTGGGCCGAACTCGAACGCCAACGCTGTGTTGGACATCCTCATGGCGAAGGCCTCCTCCTTGTTTTTGTCAATCCAAGATTTCTTGATGGAGAACGATTCCTTTTCGGTCATCGGCGTCTTGCACTCTATCAGCATCGAGGCCGAGTCCACGAACACGTCGCCAGCGGAGAAGTTGGAAGCGCCAGAATTGGGCGTTCTCTTTCCCCCGACGATGGACGCGACGTGCTCCTCCTGCCTGGAACTGTAATACCTGGTCGCCTCTTTGTTTTTGGTGTTAGGCATTGAATCCCCCGTCGTTGTTCACCAATTGCGAGAAATCGACTTTGTCATCGTCGTCTTTCTCCGTCATGCTCCTGCTCGCCATGACGGACACGGCTTCGGCCGTGGTTATCCACATGGGGATGAGGTCGGAGATGGTGAGGTCGGCGGTAGAGAACTCCAAGACGTAGATGTTGGGGTCGACCATGCTTCTGAATGACGAGCACATGTAGTTGTTGCGCAACAACGCGCTGACCTGCTCGGACATGGCATGGAGGAGTTCCCCCTCATCCCTATAGTCGCTACGTTTGTAGAATATCTTGTTCGTGTAACTCATTTTTCCTCCTCCGCGAAATCGACGCCGAACGTCTCGGCCACGTTGACTTGCAACATCTTCTCGAAGGGGACGATGTTGGGGTCGTCCTTGGCGGACAGTTTCTCATACACCTTGTCGTATAGCCTATGCCACACGTCGAGGTGCTCCGTGAAATACGGCTTGAGGTTCTTTTTGCCCCTGATTTTTATTTCCTTGCCTTCTTTGTCGGTCAGGACCTCCCCAGTATCGGGGTCCTTCAACAGGAAGTATCCAGGCACGGGGTTGTCGATTAGGCCGAAGTACGTGGCCACGTCGAGCGTGTCCTGAAGGATGTCGACGCCTTTGGTGAACGACACACACGTCCTTCCCAGTTTGCGGTCCCATTTGCAGACCTTGGTCTTGAGGACGGCCACCTCCATGATGTAGCCAGCGGGCGATTCGGCGGTGTTGGAAAGTTCGTTGCCATCCTCATCGAAGAACTTGCCCTTCTTGACCTTGAGCCTCACGGAGCAACCGTGCTTCCAACCGCGTCCGCCAGACGTTACCTCCGCTGGGCCGTATGGGTTGAGCCCATCCCTCAACTGCTGAATCCCAACGAGGGTGCAGTCGTATTTGATTAGTAGGCTCGTGACGCGCTTGACGAAATCTCCCAACGTGTACGCGATACCGCCCATCGACTTCTTGTCCAACCCCTCGTCGTGCGTCTGTTGGCCGACTAGCATGTTGAGCGAGTCGATTACCACCAATCCGACCTCGCCAGTCTTGATGAGGTTGAGCACGTCCGTGAGGACCTGTTCCGCCGATTGGTCCTCGGGCCTGTAGCAAATCGTCTGCACGACGTCCGAGTTCATGTTGTACCCAGTGTTCATCGCCCATGACGGGTCCGCGCTACATTCGAGGTCCACGTAAACGATTTTCCTCGGCGATTCTGGATGCTTCTTGGGTTCCTTCTTTTGGAACGACGCGCAGATGAGGTAGGCCAACGTGGTCTTCCCAGAGCCCTCGGCCCCGCTCAGTTCGATTATCTTCCTCTCGGGGAGCGAGTTGTAAAGGCAGAAGTCCAAACCAGGGCTGCCCATGCTGAGGGTGCCATATGCGCTCAGGTCCTCTACGCCAGTCGTGATGGCGCCCTTAGTCTGCCTTTTCTGAATCCCCTTCAGGATGTCCGTTAAACTCAATTCGTCGCTCATGCGATTCTCCTTTTCTTATATTATACTCGTCTCACATGGAACGGTTCGGTCTCGAATCCGTTTCCTGCTCATAGGACGGCGCCCCGTAACTCAGGCGCATCTCCTCCGTCCTGCTCGCGATTATCCTCCTAAGGCAATTGCCCATGTCCTGCGCTGCCTCGACCTTGCCCTTCACTATCTTGTAGGCGTGGTCGTACACTGACGCGACGACCGATTCGTATTGCGACGCCATGGAGGCGAACGCCTGCGTCTCGGCGACGGTTGACTTGCTCTTGCCCTTCTCGTCCTTCTCGGCGCTGGAGGCGATGCAACTCTTGGAGTACACCTCCTTTTGCGCGCTCAGCGCCATATCGGCCTTGACCCCGACCGCCTCCAATTTGTCCGTCATGAAGTATATCATGTTCATGAGTTCCATGTAATACGATTGGAGGGTGCTCATCGCTGGGAACTTCTCCTGCACGCAATCCACGTGTATGTCAAGCATGAGGTTGTCCAACGCCTCGCAATACGCGTGGACGACGTCGTTGCACATCTCGTTGAAGTATTTCGAATTCTCATCGGTTTTGCCGACGTTTTCCTTCACTTTGTCCATATCGACGTCGTCAAGGAACGTGACGTTGTCCTGCGTCTTAGCCATGGAGTTCTCCTTTCGCGTGTTTGAGCACGTTCGTGTAGTCTGTGGTCAGGTACACCCTCTTCTTGAACGAAGGCAGTTCCAAGTAATCGTACCCTTCGAGTTTGTTTACGTTTATCGACTTATGGCCATCCGCCTTCATCCTCTCCAACGTCTCTATGGGGAAGTAAAGGACCTTGTCGTGGTCGCGCATCCATAGGACAACGCCAGGGTGAACGCCCTTCAACCCCTTGAAGGACAAGAGGTCGTCGTATTGCCTGAGTTCGCTGAACGGGAACGTGTTCCCCAAATGGCTTTTGGCCTCGATTAGGAAGGGGACCCCGTCGGCGAAGCACACGAAGTCGCATACGTTTCGCGACGTGAACCTGAATCCGTTCATGTTGTCCCTCAGCCTCATGGCCCTGCCTTTTGGGAACGGGAACGTCATGTTCCAATCGGATTCGAACAGTTCCTCGAATTTCTTGCCTTTGTTGTTGGGCATCAGATGGTCCTCTTGGATATCACGTTCCTGACGCAACCGTTGGCGAGGACGACGACGCGCTCGTCGCCGAAGTTGAGTTTGACGAACTGCTCGTCGCTGTTCTCCAATATGTGCTTTATGCCGTATACGCTTAGGTTCATGGAAAACCCGTTCACGGATTCTGGTAGGACCGTGTCGTGGTATTTCACCTTCTCGACGTTCTGCTTGCGCGAATCGTAAATCCTGAATCCCTCGGTCCCGAATTCGAACACGCACACGCCCTTCGATGCGGAAGACGAATCGGAGAACAGGAGAATCCTGTCTATCGCCTCCAACATCTCGCTGGCCCTGATGGTGGCCGAATACGGGTATGTCGCGTTGGCCGTACCGCGAATGGATTTCACGGGCACGGAATCAATCAGGGCCTCGTCGCTAGTCACTATCGAATAAACGGTGACGTCGGGCGAATCCAGCCTAATCCTGGTTTGGGGCCCTCCGTTGACGTCCGCGTGCCCAAGCGTCACGGTAACGTCGTCGCTGTTGAAAAGTTTGAACAATTTGACGGCCTTTTGGTTAAGCAACATGCTGACCTGCTTGGAAAGCGGGAACGAGTTGACGCATGCGCTCGAATTCGTCCACGTGATGCATCCCTCACCGTCAAGGTAATAGAACTTCTGGAGCGGTCTCGACATGGTTCCGTTGGCGAACTCCTTGCCGTTGAAGTTGAGCATGCTCACCAGTTTGTCGGTGGAGATGGAGAACGACACGGCTTCTTCGCCCAAGTCGAGCCTTGGCAATCTCACCAATTCCGAATCGGCAATCTTCATCGGGAATTTGTAGGACCCGTTCGCCGTGACGGACAAGGCGTTGCCGACGACGTCGAGGCCAATCTCCTCGGTCGTGACCTTGCTTATCAGCATCAGGAATTTCTTGGCGTCGACCACGGCCCTGAACTCCTCGCCTTCCACTTGGTCGAACAGGACGCTTACGTAATACTCGCCGTTGGTGACGTTCATCCTGGCCTCGCCTCCGTGCGCGTCTATCTCCAACGTGTCGTATCCGTAGATGACGCCCTTCAGCGACGCGTCTGTGTCGACGGCGCTGAGAATCTTCTTGCAAGCCTCTTTGAATCTTTCGGTCTTCGTAATCATTTTATTTCTCCGTTTCAGTCTCGGTTATTATACCGCGCGCGGATGGTTAACCTCGATTTTAACCCTGTTTCAGGCACCCGACTATGAAGTCGTGCGTGGACTCCGTGTGCTTCGCCTCGATTTCGGCCAACGCCTCCTCGTATGACATGCCTTTGCTCTGCAGGTTCTTCATGTTCTTCTGCAACTCGGAGCAATAGACGTTGTAATACCACTTCTTCGACACGTCCGCGTCGCACTTGAATGGCACCACCGATTTGCTCCCCATGCACGTCCTCATTATGTAGGACAGCCTGTCGGCGACCTTCTCCGCGTTTTCCTCTGGGCACTCGCCAATCAATTCGTCGTGGACGCCTATCAGCATCTTGAACCCGAGTTCGTTCAGTTCCCTGTCAGCGTCGATGTTAATCATCGCCACCTTCGTCATCGTGGCTGCGCCACCCTGAATCCTGGCGTTCACGCATTGCCTAGAGGCCCTCGCTATGAAACCCTCGTTGTCGATGACCTGGATGCCTTTGTCGCGCTCGGACGCTATTATCCCGTTAACTTCCTTAATCCCGCGGGCCTTCGAGAGGAGGCCGAGGATTCGGGCTTCGTCGGCTGGGTCCACGTCCCTGTCCTCGCAACCGATGAACGGGTTGAACAGGGCGTTTGAATCGCCAACGTATTTGATTGTGTATCTTGGCAGGGTGAGGTCTGGCAAGCGCCTGCGACGGCCGTGCCAATCCTCCACGTACCCCGTCTTCTTCGCGGTTTCTATGGTCTCGTCCGACCACGATTTGACTTTCGGGAATTGCTTGTAGAAGTCGTTGAGGAACTTCTGCGCCTCCTCCTTGGAGCATTTAATCTTGTCGGCTATCCCAGCGACGGACATCCCGTAGTTGATGCCCAACAGCAGGCTTTTGCAACTGCTCCTCCTATTGGCCCCGTCGTCGTTTCTCTTGCCCGTCCTGGGGTCGAACTCAAGGTTGTCCTCGTATTCGTTCCCGTATACCTTGGACGCGATTGTGGCGTACAAATCTCGGTTGTTCGCATAGGCGTAAATCAACGATTCGTCCTTGCAGTAGTTGGCCAAAAGCCTCGGTTCCTGCTGACTGAAGTCGGCGCCACAAAGGACGTAGCCTTCCTTCGCTTGGAACATCAGTCGTATCTCGTGGTTCTTGGAGGGTATCTGCTGGAGGTTGGGGTTGGAGCACGCAACACGGCCAGTCGCCGTTCCGACTTGGTTGAACGAGCAGTGGACCCTTCCGTCCCTCGGGCTCACGAACTCGGGAATCTTGTCGATGAAGTTGTTCACCAACGTGGCGAACGTCTTGCGCTCCAACAGGAGCCTGAGCAGCGGCACGTCGTGCTTCTCCAAAATCATCGGAATCGTTTCCTTGTCCATGCTCCTGGGCTTCTTCTTGTTGACTGGAGGAATCTTGAGCACGTCGTAAACCAATATGGCCAATTGCGTATTGGACGTCAGGTTTATCGGTTCCGTCAATTGCTCGGACTTCGTCTTGTTGCCGACCATCACGTTGGCGTCTTCCGATTTCCTCCATTCGTCAATCGCTGGCTTTATCCTGTCCAACTCCTCGTTGATTGGCAGGTCGAACTCGTCCAAAAGCCTGTGGTATTTCTCGCTGAGGCGTTTGTCGTATTCCAAGTCAATCTCGATGCCACGCTCCTCCATGAGCATGAAGGATTTCAGGACTGGCAACTCCACTTCCGTGTAAAGCCCGAAGATTCCCTCGTTACCGCTCTTCGTGAACTCGGCCAACTGATATTCGTAAAGCCTATAGGTCATCATCGCGTCCGTGGCTGCGTACAACGCGAACAGGGACGGGTCGAATATCGCGTAGCGTTCCTTCTCGAAAAGGCCCTCGATGTCGTATTTCCCGTGGCCTTTGTCGACGTGCAACATGTACTGTTCCTTAAGGCTCGCCCTCTCGTTTTCGTCGAGGATTTGCGAGGCAATCATCGTATCCCAGTAATAAGGCAACTCCACACCGCACGTGTTCTTCGTGACGCGAATGTCGAAACTAGCGTTGTGGTATATTATCTTGACGCCGTCGCAAAGACGGGACAGTTCCCTGCCCAACTCCTCCTCGTTCACCTGGTCCGCCAGGCGTTCCTCCGTTTTGTAATCGACGTGGTTCACGGGAACGTAAGCCTGTTTCTGACCAGGCGTGTAAAGGCACGCGCCCATTATCAAGCACGTCGTCGTGTCCAACGAGTTGTTCGTCTCGGTGTCGTACGCTATAATTCCGTTTTCTATCGCTTTGGATATGTATTCGTGCAACGATTCGACGTCCCTGATTACGACCGTGTCTGATTCGTGCTTGCCTAGTATGCGCTTGACGTTTGAGGCTATCACGGCCATCTTGTCCTCGATGGACAGTTTTTTGGATACCTTGTTCGACGTCTTCACCTTCTTGGGGGATTTAATCTTCTCCAGAAGTTTCTCGGTGTCGCTGGTAGGGAGAACGAACTCCTCTCCCCATAGATTATCTATCGTCTTCATGTTTCTCGGTTATTATACCACGGATGAAAAAAGACGCCAAGGCATCTAACCCATGGCGTCTTGATTCTATTTGCTGTAGTCGTATGTCCTTCTGGGCCTGGACACGGTCGGGTCAGTGGCGCCCGCGTATCCGCCAGACGGTTGGCTCGCGTAACCGCTCGCTGTGGGCTCGCGCTTCTCCACTTGGGCCACGATTGCCTCCTGCTCGTGCAACACGTCGTCGAAACTGCCAGAGTCGTATGCGCTGGACACGGATTTCCCGACGAAACCGCTTTGCTTTTGGCTGTTCTTGGCCTCCAATTCCTCTTTGGTAAGTTTGGGGAACTCGCCGTGTTCGAGGAAGTATTCCATCTCGTCGTACGAACGTTCCATGTAGGAATGGTGGTTGAGTTCCAAGCCATCGAATCCAGAGAAGTCCTTAACGAACCCGTTCTCCTCCCCATACATCTTGGGATTCATGAACCTGATGTCGTAATTGACCCTCTTTTCTCCCTTATAACTTAAACGGACGATTTTGAACACGACGTCCCTTAGGTCTCCGTAATCGCGAAGATATGAGGCGATGGTGTCCGCAAATACCGACGGCCTCTCCCAAATCTTGGGCGTCGCGACGATGTTACCTTGTTCGTCCTTCACGTACTCAATGAGTTTGACGAAGAACTTGGAATTGCGCTGTTCCCCGTGCTTGCAGAACGGGCATTTGTCGAGGGGTTCCTTCGGTGTGCGCAAGCACGCCACGTTCCTATATCCATATTCGCCTTTGAACTTATGGACATCAATCATATTGAACTCCTCTGGTGACGAGTAGTTGAATCTGACGATAGCGGAATCGTCGTAGTCCGACAGGTAGAAGTATCCGACCTTCCTGTCGCGGTTTTGTTTTTTGGCTCCGAACTTGTTTTGAGCCAAGTAAGTCGAGTAAGAGTATTCAGCCATGTTTTTTGTTTCCTTTCGGTTTTGTTGCCGTCCTTATTATACCGTGTTAGTTTAATCGCCAGTGGAGCCCAGTCCGCCGACGCGTTCGTTTGTCGCGCAATCGTCCGACGTCGTGTCGAATTTCAGGAAAACCCCCTGCATAACCCTATCGTTTTTCTTGAACGTTATCGGTTCGTCGCCCAAGTTTGCGAACCTGGCGCATATCTCGCCGTCGTTGTTCGGGTTGCTGTAGTAATCGGGGTCTATCAGCCCGACCGTGTTGGTCAGCACGATGTGCCTTCCGTGGAACCCCATGCTACTGCGTGGCGCCACGAACAGGAACTCGCCTTCGTTAATCCTGCACTTCACTCCCATCCTTATGGTCGTGGTCGAGTGCGGTTCCACGGTGAATTCCACTGGCGTGTGGAAATCGTAACCGCAACTGCTTTTCGTGGCCCTCGTCGGAAGGTCGAATCCAGGGCGCGAATCCGATATCCCGCGTATGTATTCGAATTTGTTGTTGTTCATTTCCCGAACCTCCTAATCCATTCGTCGGCGTCGATGACCTCCAACGAGGAGAATTCGTCGTACGTCATGTCGTTGACGTCTTTGCCGTCGGGCATCACCACCACGTCGACGAACACGTCCTTCCTTATGTTCTTCAGAAACCTCCTGATTCCCTTCCTGCCAGCGTCATCACCGTCCAGGCATAGGAGGTATGAACGCAAAGGCCCTTTGTTCAACAGTTCGTATTGGTGTGACGTCCCAGTGCCGAACAGCGCCACCGTCGGTATTCCCCAACCCCAAGCCGTCAACGCGTTTATCTGCGATTCCACGACCATCGTCGGCGCTTTGTTTGCCTTTATCGCCTCGTTGTAAAGGTATATCGGCTTCTCCTTGTCGGCGTCTATCAGGAACATCTTCGAGTTGACGCTTCTCCTGGTCATCATGACCAAGTCCCCGTCCTCGTCCCACACTGGGAACACGATGCATTCGCTTTTGGGGTCGTACCTCACGCCGAATCTCTCGCACACGTCGCGGGATAGGCGCCTCTTTTGCAGATAGGGATGCCATTTCTGCATCCCCTCGAGGACAGTGCCGTCCACCAAGTCCTTCGTTCTGCTCTTGGGCAATTCTATCTCGGTTAGGTTGAGTTCCCTGTCTGATAGGATGGAACCGAACCTGTCCAGCAACCACTCCTTGCCGAATTCGTCGTCTTGGTCGAAGCACAGCCCGACGAAATGGTACAGAGGCCCCTGCTCACCGCAAGTGAAGCAGTACATGTGACCGTATTCCACGTCGGGGGAATCGCCACAGTATATCTGGCAGGAGGGATGCGATTCCATCCCTCCCTTATGGTGGGGGCAGGTGACGGAGTAGTTGTCGCCTTTCCTTTCGAAAGCCGACAATTTGCCGTTGACCAATTCCTTTTTTATGGCCGTCAGAATCTTGTCGATTGGCGCGTCTATGAGATGGTTCTCTATCACCAAGTCCATCAGAAGCACTCCTCCCCAGAGCCATAGCGGTCCTCAAGGCTGGCCGAGGATTCCTGGGACGAAACGCCGTCGTCGGAAACTGGGATGTATTTGAATATGCCTTTGTTGAGGTCCACCTTGTAGTTGAGGACGTTCCCGTTCGACATATCCCTCGCTTTGACGAGCGTCAGTTTCATGATGTCGTCCTTCTTCTCGAGGAAGATTACGGTCGTGCTGTCCTGCCCGATTCGGTCGGACTGCGCTATTTGCGTGGTTGACACGTCACCGCTCTCCGTCGTGGTCCTGTTCTGCTGGCACACGCTTATGATTGGGATTTTCTTCATGGTTTGCAGGATTTTCAGGTCCTTCGAGATGTTGGATGCCTTCTCGGGTGGCGTCCTTCCGCGCCTGCAGTCCTCCAATAGGGACAACTGGTCGACGAAGAGGATGTCGAGGTTCTCCTTCTCGATGAACGAGCGGAGCGCGTTCACGTCGGCCGTGCCAGCAATCATGTTCGGCGTCATCACCTTGATTGACCCCTTCCCCATAGAGGGTAGGTTGTCGATGTAGGATTTGTATTGGTTCATTATGGCTTCCTGGCCATGGACCAAACCGCCGTTGCTTATGTGGCCCATGAGCGTATCGAAACGGTACCCGACCTTGTCCTCGCTCATTTCGCCAGAGTAGATGCCCACGTTGAGCCCCTGCATATAGGCTGCCGTGGCGCACTTCAGCATAATCCACGATTTGCCGTTGTTGGTCCTGGCCACAATCGTGGCCAGTTCCTCCTGCCTGTCGAATCCGCCGACCACGGCGTCCAATTCGGGGAACCCAGTGGTGACGAAGTATTTTCCGAAATCCCTGGTTTTCTCGACGTATCTGTCGTAACGGCTGACGTCCTTCGTGATGTCGACACACCCGATTGACGAACCGTTGTCGAGGTAGTGGGAGGCGTTTCGGTACACGTTCATGGCGTCTTCCACCTTGTTCTGCAACAGGAGCGTCTTGACCTTGTTGAACGTTTCCGCCAACTTCCGCGTGTTGTAATCGTCGGACAAAGCGGACAGGAGGTACTTCGGGTTTTCCGTCACCTCGATTATCTCGAACCTAGGGAACTTCGCCACGAACGTCTCCAAGTCGCAGACGTTCCCGTATTTCGAGACGTGGTCCATGATGAACCTGTATTCGTTCCTGTAGTCGGAGAAATACTCCTCGTTCAGGTTGTTCTTAGTTATTATGGAAGCGTCCCCGTTGCGAAGGACGTAGTTAAGAAACTGAAGTTGAATCATGAACGTCCCTCCTCATTGCCCAAGTTTCAGGGCGCGTTTGTCGGCGCCAGTCAATTCGACGTCGTCGGAACTGAGCGCTATCCTGGAATAAAGCCTGTCCCCCAAAGCCAAGTGCAATTCCTCGTCGGTTAGGTTGGACGTGTACACGTTGGCCTTCCCAGTGTCGAGCCTCGTGTTTATGAAGTTGAGTATGTTCTCGTGTTCGAATTGGGTCAGGCCCTTCGTACCGACCTCGTCCCAAATGACCAAATCGGCCGTCGGGGCGTTTTCCTTGATGTACTCCGCGTAAGCGCTGTGCCCCGATATGTTGTTCTTCAATTCGAGCAGGAGCCTGGGAACGTGCACGAACAGGACCCTGCATGACAGGTCGCTCTTCGCCCAAATTCGGTTGACGTACGCTTGGGCCAATCTCAATGCCCACGACGTCTTTCCGTTGCCAGTGTTCGTCGAGTGGATGTACAGATTGCCACCAGACTTCACGAAATTGGTTATGTTCGATTCGATGGACGACAGGTATTCGAAGGAATCCTTGTCAGCCTCATCGGCGTCCAAAACGAGGGGAATCCTCCTCCTTTGCCTATCCGATATGTAGGCATAGTCGTACAGCGCCCCAGTTTTGTACTTGCGAAGGCAGAAGCAATCGCAGTCTATGTGGTTGCATTCGTTGAGCAACCAGCAGTTCTCGTTCTCTTCAATCATCGCGTTTATTATACGGCGCAAAGGTGATGGGAGAACCCATCACCAACCGCAACCTTCCCAGAAGTCCTTGTCTTTGTATTTGCTGAAGTCCAGGGTCTTGTGGTCATCGTTCATGTGGTTGAGCCAAGCCGTCTTGATGAAGTTGCCGTTCTTTTCGTAGGAGCGGGTGAATTTATTCCATTTCGGCATGACAACGACGACGATGTCCTGGTTTTGCGAATACGGGATTCTCACGCAGTATTTGGTAACGACCCAATCGTCGGTCCCGAATTCGTAGAACCCCTTCCCGTATTCGACCTCGAACGCGTCGTAACGCGTGGTCCTCAGGGAGTCTATGCAATCGTAGATGGCCTCGCTCTTGTAATCGTGGCTCCTGTCCTCCCTGTTGCCGATGTGGTCGCTCAGGTGACGGGACACGACGTACCCGTCGAAAGCCTCTTGGGCCTTCCTGACCTTCTCGTCGGTTCCTTTGGGGAAGAACACGTCCCTATGGAACAGCGCCCTTCTGTCTTCGTTTCTGTACATGTCGTTTCCTCCTATCCAAGAAAGATTATACCAGCGTGATGGGCGTCGGTCAATACCGCTTTTCGCTCAATCCGCCCTTCGTGGCGACCTTAATCGTTGGCGTAGATTTCGGCTTAATCTGCATTTTCTCGCGCTCGTAGGACTCGATGGCCCACACGCAATTTGAGTATTTGCTCGCCACGGCCATGCCTATCACGTCCAACGCTACCTTCCTGCTACCCTTGGCGTACCCATTGAGCGTTTCCTGGAATCTGATGACCGTTTCCTTCGTCATCTTACCAGAATCGACCAAGGCGTCCACCCAGTGCTCCAACTCGCGTTTGACGTCTGGGTCTTCGGCGGATATGTAGGATTTGAGCGCCTTCGACACGCAGGCCTTCTTGGCTTTCCTCGCATCGGATTTGCTCCGTGGGGAAACGCGGAATTCCTTGTTGAACTCCTCGTCGTCGCTCCTGATTATCCACAGGTATTTTTCCAAATCGAAACTTATCCTGTCTGGGTTTTCGTCGGAATATCGGACGACGCCGTATTTCCTCAGGGAAGCCTGGCACGACAATTGCGAATCGGCCCCCAACGACGTGCCTTCCCTCGTGGCCTCCCTGTCTATGTCGAAGAGGCCTTCGCCATCGCAATCGCCAGAGCCGACCAACCCGAGTAGCCAATAGCAGAACACGGCGTTCTCAAGGCCAATCCTCATGGAGGCCTTCACGTCGAACGACGCACGTTTGAAATCAGTGGGCATATTCGTAAACGGCCCTCGACGCACGCAATTCGCCCAGTTTGGACCTGATTAGAGACAGCAAATCGTTTTGGCCCATGCCATGCAATTTGGAGACGATTCCGCGCACCATGCCGTCGTCCCCGAAACCGTACTTTTCGCAGAAGGACTCGGCGTATGAGGAATCGAGCGACTTCAAATCTGACGCGAGCAACGTTTCGGAGAAGCGCAGTCCGCCCCTCGTCGGGAACGCGCTACCGTTCATCAGCATGTCGACCAACAAGGCGTCCGTGACTTTCCTTTGGCTCAGAAGGCTGTCCATGAGGATGGTGGTTGCGACGCTGGACCTGAGGCCGAAATCGTCCTTCGGCAAATCGTCTACGAGCGGGATGCTTTTCCCAGAATCGTCCTGATACGCGGACGTGTCGAGCGAAAGCAATTGGTTGTCCTTGGACCTGATTTGGCGGTTGGAATGCTCATACCACGACGCCCTGACGGACGTGATTGCCTGATTGATGCACTTCTCGGCCCCCTTCTTTTCCTTGGACACGTGCTTGTTGGGGTCCAGCCACGCCCCGTATCGAACCGCTTTCTCGATGCCATCGTACACCCACATGGCGGAATCGACCAACGTGATGCCACTGCCTTTGCTTTTTTCGTAAAGGTACGGAATCAAATGCCAATACCTCACCATGAGGGCGGACAGCATCTGGTTCTTCGCCACCTCGTCGCACCTCTCGCATGCGCTCCTGTAGGCGTTTGCCAATTCCGTGATGTCGTAAGGGACGTCCTCCTTTTGGCCGACGACGAATCCCTTGATTTGGCTCGCTGACGCCACGAACTGGTTGTACATCGCCATCGCCTCTTCGTTTTTGCTATCGAACATATTCTAAAACCTCCGTTGCCAAAATTATATACCCAGTTGATTTATAAGTCAACCACATTGAAATCAAAAAGGCCTTTCGGCCAATTCAATCACCTTTACGGGATTCCAACCTGTCATCCGACAGGACGGCGCCCACCACGGAATCCACCGTGTCCTCAGGGCAAATCGTCACCGTGAAATCACCGTTGTATGTAGGACCTGGGGAGCGCTTGGCGTTACTGTGGACGAACCAATGGCCAGACAACTTCGCGTAAATCGGCACGGAAGCCATCACCGCATCCAGTTCGTCCGAATCAAAGAAAATGTCCAAGTCGTCGAAACTCAATTCTACTTCGCCAGTGTAAATCTTCCTGAGCCCAGCCACTATGCCTAGGTATATCTTGCATATGTCGACGCTTGGCCCCAACCCGAATATCCCATTGAATTCCATGAATCAGGCCTCCTTTGCCAACGACTCGCGATGGGACGGACCCAAAACGAGGAATATGTGCCTGTCTATCGGATACCACCAATCCCATACCAAATCGAATTCCACGGCGTTCGCTTCGTCGTCTGACAACGCGAGAGCCCACCCGTATTTACCCTCTATGGGGAAAAGGAACCCGCGATACACGATGGCTTTGTCGCCCCTCTTCCACTCCGAATTCGGGAATTTCTTTCTGCAAAATTCCAGTTCGTCGTCGGTCATATCCCTTTCGAACCCATGCCATTCGTACAACGTCTTCCCGTTGACGTCCCCGAAAACGCCGACCAGATAATTCCACAACGAGAACATCGCGTCCTTGTCGTATCCTTTTTCGTCCGCGACGCGCAGGCAATCCTCGAACGTCCTCGTTATCTCCTCTTCGGAGAATTCGAACCACTCGCCGTCCTCGTCTTTGCTTATGTATTGGGACAGCGATTCGTCGAACAGGAACACGGCTTTGAACGTCGGCGCGAACAAATCGTCGTTGAGGGCGAGCATCTTCCTGTACAAACCGTAGAGAAAATTCACCTCGAACCCCTCGAAGTCGGAGCGAAGCACCTTTTTCCTGACGGTTGAGCAACCGCTCGTGTAAGTCGAAAGGCTTCGCTCGAAGGCGAAGCACTCGTAATCGCGACCATTTCCGTCCATGTCAATCCTCCACGACGAACGTATCCTCGTCCGTATTCAACAGCATGAGGTTTATCCCGTTGCCTGCATCGGCGGACATTATCGAGAACATGGGGCCACGCAGATGGCTTACGACCTCGGCCCTGGTCGAGAATCCGTTTCCGAAAACGACGACGTGCTTGCCGATGAGCCAGTTTCCGTATTTTTTCTTCTTGCCTTTTTCCATGCTCACATTCGTTATTATACATCGACGGGAAATTCGTCCCGTTTGATGCGATGATGTCCAGTCCGTTGCAAAACCGAACTATTTTTGCGATTTTACGTATTTTATCGTGAGCGCCCCAATCCAATTCGGGAACGCGATTGGGCACATGTCGTTCTTGTCGAAATTGCAATCCTCCAACTTGCAGTACTCGTATCCAACGTACGAACCCACGCCATGGGACTTGATGAATCCGTTCACGTAATCCTCCAAGTCGAAATCGTTCTTGAACGCACCCGTGAGGATTATCTTCTCCTCCGAAGGCCTCAGCATCAGAGAAATGATGTACTTATGCATGCCGTCGCCCTCAGAAATCGTAAGTTTCCTCGAGGCGACCTTCCGAAAGGACGTAGAACTGCCAATCGAAATCGTCGCCAACCTTGTTGTACTTCTTTACGTCGGCCACGCCACCCGCGTTCTTGGGGTCGGAAAGTCGTTCCTTCGACCACTTAAGCGCGTCGGCCTTACGCGTGAACTCCGCTGTCTCGGCGACATCGTCGCCCAGCCAAATCTGCACCTGATAAGGCAAGTGCTCCTTTTTCGGAACCTCAATCTCGACGTCCGTGCCGAACGACTCCGCCAAAAGAAGGGTGGCGTTGCGGAACGCCTCGTTCCTCCAATCGTCTCTGTTTACTCTGATTGTCATAATTCACTCCCACTCGAATTTGGCTTTGCCAGCCTTGATGTCCTTGTCGAATTTCTTGAGCACGTTCAACGACTCGGGTTTGCCGAACACGTAGTAATCGAAGTCGTTTGGGACCTCCCTCGTGATGACGGTGGTCCTGGCGCACCTGTCGTGGTTGCGCTTGCACTTGAGAGTCTCGTAAAGTACCTCAAGGCACCTTTCCTTGCTTTCGTTCGGCCACATGTGCACGGAACCGTCCTTGTCGTAGAACACGGCGTAGTACATGCGCTTTGTCTTCTTGTCTTCGGCCATCATCAAATGCCTCCTACCCCTATATTATACCAGAGATGGAGGTCCGTGTCAAATAACGAAAACGACCGCGAGGGTCGTCATTCGTTGTTGTCTTCGGGGCTGACTATGTATCTTTCTGGATTTCCGATTTTCTCTTTCCTGAACTTATATGTGGTGTTGAGCCATAAGTTGCCCACCTTCTCAAATAGCAATTGATTGGACCACGGGAATTGAAGAACGCCATTATTGGTTTGATGCCATTCACTAGCGGGTCCTTTAGGCATAATCCATCTGCCAATCTTATAGAGGTCTAAACACTCAAGCAATTTCATATTAAGAAATTCTCTGCCACTATACATGCCTACTTTAAGATGGTGTTTTTCATGAACATAGTTAGCAATCCTGACTACGTCATCATGGTCACTATCCCCACCCATTAAACCAAACACGGTAATTCCTGGATGTTCGGCAATTAGTTTATCTATTTCTTCATTTGTTAATAATGTACCGACATAAGGTCTCAACCAAGGCTCAGAGCACTGGGAACAGTGACAGACACACCCTGTAATATTTACACATAGTGTAATTTCTTCTGGAAATTCTGCAAATGTAACTGCTACATCGTAGTACTTAAGTGGTTTACCAAGGGATTCATTTTCTTCTTCTTTATTTCTTAAGTTTAAGTCTTCCATACACATATCCTTTCTCTATATATTCTTGAAGTGTATCTTGTTTAACGAATTTATTTGTAACACCATTATTTATCCAAACTCTATCTTTACTTTCGAGACTAATTTTATCTTTTCTTTCTTGGGAAATTTTTATTCCAAATAACTTATTATGTAATTTGTTTTTACATTCTTCAGATTTGTGAGAACCTACATTTGAATTTAATAGTGCTTCTTTATGCTTATCTGATAACGGTCTTCCACCTAACACCCAACCTTCAGATAAGTATTTATCCAGTTCAGTTGGTTGAACCATTTTATAAACCCCATCTTTATGTATATGCTTAGTACCTTTATTTTTTCTACTTTGACCTCTTTGCTTCAATGATGACTTTAAAGCACCTAGAGTTTTAGATTCCTCATATAATTTTTGAAGACCATCCAGTTGTTCAAGTACATGTCTCTCCTCAATATAGAAATCTTGTTTCTTATAGTCTCTATGATTTAAACAATACTTTAATGCACAGATATTATTATATTTAAATTCGGCATCTTTACTACACAAGCATAAATAGTAGTGAGCAAGCACGTGGTCTTTGTATAAAAGATGTATTGTGTTTTCTGAAGAATTATCACAAGGAATACCTAATATCTTAAAATAGCATCTAGGTATAATGTGATGACTCTGGGTTTTAAACCTCGCTTGTTTTGTATTTAAATTAGTTTTCACCAACTCTATATACTTTGATAAATACTCATTATCTAGTATAACGTTCGTGGCCAGTAATTTTTCTTTTATATTCATGCATTTAATTTAGCATATAAAATCACAACAACTATCAGACTTTTTCCTCTACTTTTCCATAGTATCTACGGGACGCTTCGAGTTGCCTCGCTTCCGAGAAGTTGCTCACCCTGCGGAGGTATCCTATTATCCTGGTTTCGTAATCCAGGTTCTTGGAGCCACACTTGGGGCACTCGTGCAGATACCGTTTGTCCCTGCATCCGCAATCGTTGCAAATCGTCGCAGGTATATTATACGTCCAGTAGTTGCACCCAGCCTTGACGGCCACGTCCATCAACAACCTATACTGCTTTTTGGAAAGGAACTCGGAAAGGTTATTGTGGAGCGCGACGCCTCCGCTGCATACGCTCGCGAATCCCTCCCCTTGGTAGTAGAACTTCTTGATTGGGTCTATCGTCGTGTCCTCAACCACGTAGAAGTAGGAGTTGTACAGATTCCTGCCTTGGGGCACGACGTATCCGTCCTTCTTGTCCCATTGGTACAACTTGGCGGATGCGTTCTCACCAGGCACGAATTCCAGGTTATATTTCGTGGTTTGCGTCTTGTGCTCCCTGTTGACCGATTCTATGGTCCCGAGGATGTCTTTGGCCAACTGCCTGTACTGCGCGTTTTCTGGCTTTACGTCAATGCCCCTATATTGGGATGGCGCGTCCTCACCGAGGGACCTCAGGAACTCGGCTGCCTCAACGAACCCGTTGACACCGACCGTAAGGAACTGTTTGTCCAAGTCGATGAACCCAGCGGAATACGCTGGCAACATGCCATTGGCCAAATCGTCGTGGAGTTTCATGTTCCACGCATTGAGGTATTTGTGCACCCTGTTCACGATGGCCGTTATGTATTCGGGCAACGTTTTTCCGCCATCGGAGCCGACCGCTTCGCGATTGAACCAATCCTGCGTTATCCTGTTGAGGTTGAGCGTTATCACCTTCTTGGAGCCAGTCATGATGCCACCAGCGCCCATCGAGGTGCTGAACACGTTCTCGTCAATTCCGTTTCGCAACCTGCAACACGACGATAGCGAATCGGCGCTATCGCTTTGGTAAATGAAGAAGGAATGGCCTTCCGCGTGCATTTCCGCGCAGAAATCGGCGGACTCCTCGTCAACGTATTTCCCAGTGTCTTTGTCAACCAAGAGGTTGAACGATTCGACGGGGAAGGTTATGGTCGTTTTCTCACGCTCCTTGTTGAACCATTTCATGAACATCTTCTGAAGTTCCTTTGTCGTTTCCCAACACGGCTCGTCCAAATCGGGGAAGAAGAAACCCTTGAATATGCTTTCGAAATAGCCTTTGTCGAAATAGGAGATGTTGATGAACGGCGATTGGTAGTTCCTGGCGCCAGCGGGCTGGTTTACCGAGTACACGAACTGTTGGAACCAGTCCTCAATCTTATGCCTCAGCGTGAACTCATGGCCACCCACCTTCTCAACGATGTCGTCCAGATGGTTCGTGTAATCCTGCCCATAGTCCAACCTAAGGAAGTGGTCGAAGTACGTCAGGAACTCGGGTATCGCGACGGCTCCCGCGAACTGCGATGAAAGCAGGAACACGAGGTTGACGAGGCTCCCGATGTAACTGTTCGCGTGTTTCGGCGCCGAAGCGGACCCGCCGAGGCCAGACAGGCCATCTAGGAGGAACGGATACAACGAGGCAGCGACGCAATACGGCTTAAGGGACGATTCGTCGTGGGAGTAGATTATGTGGTTCTTCAAATCCGAGTCGAACGATTCGACGATGGATTCTCCGTACATTTTGTAAAGATAGCGCTTGACCAACGCCCTGTTCAGGTCTATGAAGTCCTTTTTTCCGAGTTCGCACTCTTGCGTCGCCAGGTTCTTTGAGGTGACGTTGGCGTTGGAATCGTACTGACTTCCAGTCGATGCATTAGACGCCTTGTTGTACTCGTCTATGAATTTAAGTTTTTTGGTTAAAGTCTTCTCGTCCATTTTGCTACCTGATGATTTATTTGATTTATTTTTGTTTGGCAAGCCAATCCCTGCACTCGCCTTTGATGTACAGTTTCCCGTCGACTTCCAACGCGGGCGTCCCACTAATTCCCTTGCCAATCATTTCGTCGACGTCGGTGCATGATTCGTATTCGATGCCCTTCTTCTTGAGCATCATCTCCACGGCTTTGCACATACCGCATGATTCCTGGTGGTACAAAATAACTTTCATTTCTTGCTCCTCTTGGCGTTTTTGGCCTTAATCTTCTCGTTTTCCTCTTGCTCCTCGACCTTCTCCAAGGCCTTGGAAAGGGCCATGATTTCGTCTTCGTCAAGAGACGAAATCAAAGCGTAGGCATCGTCTTCTATTTTGCCCATTGAATTTCTCCTTCTCCTAATAGCAATGAATTTAGCAAGGGCGTCACAACCCTCTCACGTAGCCTTCCAGAGTGGCCAAGACCTCGGTATCGGACGACCCGTCGACTATGTAGTCGGACATGGCCTGCTTCTCGTTTATGACCTCCGAAATCCTGTCGTCGATGGTCCCGTCGCACAGCAGGTTGTAAACGAACACGGGCCGTTTGGCCCCTATCCTGTGTATCCTGTCGCACGCCTGATAATAGTCAGACGCCGTCCACGGTTGGTCGACGAACACCATGTAGGACGCGCTGGTAAGCGTAACGCCCGTGCCCATTTTCGACACCGTTCCGAGGAACACCTTCCTGTTGGGGTTCCGTTGGAATTCGTCTATGTTGAACGACACGTCGCCGTCTGGCGTATCGCCAGTGCCGACCAACGGATTCAGGTCCGACAGCCTGTCAGAAAGGCACCTAATCGGTTCCTTGAACGTGCTGAACACGACGACCTTCTCACCGTTTCCCACGATTTCCCTCACCAGTTCCTCGGCCCTGTCCAATTTTATGGAGCCCACGTCCTGCGACGTTAGGACGGACGGGCACGTGGTGGCCTGCTTCAGCCTCACTATGAGGGACAGTATGCCGTTCGTGCTCAGTTCGACCTTGTCGCACACGGCCCTTATCGCCTCGTCCGACCCGTCCTCCCTTATGGCGTTCAGGAGTCCTTCGTAAAGGGACGCTTGCTTCGGTGGCATGTCCAGATGCTCGTCTATGAACGTCCTGTCTGGCAGGTTCAGCATGTCCTTCGTCCTCCTTATGGAGCACGACTCGACCTCGTTTTGGAGCACGTCCAGGTTCTTGTACGCCAATATTCTGCCACGCGTCCTCTCGTCCATGACGCAGAACGTGTTCTTGAACTTCGTGACGCTACGCTTCGGCTCAACGCCAATCCAAGCCAGCGGGACGTAGGCGTCCAATGGGTTGCTCGTTATGAGCGTGCCAGTCATGGCGACCATGTGAGGGGCCGACAGTTTTAGGAGGTTCTCCCCCTGGTCTGAAGCCCATCCCTTGGCCCTATGTATTTCATCAACGGCAATCATCCCGTATTCGTTCGCGCCAGATGACAACGCCTTTATCACGTCGTCGTTCCTCAGCATCTCGACGTTTATTATCACGAAGAACTCGTCTATGGGGGACTTCAATTCGGCCACGCGCTTCGGTGACGGGGCCCAACTGACCGTCCCGTTCCTGGAAACCTTTTTGCCTATGACCCTGCATCCGAGGTCGCTGTGCTTGGCTATCTCGCGTTCCCAGTTCGTCTTGAGGGACGCGATACCGCAGATGATTAGGCAGTGTTTTATCCCTTCCCTCCTTCGCAATTCCTCCGCCAGGCATATGACCTGCAGGCTCTTGCCGAGCCCAGGGGCGTCCAAGAGGAGGAACCTGTCGTGCGAAAGGCCGAACGAGATGCCCTCCAACTGGTAATCGAACGGCTTCGTTTTGTATGAGGATGCGTCTGGGTCGAAATTGTTGGCCGATTCGCTTGGTTCGTCCATGACGGACAACGACACGTCGTCGAAGCATGTCATGTTGTCCAAGACGTAGGAAAGCGCCGTTATTGGCATCTCCACCTCGCCCGTCTTCTTGTCATATGCATACGTCCCGAAGGCGCCGAGCGTCTTCATGGCATCGTCGTCGAGGTCGCCATAGACGAAGAGGGAGGTGATTCCGCCTAGGTTTCTCTTCCTCCTCTCCTCGACCCTAATCATGCTTATCTTCTTTTTCTTCCATACGACGGATTGATACGGAGCACTCCTCATTGAACCCGTCTATCCGCTTGGCTTTCGTCGATAGGGACACCTCCACGGCGAACGGTTCGTCGCAAAAGTCGCATATGTACATCTCTGGCACGCACTCGACGTCTCCGTCGACGAAAATAATCCTGCCATGGGAGTCCTTTGTCGCGTGGACGCCTTTGCGCAGGACGTCGTCCGAGACAAGTATCTCCTCTGGCAGGTATTGGGCCCCGCAATGGGGGCAAGTTATGATGTTTTCCATGCGGTTATTATACCGCGCCCGTCATATCAATTGGAACATCGGCAGTATGGTGTGGACGTTATCGTAGAAATCATTCGTCATGAAATAATGGCTGTTGGCACCTTTGTACGGAGGTGTTCCCTTCCATTTGTTTGAGAACGGATACGTGGAATTGGATGAACGTTGCGATATGTAGTACGTTTTTGAAACCTTCAAAAACGCGAATTCGCACACCGACGTTCCTATTGTGTCTAAACCATCCTCGTCCTGCTCCTTCAACGTTATGTAAACGTCTATTTTGTAGGTCCTCCCAACTTCGGGGACGAAATCGACGAAGGAGGCATTGTCAAGACTTAGTGTGTGGCCTGTTATGTGCTGGTTGTCATCCAGTATATAGTCATGATTGAACGAGGAGAAAGCGCGCCAAGTGTCTTGGTCCGAAACCCATCTGTCGTTACCAGAATCGTAGTATTCCGAATAAGAACCACCGCCTGTCGTTCTCGCCAACCTGACAACAATCGAAAAGAAGTTAGTGTACTTCACCTTGTTTCCACGCACAAGAACATCGGTTATATCTAGGTGAACCACGCCTGAAACTGAACGTACGCGGGAGCGTATGCCAGTAATCGTCGAAACGTAATGGTCCGTATATCTGCACCCAGAGGTGAACAATGGGTTTTCATTTGCACTGTAAGGGACCTGAAGCGCTGTGTCGTGCTCTGTCCAATGGTTGGGGGCCCCATCCGCCATTACTAGCAAAGTTTTGTCATCAACGGTTCTCCTACCAGTGAAGAGGTATTCAAGGTAACCGTCCTGCCAAGACACGATAGCCCGCTCTGCGCGAGGGGCGTTGGCGTTTCCACCAGAGTACGTGTTGGCAATCGGATTTACATCGAATCGCGAGGTGCCATGTTTTACGTAGTAATTACCCATAGTCACTCACCTTTCAGGGACTTGACCTCTTCCTTTAGTTTTTTCACCTCGTCGATGAGGAGGTAAACCAACTTCGATTCCTCAATGGAAAGATAGCCGTCGGCCCCTTCGTGAACCAATTCGGGGGCTATTTCCCTCAGTTCCTGGGCGATGCAACCTATGTGATGGCTCCCATCCGACTTCATGTCGAACTGCCTCAGCGGAAGGTCGAGGATTGATTTGCTTGGCGCATAGTCCTCTATGTTGTCCTTGAGCCTTCGGTCGGAAGTGGAGTTGAACGTGTTGGCCTCAATCTGGCCCCTGGCGGAAACGGACGCCACGCTCAAGGCATCCGTGTAGTCCAAAGGTTGACCAGACCCTCGGCTCACAACCACGTATCCATTCGTTCCAGCGCTTGTTGGCGCATATATATCAAACTGTTCCCCGCTTCTTGATGTACCGTTTACCTTAAGGTTGGTACCGCCAGCGTATTGTGTACATTCCGAAAGAACTCCGCCTGAAATGCAGAGCGGTTTTGTGCTGGAACCTACGTTCCCAGACGACCATTTTATGTAGGGGTCTGCGGAATCGGAAAGAAGGACGCGATTCGCGGTTTGGCTCTGCACCAAGTTCAATGCGTATAACTTGCCATTTACGTCGCCTTCTATGTTCGACACTATGTAATCGTTGGCTTTGTTCTCCGCTCCCAATATGCCTCTGAATATGGTTCCACGCGTACGCAATTGCGCACCAGGGGCCCCAATCAGTCTGTAACCGAACTTCAAAAGCAACGGGTCCCTCTCCAATGATGCACCGCCATCACCACTCAAAGTGAACTCCTTGACCTCGTCGGTGAAATTGATGTAAGGGGAGTTGAATTCCACTTCATTATTGAATTGCGTAATCACGTTATCGCTATATTTCGTGATTACAAACCCAGAGTTCTGGAACGAAATGGAGCCATCGGTGTCCAACGACACGTTGCCGTTGCCGTTGTCAATCGTCGTCATTCCGTTGACGATTAGTCCGTTGGAGGGATGGAAGGCGTATATTTGGTTGGCCCCTATTGTGCCGATGTCCGCATCGCCTACGGACAAATTCCCTATGGTGGCCTCCGCGGTGACGAACTTGTCGTTTATCGAATACTCTACGTCGTGCGCCTCGGCCCCAGAGCCTTCGGTTATGACGTTGCTGACGGACGACGTTTTGATGAACGCCTTGCCTTCCGTGGGTATTACCCAAACGCCCAATTCCTCTTGGAGGACGTGCAATTTGTGCGTGTACCCAGAAACGGGCTCGTCGTCGCTTATGTACAACCCTTTGAATAAGTTGCCCTCGTCCAAGGTCATCCCGCCGTCGTCGTAGTTGGCCAACGCGGGGAACTCTGGGTCTGCGGAGTCGACCCTTATCGACGCCCATATGTCGGTGGCTCCCTGAGCGACGGCGCCGACCAATGCCTGGAAAGTCGTCCTGAACGTGTAACCGCCTATGCAAAGGATGACCTTGTCGCCGTCGAATTTGGCGAAGGACGCTTCGTCGGAACAGGAAACGGCCAACCTAGTAAGATTGGCCTCGGTCGTGAGGGAAGAAGTCTTGTCCGTTGCCTCGGACCTGTATGCCGAGGGGAACACCTTTATGCTGTCGCTGTTTATGTAATTGGCCATTGTCCAATCCTCCTATTGCGAATTACCCGTTCTGGGCGTTGTTGAATTCCAATCTCCATACCACCAGCACGTTCTCGCCAGACTCCAATGAGTCTATGACGGGATTCAGGCCAGCGAACGCCATGTATGATGACTTGTTGTCTTTGTTTTTGGTGCTGTACAACGCCACCGTTTTGAGGGAGGAGCCGTCCACCACGGAGGTCCCAGGTATGAGGAACGTCAGTTCGACGTATTTCCCGACGCCATCGAGCAATGAGCCGACGACTGGGGTTCCCCTGACTGGGAACGAGGCCGTTGTCACCTCATGCTCCACGTCGACGGACCCCTCGCTGTCGAATGCCCTGATGTACCAAGGGGAATCGTACGCGTCGTATGTTCGGCTGAAGCATTCTGTTATGAATTGGAAAAGGTCGGACGTTCCGTTGTTTTTCCCATACGACCTTCTTGAGGCCTTGTTTCCTTTTGTGACCGAACAAGTCACGAAACCATTATACGATATGGTCTCGCTCTTCGGTTTCGATTTTCTTTTTCCCATGTCACTCCTCCGAACTTGAATCCTTGCCAGCGACCGAGCCGAGGAACGTTATGCCGTATTCCTTTGGAATCGGTTGCTCCAGCGTCGGCCTTTCGTCGTTGACTCCCTTTTTGGCGACTTGGCCGAAATTTGCAGTCGGCCCATCCTCGTTGCCGTTCCTTTGCCCCACGGATACCAACACGCTCTCTGGCTTGGTCGTCTTCTCATAAAACACGAAACGGTAGGAAACCCCAGCGGGCAACACGTAACTCAGCACGTCGTTCAGCAACGTTACGTTGCGCGCCTCGGCGGGCAACCTGACTTCCCATGTGGTTCTGTCTAAGCCCGAGGGGGTCGATATCGGGTATATGTCGTATTCGCCAGGCAATTGGTTGGCCATCATGAACATCTCCACGGATTTCTCCAAAGCCTTGCGCGACCCCTTCCACCTCATTATGTCGACGAAAGACGAGCATAGCGCTTTGAACTCGGATTCGTTGTAATGGTGATTCGATTCGAATCCCAACGTTCTGGAGAGCAAGGTCAGCATCGTCGGGTCAATCCCGCCGAACACGGTGTTCGAAATCAATTCCGCGCCGACCTTCCCGAAATTGGAAAGCATCTCCAAAACCCTGGCGAGCGCCTGGAAGTCCCTGGAGCCGTTGTAATACGCTTTCGGTGTTGATTGATAGATGTCAATCATGCCTTGGAACTCCTCAATATGCTGATGTCGGACTCGGAGAAGTCTATTTCCTCGAGTGTGAACTTGCTGGCCATGTTATTGGGGTCGAAGAACGCCAACGGGTCGGAAAGGTCGCTTACCTCTATGGCGTCGTCGTTGGCCACGTCGAATGACCATTGGAACGTTCCGTTGGAAATCCCCTTTATCATTCCGAAAAGTGAATCGTTGAATTGCGCTTGCGATATGCCGAGTCGGCTGTTGACTCCAGAGTAATAACGGAGGTATCCAAGCGTAATCTTGCCCGCCTTGGGGGTGAACGAGATGCTTTCTGCGTTCTCCAAATTGAGGACGGTCATTCCAGGGTCGCAGTCGTAGCCATCGTTGGCGTCCGCGAAATCCTCGAGTTTGCCAACCTTGGCATCGGTTCCAGTGACATGAATCGGCAACTCTGTGTCCGCTACCTTCGGGGCCCAGAATATCATGAGCAACGCTGGTTCTTTGCTGCTTGCGTCCAAGTCCAAATTGGGTAGGGCATACGTGTCGTCGGTGACGCTGTCCTCTTTGTATGTTCTCTCCCCGAGGCCACGCAGGTTCCTCTCTTTCGAAAAGTCCCTTCCATCCGACACGACATAGGAATAGAACGATATCGGGTAATAAGGTTCGTCCGTGGCCAGGTTCGTGGCAATGAGGTTTACGGAGCCACCCGCGTGCTGGAGTTCCGTGTTGCACATGAAGGAAGTTCCGCCAGACAGCGTCGCGTCGGAGGTGCCGTTCCCGTTCTCGGGGTCTATGTAGGTTATGGTAACCGATTGCCCGCTGGACAATTTCTGCGCGGTGCTGGGTCCGCATGACAGGTCGAGCCTAGCCAATGCGAAGGAGTGCAACCCCGCGATGGGTGCACCACTTATCGTTCCAGAGGGATAGGATTCCCCCTCGAACTTGAAACCTATTTTGCAATCGTCTGGCAATTGCTTGAGTTTGTTTTTCCCATCTTGGACCAAAGACAACGCGCTTCCTTCTTCGACCCACACGGAATCTCCGCTGGTCAGAGTCAGCACGGACATCTCGGATATGCCCATTGGGTCTTCGCTCGAGAACCTTACGTCAACGAAAGAGGACCTCAAATCGGATAGGCCGTGCTCCACTATGTTCGATACGCTCGTCTTTGAGTTCGCGCCAAGCGACCAGTCGTTGTTGAGCGTCGTTTTGATGACGGTTCCGCTACCGAGGGTGATTAGGCTCGTGAAATCGTCGTTCGCGTAGAAGAAGTACTCGCCTTCGGAAAGCATTGTCTCGAACTGCCCGTCGACGGCGCCTTCGGGGAATAGGTTGTTAGTTTCGTTGTTCCTTATCCAATAGCAATGCGTCGTCTTCTCTAATGTGTATGAGTTCGGAGTCAGTATCGAGATGCTGTCCTTCGAGCCGAGGACGTGATAATCCCCGCGCTGTATCATTCTGTCCACGTCAGAGGAATTGAATGACGGCCTTATTATCGTTCCGCCCGAATACGTCCTTGTGTATTCGTTGCCGTCGGCGTTTTTGTAATTTATCACCAAGGACTCGCCATTCTGCAACTCCAATACCTCGTTGGCGGAGTATTCGCGTGCCACGCCGTTAACCTCGTTCAACGTCAATTCGAACATGACGCCGTATGTGTATGAAATCTCATCGACTAAATCGGGCGTGGCGAAAATGACGACTTCGTTATCGGCCAATTCTACCTTGTTTGATTCGCCAGAAGGGATGGTTATATTGGAAAGCGTGGTTATTTTGCAGGCTTTTTTGATTATCGAACCGTTTTGCTGGCCCAATTCGGTTCTGAATTCGTTTTCGTATTCGAAAGGTTCCACCCTGCCAGCGAGGATATTGCTCGCCAGGCAACGAAGATAAGATTCTGGCTTGTCGGCGGAAGCGTTCAGGGGGTCTATGAGTGGCGTTTCGACATTGTTGCCGTTCATGAACTTCGTCGTGAGTTTCGGCTCGTCCAACGTCACGTAACTTATTCTCGGGTCGGCGTTCTCCATGACGCTGACCAATTTTTCGAACGGTATCTCGCTTCCGTAATCGAGTTTGCTCGCGTTGAACACGTTGGCCAATGCCTTGAGCACGTTGTTCAATACCTCCGCCTGCTCAGTGGCGTTCACCTTTTTTATCGTCGCTATCTTAGCGTTCAGTGAAGCGTAGTTCTTTATCAGGTAAATGTCGTTGTCCTTGTCCAAAACCTTGTAGTCGTGGGAAATGGTCTTGGCGTCATCGAATTCGAGGTCCTCGGTTATGGTGGTCGGTATGCTACCGAATGTCAAGGATTTGAATGAGTTGGAGAATTCCTTCAACCCAGTCGTTTTGTAAGGGTTCAGCGGGTAGAGGCACAAATCGAAGGCGGTGATACTGTTCGAGTCCACGTTTACCGACGCCATCCCGTTTTCCGTGAACGTCAACACGCGCGTTCCGTAATTGATGTCGTCCCGTCTGTCGGACACTTGGGCGTTGGATACCTTGTGGTTCCCGTTGCCGTCGAGCATCCCCTTTATGTAATTGGAATAGTCCCTGCATGAAACGAGGGTGTTGAATGTGCCGACCGTGCGCTTGAAACCGTTGTACGCGTCATCGACCGTCTCGGGGTCGGCGCCTCCATAAGACGCCTGATAGTTTATCACGGAGCCCGCGAAACCAGAGGGTGCCGAACTTACCTTCGTCAGCGACCTGGCGTTGACTCCGCCGTTCTCACCGTCCGTCCTTATGTACGAAACCTCGAGGCCAGAGCCTATCACGTTGGCCAAATCCTGGGGGAACTCAATGTAAGGCAACCTTCTCTCGGAATCGTAACCGAATTTGAATACCCTGCTGTTCGGGGCGACGACGTTTAGGTTGCTTACGCGCTTCCAAAAACTGCCATCCCCGTCCCTGTTGGTGACGAACACGCCGTTTTGGGCGACCATGCGTTCCGAGAAATACAGCCTGTTTCTGTCGTCTATGTTGTCCATCGTGACGACGGTGTTGGTGCTGTCCAATATGCGCAATTGCGCCAATTCGCCCTGCAAGGCGTCGCAATCCGAAACTGGTTGGCCCTTCTGCAATGTCTGGCCTTCAATCAAAACGTATGACACCGAATCGTCGTCCGTCGAAACGACCGTGGAAAGCGGTGGCAACCTGAACTCGGGCTCATCGCCAGTGTACGTGAAGGTCAGCGACGCTTGGGACGCGTTGTAATACCCCATTTCGTAGCCCAGCGTATCGCATAGGTTCCTCATCGAGGATTCCTGCGTGGCCGATGGCATGAAGCATTCCAACGTGTTCTTGTCGATGTTGTAGTTTACCTTGTCGCCCAAAAACGCCATCAACTTCAGGAGCACGATGCCTGGGTCGCTCTCATTGGACGTTTCTGGGTCCCATTTGGACGTAAGGTCCTTGACCAAATCCAAAAGTTCTGGGTATATAGAAGCGAAATCCTTGTTGACGTAGGACTTGTTGCTTATTCTGATGTCGTTGTCGTTAATCATCGAGTCACCTTTCGTCGCCTTCCAGCAGTTTAACCTGATACATGTTCGTGGTGTAATCCACGTTGTTTATCGCTTTTACCGAGGCGTACAGCGTCTTGCCTTCGCCCCAAACCTTAACGTCGCCCCTCAGGACGGTCAACTGCGGTGCGAACACCCTCAGTTGGCTCCAAATCTCATCCGCTATGAGGTCTCTTGTTATTATATCGTTTTGGTCGTAGTAGTATCTCTTGACCTTGACCCCGAAATAAGGGTCGCCCAACAATTCGCCCTTCTCGGAAGACAGCAACAAAACGAGGTCCTGCTTGGATGCCTCCAATCCTTGGGCCACGTTGGTGGAGGACGAATTGAACATGTCTGGATACTTTATGGAGTTCAAGATGCTCCTCCTTTGCAATCAATGAATTTAGCAAAACGCGCCATGTTTGACTTTTATAAATTTATAGCGAATAATCGGACCCGTTTCTCGTTATCCTATATACGACACGACGAACGTGTATCCCTCCAGAGGCGACCCCTCTACGGAACACCATGCACCTGCGCCGTCGTCGTTCTCGCAATAGAAATACTCGCCGTCGTAACTTAGGTGAGGCGCTGGCACGTAATGGTATTTGAAGGATATCGAATAACATGTTCGTGAATTCCTGGCGCTGAATAAACAGGCCGTTATCCCGACTATCCTATCCACTTCGCTCCCCACCAAATTTTTTATGAACTCTGTGAGTTGCGCGGATAGCGTTCTTTCCGACTCCGAATCCATGACGAACGTGGCCTTTTTAATTTTCGGCTCCGTCTCCAAGAGCCCGACCCGTCTGAAAAGGGCGTCGATTCCGTCGGCCGTTATGCCCCCAATCGTGGTGTCTTTCGGTAGCGTGGCTTTAGTGGACACGTCGATTGACGAGACCGAGGTCGCGCCTGAGTTTCCTTTGTAATCGCCGAACGTGAAAAGTTTGCCGAGTATCACTGGCTTCGCCGAGAAGTGGTCCTCGAATCCGACGAATACGACGTCGCCCACGTTCAATGTGTCGACCGTTCCTGGCGTATAGCAATACGTGGCTTCGTAAACGGCGTGCTCAACCTCGCCAGCGGATTCGAAATAGGGGATTCTCACATAGAACCTGTTGGTCCCTACTCCCATCCCCTCGATTATGGCTTTCGTAATCATTTCCTAGCCCCCAATCCGACCGAATCGTCATAGCCAGTCATGTAGTTTGTCCCGTCGACCCTGAGCAGGCTGAGGTCCGTGGTGAAACCGCTTTCGTTCACGGAATCCCTTTCGCCAGTCACGACGTACAGACCGCTCCACACGTGTTTCTTACCCCAGAAATACACGTTAATCCTGACGTTCGCCATCAGCAACGCTGGCCTGAGCAAGCCCCTAATCCTCAAAGTAGCCTTCACGGGGAACTTGGTCATGTTGGTCCACCAGGTCTTCTCCGTGCCAAGCGTTACCCTGTGGGCGGAACTGGTGCCTATGACTGGGCCCAAAACCTCGTCCATGGTGCCGTCATCGTTTATCCTGGCCACGTACTTAGAATCGTTCAGTTTCTCCGAGAATTCGTAGTATATCGCGTATGTGTCGTCCTCGGATACCTTGAAGTCCACTACGGTGTTCTTTGAGGGATAGCCGATGTCGACCGAGTAGGCGTAGTTGTCCTCGTCGACCAAATTCGCGTTTTGGACCTTGAAATACGTTCCGCCGAACTCGCCAGACGTGTCGTCCACGACGACGAGCGCGAACTTCGAGTCGTTGAGCAACCCGCTCGATGGGGTCGGCACCATCTGATTGACCAAATAAGTTATGTAATCCAACACGGAAATGTTGGTCTTCATTTCAAGGTTTACCGACATGTCGTTGGAGAATATGAGGTTCCTGACGTACACGAGCGTCTCGTTGGACATGCCAGGGAACACCTCCAACAACCCGTAGTTCCTGTCTGGCCTGTAAAGCAAATCGCGTATGACGGTGCTCGGCTTCGCCTTTCTGGCTGGGAAGTTGTATTTGCCGACCGAAACCGCGTTCGCGTTGCTTACGGCGTAAACCTTGTACGATGTGACGGCCGACGACGCGTTGACCGAACTGTCGGCTCGGAGGAACAAAGCCTCCTCCTTCTTATAGCAGAAAGATGGGGTGCTCATATCCCCGTATTCGAACACTATCTTCCTTGACTTCGCGATGCTCGAGAAAACCTTCTCGAAGAAGTTCGGGTCGTCGTTCTCCGTGATGGCGTAGTCTATGTGCAACGTGTATTTGTTGACCACGCCGTTTATCTTCTCTATATCGAGGCCCTTTATGTAGTTCGGGTAAGTCACCTCGGACAGTACCTTGTTGTCCCTGATTACGTTCCCGACCTTTTGGAACACGCCGAAAACGTAGTTCCCTATCGTGACCTTTATGAACGGCGCCTCGACCCTTGACGTTACGGATAGCAGGTTGAGGTTGTTTTGCTTATCCATTCCGTCACCCCTCGAACTCAACGTTTCCCAAATTCGGCACGTTTATTACTTCGTGATTCCCGAAAAGAGGCGCCAAAGGGTCCTGGATTCTGTTGAAATCCGCTATAATCCAATAAAGGTCTGGGCGACCGTAGTACTTAAGGGAAATCGAATCCAATGTGTCTTCCTGCATCACTTTGTGCGCCACGAAAGGAACGCCTTCGACTTTGAGTTGAGACGTCATCCCGTAGACGTACTTTCCGTCCCTTTTGTTGTAATAATAGGGGAACGGGGCGTATCTGGAAACGTAATCGTAGTTTCTGTATGACCTATCCTTCAAATCGTCCATTCATGTTCCTCCATCAAACGAACCTGCCGTCCTTGAACGTGCTCGTAAGGCCCCTGAACGACCCCGCCTTCGAAACGCTGACCGCGTCGTATGGGTCCGTCTCGTAAACGTCGAACGCTATCGTGGCCTGCGCGTATTTGTTCCCTTTGATTATTGGCTTCTCGTACGTGATTGACACACCGCCTTGCACGACGCCCCTGACGAACAGTTCGTTGCCGATTCTAACGGCTATGGACGGAGGGGTCATCTTCTTCATCTCCGCGTTGTACGTAGGCAACGCTATCGCCTGTATCTTCTTTATCAGCGCGTCGACCAAATCCTCGCCGTCCTCCGTTTTCATGCGGGAGCCAGAATTGGAGAATTCTATTAGGTCCCTGTGCAGATGGACCCTGATGTTCACGGTTCTGGGCCCCGAATTCGAATAGGTGAACACAGGCGCCGTCCTCGCCAACGCGTTGGTCTGCGCGAAGGTCGACGTCATCTTGTCGGAAATCTCGTCTGGGTATTCTGGCAAATACAGAAACTCGTCCGTGTGGAAAAGGTATATGTAATTCTGCCTGTTTATGTCCACTTCCTTTGACATGGTCAGTTACCCCCTTCGTATTCGTCGATGCGCTTGAGGTATCCGAGTTTCCTCTCCATGTCCTTGTCGCAGAACGAAATAACGTCGTATTTTTCGTCTATCAGGAGCGATTCCCCGTCCGCACTGCCATTGCACACGTACCTGTACATCGCTTTTCGCATGTCGTCGTTCCAAATGCCATCCACTGGCCCTTCGTAACCAGCGCCATCCGTTTCCTTCAGCGTCTTCTGCAATCTCTTGACGTTATGCACCACGGGGTCCGCGCCAGTTATGGCTTGGTTGGACAGATACTCCAACAGCCTGTCGGCCAATAGGTTCTTGTCGTCGTAATCCGCAATCGTCAATTGGTGTTTGCAATTGTAATCGTAGTTGCCAGTCAGGTCGCCCCAAATATATTGGATGCGGTGGTCCTTGCCCGACCTTCTTGCTTCGATAAGCGGTATGTATTCGAACAAGGCATCGCCTAAAACCTCGGCATAATCCCTGACGATTGCCTTGAGCGCGTGGTACACGCCCTCAAGCACCACCACGCTCGATTTGTGGGCCTTTGGTATCGAGACGAACATCTTCAATTCGTTGGCTTTGGTCCAATCGTATTGCGGGTGCGCTGGGGTTGTTTCCTCCTCCTCGGTGTCTGGGTTCGTCGTTGTCGTCGGCTCCCACGCTGGGGCGAACACATACGAGGGGCTTTCGAAAGTAGAGCCGTGCAATACACCTTTGGTCCCAGACAACGGCGTGACGACGCTTCCGCTCGAATAATAGGCGAAACAGTAATCTATCTCACCGAGCCAATCGACGAATATGTTGTATTTCTCCCCGAATTTTGCGGGGAAGCAGTAAAGGACGTGCGTGTCATCGTAGGATGAGAATTTCGTGCCATCTGCCTCGAATTCCACCCCAGACGGGCTGAAATAATCAAAGCAATTGTACATTCCCATCAGGTCGATTCCGCGATAATCGCGCAAAAACCTGAGGTATTCGCCAAGATATTCATGCGTGTGGTAGTCGTATGTCATTCCGTCGAGGCGCATGTTCTTGGTTATGCCGTGCACGCGGTCACCCCATTTATAGGGGCGGACGCGCCTGGGTCCGCCTTCCTCGTTGACATATATGAAACCACCCTTTATGAACGGCTCGCCAATACCCAAAGACGGGGAATCCCCGTCTTTTATGACTTTGCACGAAGGCAATTCGAATCCGTGCAATATGCTTTTGATGTATCCGACGGCAACCCCGTCGTCGTTTAGACGAATCATCATCTTACCTCCGTCAGAACCCGATGTCGTTCACCGTTTCGGCCAATCTGCTGACGGACGAGTTCAAGGCGTCGTCCCTTACCCTGAACGTGCCTTCGTCCATCCTCTCTATAACCGTCGCGAGTTTTTCCTCTATGCCTATCATGTGCCCTTCCAACGTTTCGGACAGATATGAGTTTATGGCTTTCGACGGGTCCTCCTCGTCCACCATGGCCTGAATCTGCGTCGCTTCTTTGTGCACCCTGGCCATCGTTTCTTGGTAAAGAACATCCGAATCAGAAGAGCCTATATAGGATGTTTCCGACGTGCTGTAACCGCGTGCCCTGCTCCTCAAACCCGTGCCACGTGATTCTGCCACTGGTGCGGAAATGCCCAATTGGGACAGTATCGCGGTCGGGTCCTGCATGTTCCCGATTCCAGCCAGTATGGGTCCCACGAGGTTAAAGGCGTCGGCACCGATTATGCCAGCCTTTATCGCGCCAGTGACGGTTCCTCCGACGACTGGGATGTTTATGCCACCAGTCGCGTGCTCAACCATGTTTGCCAGATACCAAGTGGCAGCCATCACTGGGTCGCTTGCCATCTGGGAGCCCATCTTGAACTGCAGGTTCTCGAAGTATGTACTTAACCTGGCCGTTTCGGGAATCCTTTCGTATAAGGTCCCCATCTGCGTCTCTAGTTCGGAGAACATCGCGGAATACGAAAGCATGTCCGACGTTACTTTGGACAGTTCGCTCGCTGATATGTTGGACGCCGAAATGAGGTCGGATACGCTCACGCCCATGACGTTGGCCAAGGCGGAACGCTGTACGTTGGACATGCCACCTACCTCGGACATGTATTCCACCATAGCGCGCATGACGTCGTTCGCCGTACCTGCGGTCAATCCTTGTTGCATGATGTCGGTATACGATTTGCCAGCGCGTGAAACGGCCATTTGCAAAAGGTAATTCATGTCGGAGCCAGAGAGGGCGTTTATGTCGGCGCTACCCAATTGCCCCAATGCGGTCGCTATGTTGGAGGCAGCCTGTTCGGAAAGGCCCCTGCCAGTCAGGACGCCCAACCATTTCTGCACGACGTATTCCATTTCTGCCGACGCCCCAGCGCTGTTGAGGACGGCCTGCGCCTCGACCAAGGCCGATTCGACGTCGTCGAACGTCTTGGAAAGGTACTCGGTGTTCTTTACGGTTTCGTTGAGGAATTTGGTCAAATAGGCCTCCATGCCCAAACGCATCGCCGTTGAGTCTTGGCTCTGTAACCTAATCAAGCGCAAAAGGGTTCCGTTGGCTGCATTGAACGTCGTCGCGATGTCGTCTTTGAGTGTGTTGAGGAACGCGCGTTGTTCCAAATCCGTGGCGACGCCCGCCTGAACCAATTTCTGCAGATTGTTCATCATGGTCTCGGTTTTGAACAAACTCGTGATGCCGACCCTGCTTTGTATGTTCGTCTCGAGCATCCTGAAATAGTTGTTCACGCCAGGAATGCTACCTTGCAACCTGGCGTTTATGCCAGTTTGGTAACCGACGTATGTTTTCATGGCGCTGTCTATGCCAGACGACAGTTTGCCCAATGCGGAAACAACGGTATTTAACAACGATTTCGAGACGGATGCAACTTTACTGAGTTTTCCACTTTTCGCGAGTTGGATTTCCTCTTTCCTAGTCTTAAGGTCTTCTTTTTGCTCAGGCGTCAGTTCTTTGCCTGACCTGGTCAGTTTCTCGTACTCCTTTAGGTACTCCTTGTTCTCCTTGTACCTCTCTTGCGCGAGTTTCCTTTCCTGTTCGCGGACTGCTTTGAAGTTCTTGTTTTGCTCGGCGAGCCTGAGTTTCGCTTCCTCTTTGGCTCGTTTTTTGTTTTCCTCGGCGATTAGTTTTTCGTTCTTCTTGCGCTCTTCTGTTAGTTTTTTGTAGCCGTCGTGGAGCATTTTGAAAAACTCGTTCAACGTGCGCTGGTCGTAGTTGATGTCGATTATCTGGTTCTTCGGTATCGTGTAATCGTATTTTTCTCCCGCCATGACGGCCTCCTTTCGTTATCTCTTCTTGCTAGAAGCGCTTTGCTTTATCTTGGTGAGTTCCTCTTCCCGTTTCTTGTCCTCCAGGTCCAGCATGCTGAGTATGTATTTCCTCTCCAACGGCGTTATCTGCATGACGTCGGTGTACGAGGTGTTTATCCTACCGCTTATGCGATAGCACTCCAACACTATCTCCTTGTACCTGCTTGGGCCATACGGCGTGCCGTCAGACAACGACACTGGGTCCAAAAAACTCTGGTTGGATGCGAAACTGCGTGACACTCTCGTAACCGCACTCTGGGCAGATTGCGATTATCGAGGTGTCCAACCCTACCTTTCTGTTAAGTTCGTCGCCCTTCTGTATTATGGCGTACACGTCCTTCATGGGGAGGTCCCTCACGAATTGTTCCAAATGGGGCTCGTCCATCGTCTTGCCTTCGACGGTCGATATGAACGACATCGTCGCGAACAGAATCTCGTAGTTCACGGCTTGGTCCTTCGTTTTCTTCTTTAGCGCCTTGGCCTTTTCCTTTATTTCGTCCAACATCCTGGGCGTCTGCATGCTGAGCGTAATCTTCTTCTCGGTGACGGGCAAGGTAAGGGACATGCTCCCCAACGCCTCCTCGTCGTATTCCACCACGTCCAGGTCGTCGAGGTCCACGGTGGTGCTGACCACCTCACCGCAATTCGGGCACTGGTAGGCCATCTTGTATTCCTTGCCATAGGTCACGGCCCTCAGTTTGTGAAGCAGGAACTGATAGTCGCCCAAACACATGTCGTAGGACGAAATCGGGAGTTTGCTCGTTATGCACGCGTCGATTATGTCGGACATAATCCTGTATTCCGAATCGCCGTGGGACAGGCGCCTCATCTCCTCGAGCGTCGTCATGCTACGCAACGTCACGTGCGGGTCGAATTCCTCGCCGTAAACCTTGCCATGCGAAGGCAATACGAATGTTTCCTGAATGCTAGTTCCAATCATGATATGCTCCCTGAATTTAGCGCCCTTCCTGCGCTTCGGACTGTTTGGAGTAATGCTCCTCCAATATCCTTCTCACCATGGCCGAGAACGAGATGTCGTTCTCGTACGCCTCCTTCTTTATGGAGGCGCGCAGTCTTTCTGGCATCGCCAACGCCACGACTTTGGGCTTTGCGTTCGATTCTTTCTCTGTAACCTTTATCTTCACGGAAAATCCCCTTTGAACTTTCACCTGAATTTAGCACGATTTTTATAAAATTATAAAAAGCATTTGGGCAAACAAAAACCGAGGCACGGCCTCGGAGATTGTCTTTTACTCGTCTTCCTTGACGATGTTGGCGTCAGTCGGGTAAGCCCTGTCGTAAACGACAGTCACGTTCACGGTGCGCTTTCCCTCGTTCTCGTTGGAGAAGGGGTCTTCGGACACTTCCTGAACCCAAGCGCCCTCGATTACCCACTCCCTCAGGACCTCCTGATAGTCGGGGGAATACTCGAGCAACCTGCAGTCCTTCTTGTAGACGGTGGCCTTGTTGATGTAGCCGTTCCTGACGTTGTAGGCCAATGCCTGCCACGCGAGGAGGGCGTCCTTGGTCTTGGCGCCCATGTAGTCGTTCAGGACCAAAGGCAAATCGGAGAACGTGGGGGTGCCAGCGAACTTGATGGTGTCGTTGCCACGCTTGACCTCTATTTTGCCCAAAGAGAAATGGGGGACCGAGGAGGATACGACGGATAGGCGTATCGTTTCCTGCGCGTTCTTTATGAAGGAGTTGGCGCTGTGGGCGACGGCGTCGTCCAAGCCAGCCTTCAACAGGGTGTCGATTCCCGTGACCACGAACTCGAAGTTGTTGTTCCTAGCGGGTTCGTATAGTTTGGGATTATCGGCCAAATGCCATGCGCTGTGTTTCATCTGTTTCTGTTCCTCCAATTAGGCAATCACGACGGGCTCGTCCGTTGAATCGGACAACTCGATTTCCAAATCGAAGTCCTCGACGGCCTCGATGGGCGATATGGTCACCCTTCCGCGAACCTGGGCCTTCTTGTCGGTGGCGAGCCTCGTGATGGTGTAGTTGTTGAGTCCCCTGTCGGATTTCATCTGTTCCAAAAGCGGGATTATCTCCGAGGTGAAGTTGACCCAAAGCAGGTCGTCGTTCTGCTCGAAACGGTATCTGTTGGCTGCTTCGAACATCCTCTTGTGCAACGCCGAAACGAGGTTCCTTATGTTGAGGAACGAGGTGGCCTTGAGAACCACGTCTTCGCTGGTGGCGCCTTCGTTGACGAGCAAGGTCCTGTTGCCGTTGATTACGTAGCCGACTGGGCGGACGTAGGAAATCGGGTTGATGGCGAACGATAGGGTAGGCTCGGCGCTTGAGGAGCCACCGAATGGCACGCATTGCAAGGCCTCGACTTCGGCCGAGGTGTAATTCACGTTCACGCCAACCAATGTGGGGATGACGCCCCTGAACGCGCCAGCGACGGCGAACCACGACGGGTTCAGCCTGACGCTTTCGGCATAAGCGATTAGGTAGCCGAACGAAGCGGGTACGCTGTCCCCTATCTCGGAGTCGGAATACCACGGGGTTACGGCCACGGCGTTTGACCAGTTTATGGCAGAGTCGGGCGGCACGGCGGTGCCGACGAGCGAAGAGAAGTATTCCTCGACCTGTTTTTCCGATTCGCAATCCTCGGGGTGGTCCAGCAACGCGACGCAATCGCCCCTGACGGACGCGATTTCAAGAATCCTCAACTGTTGGGCGTCGGTGAGGGGAACGCCAGACACGATGAACCTGATGTCGTACAGGTTCTGGTCCTCGATGGCTTTGGTTAGGTCAGCGCCCTCTTCCAAGAACGTTATGCCACTCTCGCCATCGCTGGCGAACTCCTGATAGAGAACGTGGATGCCCCTGGTCAAAAGCGACTTGGCCAATTTGTATCCAAGCCCCGTCGAGGCTAATTCGCTTTCCTTGCTTGTCAATTTGGAAAGGCGGGTGCACAAAACTGGCTTGGCCATGCTGGCGCCACTGGCCTTCTCGGCGATGATATAAACAGTGTCGGCGCCGTCTTCTATGCGCACGCCAGTGTTGTCTATCTCTTTTATTACGGTTTTCGGCATTTTGTGTCTCCTAATGCTGGTAAATCATATAATTTAGCAAACGCTAAGCCCCTATCGGCATTTCGTCCGACCACGTGGAATCGACGTCGGGCGAGTCCTTTACGCGGAGGCCCACCTCGGAGATGGCCACGAACGGCTTCGCGGGCACGCTGAACAGGTATGCGTCGTCGACGACGAGCCTAAGCGTGTACCTCGTGAACTGGGACGGGAACAGCCTCTCTGGGATGTCGCTGTTGTCCGTCACGACTGGCTCAAGCCTCACCGTCGAATCGTGGTGGATGTCCACGTCGTTGTAGGGTATTGTTATCGTGAGTTTCGGGTAGTTGACGAAGTTGAACACGAAGTTCCTCATGTACTCGTCGCACTCCTCCAGGTCCCTCGTGTATATGTCGAGGTTGTACGATATGCTAATCGGTATCGCGTTCAGTTTGTAAGCGGACGACGAGGGGGTTACCTCGTTTCCGCGCTTGTCGTAGCAACGCAACCTGAGGCCGTCGTAACTCAATGGCTTCTTCCCGACGTTGAGAATCTCGATGTCGGTGCCCCTGGATAGGGAGATGATGGGCAACGCTATGGGCTTGTCCATGCCCTCGTCGGCCTTCATGCGGAAGAGCCTCGAAGTCTCGTCTGGCTTAAGGACCTTTATCGAGTCGTCCTTAATCCAGTTCTGTATCTTGGACGCGAGCGCGTCGTCGTAGAACCTAACGGCCATCAGTATCCTCCTCCGCTTACGATGTACAGCCTGTATATGTCCATGGCGTTGTCATGGACGAATCTCAACGCGTCGGTGTACAGGCCAGTGCCGAACACGCTTAGGTCCCCGTCGTCCACGAACCTGACTATCTCGCTGAGCGAATGCCCGTTCAGCGTCGCCTCCGCGGGCACGGTTATCCTCTCCTTTGCCCCGTCGTCCTGGGCCATGTCGGTCGACGACAGAGCCATTATGACGTCGTCGAGCGAAACCCCGTATTTGTTCCTCAGCGCCTTGTCCATCGCCTTGGCCCTCACGGAGTTGGAGTTGGAACGCATCCTTTTGGCGACGAACGCTGGCAACCAACGGTGCAGGAACTCCTGCGGGAAATCCCTGCTTACGTAGGTCACCATGGGTTATTCCTCCTCGTCTGCCAACAGGCTGAAGTCGGAGTATTTGTGGTCGAGTTGCGATTTCTCGAAATCGGATTGCCACATGGGCGCAATCTCGCAGGCTATGGACGCTGGGTAAACGGATATGGTGCTCATGCGCACCACCCTGAAAAGCCTTCCGACGGAGTGGTCTATGCCACTTGGGACGATGAACAGCGAGCCAACTTGGATTCCCTTGGTGTCGTAGGGGATGTGTATTATGGACGCATCCTCCTGCAATTCGGAGTTCCATCCGAGTTTCCTGCACGTCCATATCGTCGGGTGCTCGTCGAAGATGCAACCGACCACCTCTGGCTCGAAGTAGAACGAATCGAGTTCACCGCTTCCGTTGTAATGCTTGTCCGCCCTGGGCGCCCTGTGAAGGACCTTTATGCCTATGGCGTCGCACATCTGCTTGAACCAAATCCTGTGCAGTTTTATGTTGTTGGGATTCAGAAGGAACCCCGTGTCGTTTGCCTCCATGGGTCCCTCCTTTCGTTAGGCGCGGGATATGCGCCCCTTGACCTTGTAGGACTCGTTGACGGACTTGGCCTCAATCTCGTAGGACAGGGCCTTGGCCTTCGCCACGTTCCCCTCGCTGACGACGTCGAATCTGAACGAACCGCCAGCGAACGTCGGGTTCGAACCCTCCCAGGAGATTGAACCGCCTTCGACGGACTCCTTCAGTTTGAACTCGGTCGAGCGTTCCTTACCGCTCGCGTAGGCGATTGAGCCAGACACGGTTATGTCCGAGCCTTCCTTCGTCACCTCGTTGGCGGTGAATCCCGTGACGTTGTTGTAAGTCTCGGTAAGGAAATCGGTGACCAGCGCGTTGAACGACGCGTCGTCGAATTCGTCGGCCTCTGCGGGCTTGGCGAGCGATTCCTCTACCACGGGTTCCCCGACCTTCTCGGTCTCCTCGACCTCAACGCCTACCTCGTCCTCGGACTCGGTGCCCTCCTTGTCGGGCTCGACGTCGGGGGAATCTGTTTCCTTGCCAGTGGTGGAGTCGTCCTCCACTTCTGGTTTCACGGACAGTTCGGCGACCTGGCCAACCAAGCCGTATCCGTCCTCGCTACCGCAATGCAGGCAGGCCTCGCCGACGTTGTATATGTCGGAATCCTCGGCTTTCTCGATGGCGTCTGGCTTCTTGTAGAGCAACGTCCTGCACACGGGGCATTGCAATATGACGTTACCGACGTAGGAGTCCTTGAGTTCCGCGACGGTGTTGGCGTCGACGTCCACTATCTGCTCCACTTCCTCGTCGTGTTCCTTGGTCAGGATTTCCTTGGCTTCCCCGACCTCCTTCTCGTCGTCTAGGTTGGCCTTCATGGCGTCCGCCTCGGTGATTAGCGACTCGTCGTAGCGTTCGGTTTCGTACATCTTGGCGAGTTCCGATTTCGAACCTATCTTGAATCCGTTCTGCTGGAGGAAGTCCTTCACGTGGCGGAGCGTGGTGGGGGAGGAGAACCATCCGAGGTAACCCCTCTTGAGCAACGTGGCCTTCCCGTCCTTTATCTTGCAGACTGGGGTGTTGTACGACCAAAGTATCTTCGTGCCGTCTTCCCTTTCGTCGACCTTGGCTTTCTTGTAGAAGGATTTCCTGGAATCGAACTTGGGTTCGAGCAACTTGATGGGCTCCTCGACGATGGCTGATTCGGCCAACGACTCGTCGACCTTCCTGACCTCGTAGGTGCAAGCGCCGAATTTGCAGTATTTGTCGGAGAGTTCCTTGGCTTTGGCCTCGGCTTCCTCCTTGGACATGCCTTTGGCGACGAAGCCAACGGCGAGGTCACCGCTCTTGTACTTCGATGCCTCGACGTTCTGCCAAACGCCGTATTCCTCGGGCTTGGCCTCCTCTTTCAGGAGCGTGGCCTTCTCGATGAACTCGGCCTTGGACACGGTCGTTACGTTGCCGTCGGCGTCCTTAAGGTATATCGTGTCGGAATAGCCAATCCTGTGGTTGCCTTCCTCGTCGGTCGTGACGGTGTATTCCTTGCCGTCCAAATCGACCTTGCTACCAGTCCTCGCGTAGAAATAGGCGTTGCCCCTGTCGAACATTCCATCCTCGGATATGTCGAACGTGGTTTCCTTGGCCTCGCGCAAAGACCTTATGTAGGCCTCCTCTTCGTCCTCGTATTGAACGAGTGGCATGAACGCGTATTTGATTCCGAACATTGATGTCGTTCCTCCTTGGTTATAAGCGGAAAGGAAGGCTATTCGCCTTCTCCCTCCTTGGGCTCCACGATGGTCTCCTCCTCTTCGGAGGCGATTTCCTCAGCGTGTTCCTCGGGCTCTTCGTGATGCTCGGCGGACGCTTCCTGCCCGTCGGCCTCCTCCTTGCCCTTCTCTATGTCGTCGGCCTGCGGGGCGACCGTCTTGACGGCGGTCTCCAATTGGCCAACGTGCCTGTATTCCTCACCGCGGATGTCGTCGACGATGGCGACCAGTTTGGCCTTCTCCTCGTCGGTGAGGCTCGACGCCTCTATCTCCGTTTTGAGGATGTTGTATCCCTCGATGGCGTCCCATTCGTCCTTGACGTTTTTGCTGAACTCGTTGGAGAGCATGGAAGCCTCGCAATCGTGGTCGCACTCGCCTTCTGGTTCGGCTTCGGCGTCGATTCCTTCGCCCATGGCGTGGTTGAAGGCCTGCATGTTCTTGACTGGGTCGCCAGCGTTTTTGTTGACGTGCTCGCCTTTGCCGAGTTTGATGCGGGTGTTCTTAAGATACGGGTTATCGCTATTCTTGGATTCTCCCAAGTCGGCGGATTCGTTGGCTTTATTTTTGTCTTTAAGCGCTTTAGCGGTAAGGTCGTATTCAAGTTCCGTCAGATAGGAATACGATTTAAGGAAATCACTCTTTGATAGTTTTTTGAAATCCCTCATCTTTTCCTTATCGTCCAAGAAATCGTGGTATTTAACACCTTCCCCAAGGTCAGTGGATTCCTTGTATCCGTTGGCGAACATGGCCTTGCGCTGGGCGTCGGCCTGCTTCTTGGTCCTGAACTTTCCGTGGGTGCCTTCCTTGCCTTTGTTGACCCAGTGGCCACCCTGCTTCACGGTGTCCTCATTAACGCATTCCTTGCATTGGGCGTCGATTAGGGCCTCGGCTCCAGCCTTGGTGTCGGATTCGCCGATTGTCTCCCCGTTTTTGCCTATGGCGACGAATTTGGATTCGGTCTCCCTTACGTGGCAACCAGAGCCAGCGGGGTATTCGTAGTAGTCCTTACTGGACTCCTTGATGGATTCGTCTTCGTCATCGTCGTCATAAGAGAACAACAATTCCTCGATGTCCTCGCCATATGAAAATTCCGCCTCCTGAACTGCATACAGTCTTACTTGCTTTGTTCCTTCGTCGATGAGTTTATCAAATGCCTTTTTCGCTTCTTCTAAATCGTCGAAATACACATCTTCCGAATCTGGAAAATCTGGTGTGGAAATCTTATATCCAACCCAAGGTTCATCGTCTTCCTCGATTTCGTCATCGTCTTCGTGAAGAGATTCGTCGTATTCGCTTTCGCTACGGAACTCGTATGAGAACGGGAAGTCGCCTTCGTACACGGAGCCTTCCTTTTTCCTTTGGCTGAGGCCATCGAGTTTTTCGGCGTCCAAAACGGCGTCGGCCAATTTTTGGAGTAGGTCCTCGTAATCCCCGTCCTTCCTAACCTTTTTGATTCCCGTGAGGATTTTCCTGGTCTCGGGGACGTTGTGGTAAAGCCAGTTCGCGTATGACGCCAGGTCGTTGCCGAACCCGACGATGGACCTCTGCATGACGTTGTCGAAAACGTCGCCGTCGTTGTACCACTTGTAAACGAGTTTGCACACGGCGGTCACCGCTTGGGTGGCCATGTCGTCGCCCTCCCCGTAATCGGGAAGGTATTGGTCGAATATGGGGTCGAATTTGTCGAAATAGGACCAACTCACGGATTCCTTGACTTTGTCGCATTCTCCGAGTCTGTGGTTGCGCTTGGCTTCGTCGCGGGCCTCCTCGACGATTCTGTAGCCAGTCTCCCCGTTGGACGCCTTGTAGGCGACGGAAAGTTCGGTCAAACCGAATTCCTTTTTGATTTCCGCGTAGAAATCCTGGAACGGCTTCCTGAGTTCCTCGGATAGGTTCTCGTCGTCCTTGTACTGGAACTCGGTGAAAATCTGATAGCCCTCGTAATAACCGCCCTTAATCTCGGTCTCGGAGTTCTTCAGTATGTCGCCGTCGTCGTATTCCTCGGTACCAGTGATGGACTCGCCTTGCCTGTGAATTTCGTAGTTGAACTCGTCAATCTTCTCCTCGAGGGCCTTAATCTCGTCGTCGTCCAAGACGCAGACGCCTTGCGAGTATTCGTCGTAGTGCTCGTCGGCGAATTCCTGGAGGAACTCGTCCCAATCCTGCTCATCCTCGTGGCCGACGTATTCCTGCTCGGCATAGTATTTGATTTTGTCCCATACCTCTTCGTCAGACATGAAGACCAATAAAGGCAACCATTCGGCGCCACCGTCCCCGTGGAAGTTGGAAGCACCCTCCGTCAGCGAGGATTCGCCAACGTGTTCTTCGTCGTCTTCGTCCGACCCAAGCGCCTTCCCAATCGTCTCCGTGATGAATTCTATCGCGGTCTTGTCATCAAGGCCGTTCTCGGTCATTTCGGTGAAGAGGTCGTGTCCGCATAGGGCCTCGTCGATGGAGCCGAGTTCTGGGAACTCCGACATCACCGTGCTCTCGTAAACCGCCACGAACGGCATCACGTCGTTGAAATTCGACGTGACGTCCATGTCGCTTGTCCCTTCGACGTGAAAACCAGCGCGGTTTAGTTCCTCGCGTTTCCTGTTTAGTTTGGAGGCTAACATCTCCAGTCTGCTTTTTTCGGCCATTTTGCGACTCCTTTTATTATTATTTATTATTATATCGCGTCAATCTATCGGGTAGAACAACGAGGAATTGGTCCTCAGTATCTCCCTTATCTCGGACAGTTCCCTGTTGCCCTCCTCGAGCATGGTCTCGCCGTCCTGTTGCCAAAGGGCGTTGGATTGGGTGAACCTGGTCCTGACCCTGCCCAGAATCCTCTTCGTCATGGCGAGGGACAGCCTCTGGAGTATGTCAATCCAATAGGCGTCCTTGACCTCGGAAACGTCCTCGAATATGGGGATGTACTCAATCACGATTCTCTCGGGGTAGTTGCCAGATACGTTGACGTACAGTTTCTCACCCTGCTTGTCCATCCTGAACGCCAGGTCTGTCGACAGGGAGTTCCTTATTTGGAGGACGGTGTTGTACGACGCGTAGTTGTAGGCGAATTGCGTTATGTTGTACGTCGCGTTGTTTATCCCGTACAGGGCCCACGTCTGCGCGTACATCGGGTCTATGGCGCTGGACGAGCCAGACACCGCGCCCCCTATGGGGCTTACCCTGTACACCTTCTTTATCGCCGAGCATTTGAACCCAGCGATGTCGATGCAACTGGCGAAAGGTACCTCTATGAACCTGGATTCGTCTATGTACCTTTGGACCTCCCTGAGCGATTGGTTGACGACCTTCGCTATCACTTCGTCGTCAATCTCCAACTCAAGCAAACCGCCAGTCAATTCGAGTTTTATGTTTGAGATGTAATCCTTCAAATCCATGCTGAACAATAACCCTAGGGCAATATCAGTGAATTTAGCACCAAACAAAAGGAAAAGCGCCTTTTGGGCGCTTACCTTCGAAGGGTTTTTGTGGACCCGTCTGTCGGTTGACTGCCACGGGGGAGCAACCGTTGTGGCGCACGTTTCCCAGAATCGCGACTCGCCGAACCGCGTGCGCCATTGGGTGGGCCAAGGGCCACACATTATGACTGCCGAGTCGGTCCCCGAATACGGGGTCCGTCGGTGCGTCGTGGCCATACCCACCGCGATGCGGTCCCTTGGCATAGCCCATTGCTGGGCGTCGCGTTAGGATGTTTAACGTCCCAATGCGGTCAGGTTAGCGGTGCACCGCGTTGGTCTGACACATTAGGACGTCGGGATGTTCTCGCTGGTTCCTATTCTCCCGAAAACCCACCTTAATTGCGCGGTCCGTCCGCCTTTCAACCAGAAGGTCCTTCAATGGCCCCGCGCGGGTCCTCCCGAGCCTATCCATGTTCCGTTAAAGGGTGAGGGCACATTAAGGGTGTTTTGCCCATCGGCGAATCATTGCCGACCATTACTTGCGGTCGCCGATGTTGGCGACCTCTTTCGTGCGTTCCACGGTTATAAGGAACGGGACTAACTCCTGCCCACGCTGTACTGAAAGACTCTTTTAACGAGTGCCTTGCTGCTCGGGAAGGGATTTAACGTCTCGCCTCCAAGACGTTTAACGGTGGACTGTGGCAACCTGCCCATACTTCACCGCCCAGATATTGTCTATCAGGACGGTTCGGGAATCGAACCCGAAGCCACCGTTGGCAGTTTAACGACGTGGCGGTCGTGAGTGCCGAGACGCGCTACAACCAGCGCTCCCCGTACCGTATCTGGATGCGGAGAGCCCACGGCTCTAACGTGGTTATCGCTCGGCGCTTTGGTTTTCGGGGTTTTCCTTCCCCTCCCAGACGAAGCCGTCTGGGAACCGCGGTTTTGACCGCGCCTACGGGGTCCCGTCATATCCCCGCGTTCATACGGAAGGAGTCGACCCTCCCGATGGGGTGTGCAAGTTTGTTCGCGGGCCGACCCGCTTCGAGCGATGCACCGCTCAGTTCGACGTGCGGACCCCGTTGATGGGGTTCCGCCGTCACGACCCTGGTTAACGACGTTGGGTCATCGTCAGTCCCGAATCGGACGAATCCGAATCGGACCCGAGGCGGACGAATCCGCGTCGGACACCCTTATTATACTGCGTTCCCGAACACTGGGTGCGGGGCGCCGTTTTCACGCCTTTTGGGCGGGGCTTATAATTTAGCATTACGATTCGCGCGTTTTTGCGGTTTCGTGAATCAGGCCTCGTCGGAGGCTTCCGCGATGTGCTCGCAGATGGCCTCCACGTCAGACAGAAGGTATTCGCAGGCGGTCCCGAAGTCGGCCTCGCTCGGGGTTTGATAATGCATCATGACCCTCCACTGGTCCTCGGTGTAGATTAGCGCGGAGTCCATCGCCTCGTAGATTTCCTCGGTGTCTGAGAAGTCCTCGACCCTGTCGATGATTCTGGCGACGATGTCCAGGAAGGCGAAGTCGAACGAGTAATCGAAGTACTTGGCGATTGCTTCCTTGTATTGCGAGTTGTTGATTGCGTCGAATTCTTCTTTTGCCATTGGTTTTTCCTCCATGCCCTTATATATTACTCGGGTTCGGAGGCTTTGTCAACTGGTTTCTCCCTGATTCTCTCGCCGTTTCTGTCGCGGGACATCTCGTAATCGCCCTTCGAATTGAAGACGGCGTATCCGTCCTGATTGTATTTCGCGCAGGCTTTGCGGGCCTTTTCCTCGTCTTTGGTTATGACGCTGTACTCACCGCCCCAAAGGTTGTCCCTGTCGGCGTAGAACACGATTTCGTCGCCTCCGACTTCCTTCATGAACGAGCGCATCTCCTCCTCTGAGGCCAACACGCCGTCCCTCAGTTGCTCCCTTGTGACGGCGAAGCGGTTCTTGGTTTTGGATTTGGGAACGGGCACTATCTTGTCCTTCTTCGCGTCGTACATTATGTTCTTCCCGTTGTGCTTGTCGAGGATTGCGACCGCTACCTTGTCGTCCTCGTCCCTGATGTTCCAGAACAGTTCCTCGACTTCGGATTTCCCCTCGGCCGATTCGCTTAGGTTCTCTAGCGACAGTTCCTTCGACTTAAGTTGCCTTATAAGTTCCTTCAGTTCGTCGAGGTAACCGAGGGCGCGCATCTGCTTGAAAACGAGGTTGCCCAATCCGAACTCGCCGTCCTTGGCGATGGATTCCTTACGCAGGTCGTATACGTCCTCCACGAAGTCGTAGACGTCGGCCGACGTTGTTCCCTCGGTTATCAAGGACTCGTCGAGCGGATGCTCGCGCGAAGCGAGTTCCTCCTCGGCCTCCTTCTTGACCTCGAAGTACCTGTCCTCCCACTCGGAGAAGAGTTTTTCGAATGCCTCCATGTCTATTTCGGGGATTTCCCTGCGCTCGGGCTTCTTGACCCAACCGTCGTTGATTGAGTATACGCCGTTGGACCTTCCCTGCGGTTCGTCCATCTCCACGTAAATCTCGGCGGGGATTCCCTTGATGGTTATCTCGTAGTTCTTGTTGAAGATGCTACGGTAGGCGGAATATAGGAGCGGGTACAGTTCGTCTGGGCATTCCAATCCAGACGAATCGGCGATTAGGTGGATGTCCAAATCGCTGTCCTTGTTGTAGTTGTAGTTCACGTTGGAGCCGATGAGGACGATGTCCTTGAGGTTGAACTTTATGCCATCCTCGGCCAACCCTTCCATGAACGCGTCGGCGATGTTCCTGACGGCTTCCTTGACCTCTGGTTTGAGTTCGTCCCCGTCGAAGAGTTTCGGATTGAGTTCGTCGTGGACCTCGATGTCCTCGTTGAGGCCGTCGTCGCCCCAAGATACGTCGAGCCTGACCCTGTCCTTGAGCGTCCTGTCGCGACCAGCGCCAGATTTGCTCATGGTCCTCGTGTTGAAGGACCCGACCGTTTTGTAGGTGTAGTCGGTCTTCTCGGCCTTCCAATCGAAACCGTGCTCGTCGAGCCAAGTTCCGATTCCGCTTTTGGACTTTAGGTCCTCGACGTCCACCCCTGTCGGGAACACGATGAACGCCTTCTTGGCGTCGGCGTCGAATCCCTTCATGTGGGGTTCCTTGCCCAATTGCAACCAATCCCTAAGGTAGTCGATGGAATCGTCGGTGACGGCGGATTCCTTCAGGAGCCCGTCGTGCAAAAGGGTGGAGCGTCCCACCTTGTTGTTAAGGGACCTCTTTATGCGGGCCTTGTCCTCTGGCGTGATGTCGGCGACGTATTCACCCTTCTCGATGAAATCCTTGAGAGTGAGGTCCTCGGTGAATTTTCCCTCGGACTTCCCGAATCTGAATATGGTGGGTTTGGAAAGTTTGTACGCCTCCAACTGCTCGGGGGCGTCGAAAACGAACGTGTCTGGCTCGTATTGGTAGCGCTCGACCTGCGTGGTCCCGACGGCGAAACTGGGGTAGTATTCGTCGAGGTTCTCGTCGTCCTCCCCTTCGTCGACCCACGTCTCGGTCAGTATGACTGGCCTGCGCTTCGGGTCCTCTGGGTCGTCCTTATGCTCGTTGGGCACGACTATCTTCCACAATTGCCATTCCTTCGGGAAGGGGTTATTCATCTCATTCTCCATACATCCAACTCCCGTCCTTTAGCGTTTCGGGCCTGTAGTCCCTGGCGCGGACCATCCTAGCGTAATTGAGCATGAACGCGTCGTCGGAATAGTCCGAATTGTCGGATTCGACCATCCTCAGGACCTTGGCCTTGAGTTCGTCAATCCTCTCGTTGAGTTCCGCCTCATTGAGGCAGTCTATCATCTTGCGTAATTCCCTTTTGGTGTGTTGCATGTGGTTTCCCTCGCGTAACACTATTATACCACCTTGGTTGGCTGTGTCAACCGACCGACTGGATTCGCTTATGCCTAGCAGATGCCTCTTGTATGAGTTCAGGACTTGGTCGGCCACTTCGTCAGTGGCCTTCATCCTCGGATACCATTTGCCATCGTATGTGTTTGCCTCTATTGTCTTACCTTCCAAGTCCGCCCCATTGAGGAGTTCCCTCACCTTGGCCTCCTGCGCGTCGGTGATTCCATGCGATGGGAACGTGAGGGAGTTGATGTACGAATTGAGCCTCACCCTCACGAACGACTTGGCGGTCTCGCTTTGCATTTCGTCGTCCACGTCGCCGATTTCCAAATCCATTAGGAAATGGTCGGTTCCGTGCATGGTGCTTCCGTCGGGAAGGACGTAGCACACCGTTTCGTGAGATTCCTTTAGCGACTCTGTTTCAGCGTATATTATCTTCGTTTTTTGGGGGAATGCACTTTCCCCTATTTCGCAAGACCTGTTTCCGATGGTCACAGATTTAAGGGAGAGGCATCCTTCGAAGGCGTAATCCCCGATGGAGGTTACCGATGAGGGGATGGTAATCAAGATGAGAGATGAACAGTCCGCGAAGGCTTCTTCGCCGATGGAAGTGACGGATGAGGGAATGACAATCGAGGCGAGGGATGAGCAACCTAGGAATGCCGACTCACCAATAGATGCGACGGAAGAAGGGATGACTACCGATGTCAGATAGGAGCAATGAGAGAAGGCATAGTCGTCGATGGAGGTGACGCCCTCGGGGATGGTCACGGAGACGACGTTTTCGTTAGCCTGTAGCACGGTCCTTCCATCCTCGGACAAAGCCAAGCCATCCTCGTGCTCGTCCACATCGAAAACGATGTCGTCGTCGAGGATGTCCAAAGGCAGGTATTTCAGGGCATCATAATCTTGTTCGTCATTCTGATTGAATACCTCGACGTTGGTTTTGCGAAGATAATCTTTCCCTATCCATTGGTTTATTTCATACGTAATTGGGTGAAGTGCAATCGCGTATTTCGCCACGCCGTCTCGCAGGAAGTAGAATAAACTTATCCCCTTTTCCTCATACTCGTCCCAATGCTCCTCGGCGTCTTCGCGCGACGGTTTGAAATTGAGGTCCCCAGCGTGCCCGTACCTTCCAGTGGTGCACCAACCAGAGCCCACGCCGAGCGCCATGGATGCATCCACGTCCAAAGGCTCGTATACGTCATAACCGCCCTTTGAGCCAAGGTATTTGTATTTCCCTGGTATCTTGGTGAGGTCCGCCTTGCCTTCCCCGTCAGTCTTCACAGACTTGGAGCGTAGGTTGTATAGCATCTGCCTCATGTCCTTGGGGTCCGTGTTCTTAACGTGCCAAGTCATGTCGGTTGAGACCTTGGCGTTCTTTAGCCTGTCCTTGGATTTCTGGAACAGGTCGAAAAGGTCCTGACCGAATTTGTCGACGAAGGCGTCTTGGTCCGCCTTTGCTTCGGTGAGTTCCAAACCCTCGTGCTTTTCTTTTGAGTATTTTATGAGCGCATCCGTCGCTTCCTTGGACATTCCTAGGTCCTCGGCAACTTTTTTGGCGTCATACTCCCCGCTTCTCACGGCATCCATCAGGTCAAGTGAAACGTCGGCCAAAAAATCAGGTCCGTAATACGACGATATCACCATGACCGCGTCCTTGACGTCCGTGGGCTCAATCGTAAGTTCCAATCCATCGTACCCAGTTGGGGACAATAGGTACATGCCGTCCTTCCAATGCGCGGGGTCCGTTACGTATTCCTTTCCGTTTCTCCAACCAGGGATTTCGTCCCAGTTGCTTATCTGACAGAAATCGCCGTCCCAGTACGCCGAGTAGGAATTTGAGTCATCGCCGTCGTCTTTGTGGGAAGCCTCAGCCTCTTCATAGGAACGCTCCCACTCCAAATACTCATCGGGTATAAGCCAATCCAATTCGTTTACCAATTGGTATTTGTCGGTGGCGATGAGGAACTCTTCCTCTCCTCCGTAATTCAATTGATAATCGTCGACAATCCATTTTAGGGTGCTTGGGCTGTAATTGCCTTCCGCAAGGGCCAATTTCAGTTCCAGCCTCACGTCCTGCACGGAACCGTAGAAAGCGTTGTCTTTGCCGTACATGGCCAACAATTCGTCGACGGCTGGGGCGTTAGGGATGAACGGAACCCTAACGTCCATGTCATTGTAAATCTCGTAGGCGTCGTCCCCCAACGCCTCTGGATAAGCGGTGAACGCGTACTTCCTGCCACCCTTCCTGTCGATGAAGAAGAAAAACCTGATGCCTTTGCTGGCGTATTCGTCGAAAAACTTCCTTCCGTTCTCCCCGTTGTTCCATCGCTTGGAGCCAGAAATGCACCATTTTGTATTGGCGCCATATTTCTTCGAGGCCTCGTAATTGGTTATCTCGTACACAAACCAATCCTCATCCTCGTACACGAGTTTTGAGCCTTCGTCCTCCTTTGACTTGGACAATGACTTTTCGTCGTCCTTTCTCTTGAGGTCGCTTATGAAGGACACGAATTCCCCGAACGGTTTCTTCATCCAATAATAGAAATCGTTCTGCGGGGATTTGAGTCTGTTTTTGTTTGCCACGAAGAAATCGGCGTACCCTTTGGCCACCTCATCGGCATTAGGCTCGGAGAAATTGCTTCCCCTTATCCCGTCGGCGAGCCAAGCCTTGAACTTATCGACGTCCGCTTTGGCCTCGGTTAGGGATTCGACAACCTCCACATCGTCCATACGTAGGTCGTCATGCATTATGCGCTTTATTTCTTCCTCGTCCTCGGAAAGGAACCATAGCATCTCGGGCCAGTTCACGCCAGCGTACCATGCGTCCCTGAAGTTGTCATATGTGCTGAATTCTTCGTCCATGTTGAAATACACATGGAAATCCAAGCCCATGGCATCTCTAACTTCTCTCAATTCGGGTATGTCTGGTACGTTCGGCACTCCTTCAACATTGCAATCCTCTTGGTCGAATATCATCTGAACATGCCCGTTGCGGTCGATTCCTATGGCATACTTCATGTATTTTTTCCCGTCTTTAGGGAGAAGGAAATAAAATGTGATGCCTTTTTCAGCATATTCGTCCCAATAATCGTCATCGTATTCCGATATGCACCACGTGGTGCCTTTGCCATAATGGCACGACGCCTCGTACGTGTTTATTTTGTACACACGCCAAAATTTCCCGTCGTATACGGACTCGGCCCCAGCCTCCGCTTCCTTTTTCACATTGGCTTTGCTCGATTTTTTTCTTATGCTTCTTGCCAGAAAGGAGAAGAACATACTCGGTTCTTGACCCATCCAATAATAGTAATCGGTTTGCCTGCCTTTGTTTCTGCGCCTGTAATCTTGGAACTCATCAAAGCAAGAATCGGCGCTCCTCATTTCATAGGAAATGTCCAACATCGGGTCGCTCCACTGATATCCGACGGCTTCGTATGCGGAGTCCAACCAATCCTTGAATTTAAGTTCGTCATCCTTGGCCTCGGTCAGTTCGTTTTGCTTGTCATGCGATTCCTTGGGCTTGCCCAAGTCTGTTGCGTGAGGAAGGCGCATACTCTCGTATTTGTCGCTGTCGTCCTTCTCGAATTCGTATTTTCTAGTTATCGGACCCAGTGCTTTGCATAGCGTTGTCTTCTCGAAATCCTCGGGGAAGTCGCCTATCACGGCCACCTTTATGCCACAATCGCCGAATTCATACACCTTGTTCTCGCAGTCATAATAGTCCACGTTGTCGTCGTCGCTGGCCCCTATCGGATAGGCCATTAACCTAGCGCCGAACTCGTTGCCGTCGACGTACATCTGTTTTCTGGTGTTGTAATCAAGCCAGTAGTGCACCATGGAGTAACTAGACGCTACAGCGTATACGTCTTGGTCGTAGAAATGCACTATCCTGTAAGAACCGTGACCTTCGTTTATCTTGCGTTTAAGATAATCAGCCAATTCCTTTGCCTCGTTCGTCACGAAACACGGGCCGTCCTCTTCTTCGAAATATTCTGTCAAATTAAGGGTTTTGGGGGATTCAATCAATCTGTTCGAAGAGTAATATCTGCGCAATTTGCCGACTATTTCCTTCTCTTCACCAGGGACGATGTCGTAGAACGCGTCCTGATTGCCTTCGTAATTGCACGCGTACACCCTCTGCAGGCTATGCTCGTCGTGCATCTTCGCCAACCATCCCTCGAGGGCGGAGAACGCCTGCTCGGTCGGCCTCACTGGCGGTAGGCATATGTATTCCTCGCCGTCGCTTACCCTTATGGCGCCGAACGCCTCGATTGTGGGGGAGCCGTCGCCAGAGTCGTTTTCGGAGGACCTTTCGCGGGCTTTCTCGTTCGCCAATCCCTTGTCGCCGAGGAAATCCTCGACCGCCATGTGCCAAGGCATCCCGTATTCGTTGTCGGCCGTGTTCAGGAACCTGCCGTCTGGGAGGATGAAGCCAGTCTCGTCCGCGTCCGCGGTTATCGGGAACAAGCCAGACCCCTCGATGGCCTTGATGACGTCGTCGTACGCCATGCCGTCGGCCGATTGAGCCTCGACTATCTTGCCAGTGGCGAAATACCTCCTGACCTTGTCGATGATTTCGTCGGTGCCTTGGTCCTCTCCGAACTGGTACTCGACGTAATCTATTTTGTCGCCCATGAAGAAAAGGACGGACTTCTTGCCTTTTTGCTGAACGTAATCGAGGAAATCGGTGAGCGCGCCGTATTGCGCTTCCGTCGGTTTGCTGAGGATTACGACCTTGGCCCTCGGCTCCTTGTACGTGAGGCCGACGTTCAGGGTGATGATTCCCAATTCGGCCTCGGCGCGGTACATTATCTTCTCTTGGTCGTAGGACAGATAGCCTTCGTACTCGACGTCAGTGTCGCCAGGGTATTCGTCCAATATGGAATCGTGCAATCCCTGGAACACGACCTCGAAGAAGCCGAAATGCGTTTCGAACGCGCGGGACAGGTCGTACACGGTTCCGTCGGGCATCAAAATAGAAGGGCCTTTGCCGAACCCCTCATCCAAATCATAAACCTCGGCGTAATCGACTACGTCGTCTTCCGTGAACGCCAAAAAATCCTTTTCGTCAACCATATCATGGAATTTAGCAACGGACGGGGTATTTCACACGCATTCGACCATGTCGGTTACGGCGAAGTCCACGCGCGACACGGACGTGCGCTCCATTTCCGCAATCCTCTTCTTGAAATTGACGTAGGCGCGTCGCGGAGTCGACGCTTTGGTGAACCAAGGCTTTTCGGACTTATCCCCCAAAACGAAGTCATAGTGGAAATCACCACAGTCTATCACGACGGACGCATCGAGTGGCAGTGCGTACGTTTTCATTTCGTTTCCCATGGCCATATTGTAAACGACATTCCCCCAAAATGCAAGGCGTTTTAGGGGATTATCCATATGGTTTGGGGAATTATTCAAACGATTTCCCTTTCTGATGATTTTATACGAAATCCGCGGGGTTGCGTTTTCCATCGCTGTATTATATATACGAATGATGAATATAAGTGCGCTCGAATAAGCATTCGTTTTTTGATTCGTTTTCAATTCAAAAACGCTTCGAACATCGCACGTGCGCGTATGCGCGTAAATATGCGCGTAAAGAAAAAGGCGCCTCATTCGGCGGGCGCCAGTTTTTCGGTTTCGAAGTATTGCAGGACCTTCTTGCCCTTATCTGGCAGGAAGTCGACGTACACCAGCGCGATGCCAGCCGATTCGTCGATTCCCTTCAGGACCCCAGTCTTCCCGTCCCAAACGGTGTCTGGGTCGGAGATGATAACGACGGAGCCTATCTCGAGGCCGTCCATCCTATTCGCCTTCCGCAAACGCGTCGAACACGGCGCGCTTGTGTTCCTCTATCTCCTCGCGGGAGAACACGGGTTCGTAGATGTCGTTCTTTTCCTGAGCCAAGGCCCAAAGTTCGGATGGCCCCATCTCTGGATGGTTTGCTTTCAGGCGTTCAACGTAATCTGCGAATACCTTCGTCTTGATTACGCGCTCTGACTCTTCCTCGTCGTCGAGGTCCTCATCGAAACCCTCGCGCTCGGCCTTCCACTCGAGTTCGCTTTCGGCGTACTCCTTGAATTTCTCGAAGGCGAGTTTCTCGCACTTGTCCTCGTACCATTCGGTCATGGTCTCGAATATCTCGTCCAGCGCGCCGTCGACGTCGTGCAGGGAGTTCCATATGGCGGAATCTGTGCCGTCGAGTTCGACGTTGTACCTTGAGAAGTATTCCCGAATGCCAGACACGAGGATTGCCATCGGCACCTCGTAGTCCCAGAACTTGTCCTCGAATCCATTGTATTCGAAATCGTAGTATACGGTGAATCCGCTTTCCATGTCGCGTCACCTCCCGTAATCGTATGCGCTGACCAGAATCTCGATGGCGCTGTGCACGTCGTCGGGGAACGGCTCCTCGTAACCCTTGACGGTGACGAACGCGTTGGATGCCCTGAGCGCCTTAAGCGCCTTCTTGGCTACTTCGTCTTCGAAGAAATAGACGGTCTTGTATGGGTGCTCGGCGTCGCCAGCGTCGTGCTCCTCCTCGATTTCGTATTCTTCTTCGCCTATCCCAACGCCTTTGAGGACCTCGCCGATTTTCTCCTCGGTACCGTCCTCGAACTTGGATTGGACGGAGCCCTTCCTACCGACGTCGGCGATTGGCGTCAGACCGAGTTTCCTATCCCATTCGTGGGCGCGTTCCAACGTCTTGTCGCTCACGTTGTACAGCCCAGACCTGTGGTAGGCCTTGTACACCTTCTTGAACAGGTCCTCGAGTTCCTGGTATTCCTCCTTTGTGCCGAACGAGTCGTTGGCGTCCTCGCGGGTGGCGCCGTCTGGCCACACGTAAAGCCATGAGCCGTAGTAGGCTTCCTCGTCGTTCATGCCAGAGATGATTTCGTTGAGGCCCCACGCCAGAACGCCATACGGCAGTTTCTTGCCAGCCTCGTCGATTACCTCTTCCCTGACCCCGTCACGCTCTTGGCCCTTGCCGAAGAAAATGACCTTGCCCTTGCGTTTAGATTCCTTCATGTCCTTCACCCCTTTGGGTTTAACGTGCATTCTTGTATTGCGCTTGCCAGCGCCTGAAAAAGCGTTGTCCATCAGACAATTTAGCAGAGACCGTCCATGTCCCTCTTCGGGTGTTTGGACTTCTTCCTGCGTTTGTCCGCGACGACGTGTGGCCTCGTCTTGGCAATCATGGCCAAATGGACCTCGTCCCTGACCTTCACGCCAGAGACGTCCACGCTCACGATTACCTTCCCACCGTGCGTTTTCCGCACATTCGCCTTTTTGGATTTCCTCTTTCCCATGCCCATATGCTATCACGGATTCGGCCCGATGTCAACGGTCGCTTGTGCCGTTTTCCCAAACGTACACGTCCTGACCGCAGTCCCATACCTCGGCGAACCCCTCCTCGCGCATGAGGGTCGCGTTGTCGGACGTCGCCAAATCCTCGTTGGACGCGTCCGTCCTGTGCACGAGCCTCGAGAACCCCTGTTGCCTGAGCAGGTTGTCCGTGTAGTGCTCCCCAGTCCTTATGCTGTGCCAATGCTTCGACGGCTTACCCCTCTTCGTCAGCGCGAACCCGAGTTTCGGGTATAGGTCACCCTTGAACTTGGACCTGTCGCAATAACTTACTATGCTCCTCGGCGCGTGGTCGGCCACGAAGCGCCTGAACAGTTTGCTCGCCCCTCCGATTACCTTCTTGGACGAACAGTACCTAATCAGTTCCCACTCGTGGTTCCCGTTGTACCTCGGCTTCCCGAACGTCATCACGCTTACCAACTCGCCTTCGTGGAACAGGCCCAGTCGCACGGAGCAACGGGCGTCGTTCTGGAAATGGTGCCTGTTGACGAACTCGGAGCATTCCGCCATACCGATTTCCCTGACCTCGCATTTCCTGGCGTACACGACCTCGGCGTCCTTCAGGGACCACGCCACCTTCTCTGGCACGTCCCAGTCCCACACCATGACGCACCTGTAGCCGTTCTTCTCGGCGTTGGCCAGTTTGTCCTTGTGGTAGAGTTTGTCGAGCGGTTCCCCTCCGAAGGGGTTCCACGTGGAATTGTGGGTCGGGGTCGGGTTGATTTCGACCAACGTGTCGCCCACCTTGAAGTCGTATATGTATTTCCCGAGGTTGAATTCCCTTTCGTACGCAATACCCATGGAATCCAAAAGCGTGGCGAACTCCACGTTCGGCTTCGTGTTCGACGATTTGGCCCCAATGGCCGTCTTGCATTGCTCGAGTTGGCAATTCCACTCAACCCCGTATTTCTCAAGGCACGTCTTCCTCATCCCCTCGACGGCCTTGGCGCTCACGGAAGGTACTTGCGACACGTTGGAAACCCCGTATCTATCGCGCAGGGTTTGCCTTATCCTCTCGTGGTTCCACCCAGCGCCAGCCTCCATGTGCTTCGCCACCTGCTCCGCCTTCTCGTCCTCGGTCAGTGAATCCCACCAAGCCTTGGAGCCTTCGCCACGCACGCGGGCGTATTCCTTCTTGTCATCGTCGGAAAGCGATGCGTACCATTCCTTCTGCGCCTTCGATTTCCTCGCTTTGTACTCCTCGGACGAATGGGAATCGGCCATCTTCTTGGACCATTCCCCCTTCTCTTCGTCCGTTTTCCCCGCCCACGCGTCCCTTTGCGTCTCGGAACTCTTCCTGCCTCCAGCGACGTAACTCTCGTGGCTACGCGGGGACGGCTTCCCCTTGAGCACGCTGTTCCCCTTCTTCCGCGAGAAATCGTACCCAAGAGCCTTCAGTATCGCGCTGAGCCTCTTGTAACTCGGTATGCCGAACTCGTCCAGCGTCTCCTTGTACGAATGCGAATCGTAGAACGAGAACAACTCGTCCCTGCGCCCCGACATCGCCTCGAGCAAATCGGCGTTCGCCTTCTCGCGCGCCTTCTGACCGACCTTATTCACAACGTCCATGGTTTCATCTCCCAATAAGTCCCAATGATATTATACAGTTAATTTAGCAAAAAGAAAAGCGATGTGGTTCATCGCTTTCTCGCTCCATTGAAGTTGCAACAGTTGTAGAGCGCCGTCACGAGGTCGGAGAACTCCTCATCGTTTATCGAGAGGTTGAAATCCAAGGTGTTCGACGGGTATATGACCACGTATTTCAGCCCGTTTTCCATCGCCTTCTCGAATTTCCTCACGTCCAAATCGGACCAAGTGTACACCGCGTTCGCGTAATAATCGGAATCGGTCCTCGATTTCCATTCGGCCAGCGTCTCATCGTCGTCCTCGCGCGTTCCGTATGGGTGGTCGTTGTGCGTCCAATTCCCGTTAATCTCGATGAACAGGTCGTCCGCCGTGTGGAAGTCGCAGTCATACGGATAGCGTTCGTCGGAATACTGCCTCTCCACGTCCCATCCGAAATAATCGGACATCAACGAGTAGCACATGTCCTCCATCAACGAGCGCGTGTAGGAGCCGTTCCTCTTCTTGGTCTCGTGCTCCTTCGCCTTCCTCGCCACGGCCACGTCGCGTGGCAGGGGGCACCTCAGGCCTTTGTTCCAGACGCTCCTGCCCTTGTTCGCCACGGATACCTTCAGGGCGCGTTCCCGCTTCTCCTCATCGGACAGGGACGCGTATGCCTCGCGGAGTTTAAGTTTCTGCCCCTCGGACATCGGGACGCCTTTGTTGTGGGCGACCAACCCAGTCATGCCCTTGTTCCAAGGCTCCACGCCGAGCCCTTTGCCCTTCCTGCCCTCGGATACCCTTCTGGCGTATTCGGCCCTCTCCTCCTCCGTCTTCGCGGACTTGGTTTCGGAAATCCTGGCGTTCCTGGCCGACAGTTCCTCCTTCGACGCGCGCTTCGTCCAACAGGATTCGGACATCCTCCGCCTCGCCTCGTCGGACGCTGGGAGACGTCCTTTGCGCCATCCGTCTGGGCACTCCGCCACGCAAACCTCGGATTTCCCGTCGTTGAACCAATGAAGACCCTTGCTCGACATACCGATAACCTCCGCTTATAGTGCTACGCACCACATGATATTATACAGTTAATTTAGCAAAAAGAAAAGGACCTCTTTCGAGGTCCTTGACTTGACTTTGTACGGATAACCGAGGTTATTCGCCGACGTCTTCGGTCGGGACGACCTGGACCGCTTCGACGTCCTTGGCGTTGATGATTTCACCAGCGACGAGGAGTTTGTCGTTGAGGAGTTTTAGGTCGTAAAGGGTCATAAAGCCCTGGCTGTTGCCACCATCCGCGAAGTTGAGGAGCGCGGTCGGGGCGATGAGCATATAGGGGGCGTAGATGGCCGCCGAGGTCATGAGGTCGTCGCCGTTGAAGCCCACGAACCACTTGTTGGGCTCGATGGCGGGGGAGACGAAGACCTTGAGGCCGTTGAGGGTGCCAGCGAGGTACGGGCCGTTGCGGGTCGCTTCGCCAGTGGCCTTCCAACCCCTCACGAGGGCGAGGAGGGGCTTGACGTTGGACGCGCAGACCATGTAGTTGGCGTGGTAGCGCTGGGTCCTGTCGTAGATGATTTGGGAAGCGCGCTCGATGGTCTCGGCGAAGGCCTCGTAGTGCTGTTCCATGGAGATGCCGACGGGAATCCTCTTGTTGAACTGGAGGGTGACGTCGGTCGGGGCGGATTCGGCGAGCAACTTCACGATTTCGGTGTCGATTTCGTAGGAGAGTTCGGAGACGGCCTGCTTGGCGAGGACGTCGCCGAGGTCGATGCCCATCTCGGTCTTCGCTTGGAAGGCGGCCATCTGGTCGAAGTAGATGGCGATGCGACGGGGCTTGGCCTCGAGGGCGATGCCCTCTACCCTCATGTTGAGGGTCGGGATGTCGTTGGCGGGGATGATGGCCTGGTCATAGAGGTACTTGACCTTGATGGCGGTGCCAGAGGCGCCAGCGACGGAGATTTCGCCAGTGGCGGCGTCGACGACGGTGACGACCGCGGAGGGCTGGCCGACGACGACGGGGGTGAAGGACTCGCTGATGGGAGCCCAGGCGAGGGTGGCCTTGCCTTGGGCGTCGAGTTCGACGTTCTCGGCGATGGCTTGGGCGGTGTAGTCGACCCTGTCATCGGTCATGGGGCCGAGGTGGAAGGGGTCGTTGAAGACGGCACCGCGTTGGATTCCGCCCTTGTTGGAGCCAGCGACGAACTGGATGTACTGAAT